GCGTTCCCGAACGGCAATTATAGCGCAAACTAACATCCAAAAGTAGACAAAAATGCCAAAAACGCATATACTTTACTTAAATCTAGTTGAAAATGCCAAAAATTTTTCGCTTGCAGTATAAATAATCCTAAAACACTATAAGTAAATGATTTTATAGGTTAAAATCTATGCTCTCGCATCACAAAAATCGCTTCCGGAAACCATTTTTTGAGACTTGCGGCATTCCCGAACGGTAACCGCACGGCTTGACTTTTGTGCCATATATTTGAAGATTATAAAAACTTTTCGTATAATATATATGTAAGAAAAATAATACACCTTAACAAAATATCATTATGAGGTAAAACTAGGTATAAGATGCACAGGCTATATCAAATGTAAACTGTCTAAAAATGCCAAAAACGCATATATTTTACTTAAATCTAATTGAAAATACTAAAAAAATTTTCATTGATGTACAGAAACAGCTAAAACATGCATACTAAATGATTTTATAGGTTAAAATCTATGCTCTCGCATTACAAAAATCGCCATTTTCTGCGCAAATTTTGCGATTTTCGTGTAAAATGTGCTTCTCCGTACGGTAACCGAACGGATTTTGCGCAAAATATTTGAAAATTATAAAAATTTTTTGTATAATATATATATAAGAAAAGTAATTCTAATAAAAAAAAGGAGAATATTCTATGTATACAAAGGATGATATTATGGCACGTCTTCAGAAGGGTGACGACCCGCAGGCGATTGCTAATGAGATTGCTGACACTTTGAATGCCGCAGTTGCTGAATATGAAGAAAACCAGAAGGCTGCTCAAAAAGAAAAAGAAGCAGCTAAACGCGATTCTGAAAAGCAGAAAGATATGGCTGAACTCTGCCGACTCTTTTGGAACTACATGCAGAAATATTATGGTTGGGACGAAGGCGAATTTTCTGATGAAGATGTGCGTGAAGTTATTGAGTCAACTGAGGCTGCAATGGTTGCGGCAACCGAGCTCAAGGCCATGTTTGAGAACCTCAATAAGACCCTGAATGAAGATATGGATGAGCAGCCCGCTAAGTCGCGCCATGAAACTATCTCTAACACCAAGAAGTGTAAGTGCGCCAATAGGCCCGCAGATCTTGATGACGAGTTGCATAAGTTGCTTAAGCAGTTGTTTAAGTAATATATATAGACATAGTTGGTAGCCTATTAAAGACCGTACGGAAATCGTGCGGTCTTTTTTATATTTGTTCCAGAAGCTGTGGAATAGTGCAGCTCGGTATTGTGAAAGGAAATTTGGTAACCGAACGGGACCAGACAAACTCGACAAATCCCCTATTTTTTTTTATTATCCCCTATACACCCCCTATTTTCCTACACTCCCTATTCCCCCTATTTTAACACCCTCGACCTCCTATTTTCCTATGCCCCCTATTTTTTATTTTTAGGCATACTCCCTATTGCTCCCTATTTTCCCCTAAGCCCCTCGACCCTCGATTCCCTATACCCCCTATTTTCCAATATTATATATTTTCATATACATCTAACTCTACTAAGGTAGTACTATTATTATTTAATTTTCCAATAGCCAATGGAATTACTACAAATTTAATAAAAATAGTATTTTTCTCATTACAATCACCTGCTAACAAAACTTCTCCAGTATCTTTGCGCTTAAGCTACTATCTTTCAAGTGCAACTATCTTAAACATATTACCTCCATATATTTCTAATCTCTTGATTCAACAACTCACTCTTTCTTTCTATGCCATATATTATTTCCACTCTATCCCTACTATATTACAATCCCTATCGGCCTCTAACCTACTACTAATATCCCCTGTAGTAGTATCAATCGTTATGATTATCTTAAACCTATTTTTCATTCTTTCTAACTCTTTATACAGCATATATCTTATCCATTTAATAATTGAAGTCTCTTCCTTCCCCCTTGATTCAAATATCTTCTCTCCAGTAGTAGTACCATAGTCTATCGTATCATCAATATTACTTATATTAAACATAATACCTCCAGTAGCAACAGTAATTAATTATGTCTCTTATACTCGTGCTTAAGCTTCCATATGGGCTTTTTAAAACTATATACCCCGTTCCAATTCACCCTTAATATACTGCCGTTGAACCTCACCCCCAATAGCAAAGCATGAGTAAAATACAAGGCAAGGCAAGTGCGCGAATACCCCATGTGAGAGGCGCCCGGCTTATAAAAATATTTTGGAGCAACGAAGTTGCGTAAAAATATTTTTATAAGCCTAAGGCGAGCGGGAGCGAAGCACTCAACTATATATTTAATAGATATCTAAAATTTGACCATTTTTGCCGATTTTATATAGATCATCTATGCAAAATCAATAGAAAATTTTGACCATTTTAATCTGGTAATTTATTAGCTACCCAATTAAATTTCATATAACTCTTTAACTATTTATCATCATATTCTATGTTCATTTCTAATAACCCTAATCTTTGTAAAATTTCGATTGTATCACTAACAATTGCGTTATTAGAAGTAGTACTAGTCGCAATGCCAATATAATCTTTAATCTACTTCATTGTAGCAACAAATGGTTCACATCCATTTGCATAAAAACGATTAAATAAATAAATATAAATATTAATACTATTTTTCTATAATACATTCATTAGTTTAGTTAATGTATTATATTCAATCAAATGCGCATCATGTACTCCTAACAAAGTTAAATAATAATAATTATCATATAAAGTAACTAGCCCTAGCTATACTAAAGTCTCAAAATACTTGGCAATAGTTTTTCGATTCATAATTTTTTCTTTACGTCCGTCCGGCATAGTGTGTGTAAAATCTTTTTCTATAATTGTCCATTTTACCTTATTTTTAGCAATACGTCGATCATACCCATCGACATAAACTTTTTCTGAATTACACTATAACCATGCATAAAGCAAATCACAATAATTTTTTTCTTTAACAATATCATGGTTAGAAGGCATCTGCCGTGAATTTAATTCAACTTTCATTTTTCTTCCCTTTCATTTTATAGAAAAATTTGACCATTTTTATAGAAAAATTTGACCATTTTTATAGAAAAATTTGACCATTTTTATATACAAAAACATATTTTTTAATAGAAATTTTTGACCATTTTTTATTAATGCGCCCATCTTAATCAATTATCCTTTTTAAAATAATCCCAGAATGTTTTTTTCTGCGGTTCTAAATTTGTTGTCATGCGCTTGCTACCTCTTCGTATCAATAACCATGCGTTACATCCTATTACATTACCAATTAAAGTGCTTAAAGCTAATTCCAATTCGCCTACGACTCCCTATCCCTGGCCTTGATTAAACCATAGTAAAAATATTATATTGAGCGAAAAGGGCCAATGACACAAAATGCACATCATTATTGGAATCATTGTCATTATATAATTTTGCGTTTTAGTATATGCTACTATACCTCCGTACATTGTTAAACCGCAAAAAATCCCTAACGGAACCATACCGAAAAGTCCGATACTTTTGTAATATTCCCAAATTTTTCGTGCGCTTTCGATAACGCCGTCCCGATAATTAGGAGTTAATAAAACCAAAACGGCAATTATTGACACGCCCACAATATTCCACATAAAAATTAAACCAAGCTCTATTATATCAGTCTATTTAGAATTAAGAATTCCAGTATGTCCCACAAATAAATCAAGATCGTAATAAATAACACTCATAACTACAATTGCATAGAAAATTGCCCCCATTATACCTCCTATGTATAAATCCGCAACGCAGCCTAATCCGATAACGATACCCGCGCAAATTGCTTCCACCATTTTATTATCTCCTTTAAATAAATATTCATCTATTGTAATTATACAAAAAATTCCTTTAGAGTTCCATTTTTGATTTTCATAAAAATTTTTGATAAAATATATATGTAAGAAAAATGAATACAGAAAGATTATATAAAGGAGAATAAATAACTATGTTTAACAATCATGAAGATGCGACAGTGACAACGACAGCGGCAGAAACTCGTGCTAAAAAGCTTCGTAAACGCCTCTGGATATGGATTCCATTGGGGTTGATTTTGCTTATCGGCATTATCTTCTTCGCAAATAGTTGCGCTTCAATTCCTGCTGGACACACAGGTATCTTGACTACTTTTGGTAAGGTTGAGGATAAAGTCCTTACTGAAGGTTTTTATTGGAAATCACCGTTCCAGAAGGTAATAAAGATGGATAATCGTACGCAGAAAACCACCGAAACATTCCAAGCATTTTCGTCAGACATTCAAGAAGTTGATATTCTTCTTGCCGTCAACTACTCCATAAATCAAGAAACAGCGCAAAAACTATACCGCACTGTTGGCACTGAATATTATCAAAACATTGTATATCCTCGTCTGTTGGAAGGCACGAAAGCTATTTTTGCAGAATATACTGCGGAACAGCTAATTAGTAATCGTGAAACGCTTTCAGAACAAATAGCTAATATTGTTGTACCCAGTGTCAGTCAGTATGGAATAGTTGTTAGTTCAATTATGGTTCAGAATATTGATTTTACCGACGCATTTACGAATGCCGTCGAAGCAAAGCAGGTCGCTCAGCAGAATAAACTAACTGCACAAACCCAGCAAGATCAGCTTACCATGGAAGCAGAACAGGAAGCTAATCGGCAGGTAATAAAAGCACAGGCAGATGCGGAGCAGGCTAGGATAGCCGCGCAGGCTGAACTTGAAGTTACTAAAATTCAGGCAGACGCGGCCGAATATGCGGGTCAAAAAGAAGCCGCTCGAAATAAAGCAATCGCCGCATGGCTAACCTCTGATTTACTGAAATATTATTACATTCAGCAGTGGGATGGTAAACTTCCGACTTATATGCTTGGTGAAAACGCCAATATTCTCATGAATCCCAATTAAGTCAATAGTCCATATTAAATAATGAGCAATCAGTGCCGCATTTATGTGGCACTTTTTGATTTTTATAAAAAAATTTGATAAAATATATATAGAAAATAAAGGAAAGGACATAAAAACCATGGTCGCTAAGTCTTATCAGAACCTTCAACAGATAGGTGCCCCATATTCGGTTAATGGCCGCATGTATGTCAAAGTTGCTGCGCCTACTGGCCCCAAACAGGTGCGTTGGTATACAGAAAATGAATATCGTTCTATGTACGGCGCTGATGCTGCTGCCACCCAGGAAGTGTATAAAACTCAGAAAGAAGTCCTTGGCTTTGCTGAAGGCTATATCACTATTTTCCGTGGTGAAACTTTCGACCATAAAGAAGAATTGAGGACTGCTGGCGCTCGCTACAGTCGCTGGTGGGGTTGGGGCGTCGCAGGTGGCTCTGAAGTTCCTAAGATTGAAGGTCTTGAACCTGTGCGTCTTAACTGGGAAATCGTTGGCGGTGAAGATGGCAAATGCTACACCGAAGAAGTGATAACAAAGGCCCTTGAACCTATCCTATATGAGGAAGGAAAATCAACTTATCAGGGGCAAATAGGTGAACGTCTGCGCAACATTCCCGTTACTGTTATATCTTGCAACACTTTTTCTTCAAATTATGGTGACAAACAAGTTATTACTTTTGAAGATGATTATGAAAATATATATGTATGGTTTACGACTACCAAACAAGTTGAGGCAGGTTCCACGTGGCTTCTAACAGGCACTGTGAAAGACCACAATTCTTATAAAGGCGTTGCGCAAACAATTTTGACTCGTTGCGCTCTTGCCGAAAATAATTAAAAGGAGTATACTATGATTAATCCACCGTGGTACAATGATTCCATTGAGGCCTTAGCGTTTAATGCTTATGCCATGAACACCTCAGAATTGGATGAATTAATAATATATTTTAGAAATCATCCCTCTCTTGAACTAAATGAACATAATATTTATAATGCTTGTTTACAACTTCAGCTTTCTTTTTGCACTCTCTCTAACGACGAATATGAATATGTAATGAAAGGACTTAATTATTAATGGCTAATGCGTCTCAGGCAAAGTAATAGTAACTTAATATTTGACTTAAAGGCGACCTTTTGGCCGCCTTTGATTTTTATAAAAATTTTTGATAAAATATATATAGAAAAATGATGAAGGGAGAAAAAGTATGGGTGGATGTTATACTTATAAAGTAAGATGGTATGATGATTTTGATAAGGTAACTAATATTAATCAGGGTATCACATGTGCGCCTAGTTGCGCAGATGCTATGATACAGCTTGAGCGTCGCTATGGCGAGAAAGCCATCATTGAAGTAATTTTATATAAACTTGAGACATCTGATTGCCTTGATTGTCTTGAGCTTAGTCCTGCAGCAATTGCTCATTTACTGTAACAGATAAGGAGAAATAGCATAAATTTTAATGCGATAAGGAAGGAGACAAACAATGAGTGATATAATGACTTTTCCCAAAACGGTTGAAGAATTTATGGATCAATATAAAATTGTTGACACTGAGAAAATCTACTCCAATGGCATAGAACTTGTACCCATTTTTCGAATGAAGCAATGGTTTGAACATTGTTCAACTTCTCCGCAGGAGATGAGCGCCGTAGAATATCTTTGGCAGAATGAGCGTCAACTGGAAGAATATGGCTTTAAAAGGTTTCTTGAAAGCAGAGAAGATGCAAGAGGAATGGTCGCAATTGTTGAAAATTGGGCAAAGGAACACCCTGACCCTGACCATGACCCTAACCCTAAAAGGGGCGGAGATGAAGCGCGATGAGTAAGTACAGAAAAAAGCCAGTGGTTATTGACGCGTTCCAGTTAAACGAGAGAGGGCTTGTTGGAGAAGATTGGTTTTGGGACGCGGTTTCGGAAAACACAATCATTACTCATGACTTCGGGAAGTTCCACCAGGGTGCTGCATGGTGCGAAATAAAAACACTCGAGGGAACAATGGTTGCCAAAGCTGGAGATTATATTATACGCGGCGTAAACGGGGAAATCTATCCGTGCAAGTGCGACATCTTTGAGAAGACTTATGAGGCTGTTCAATGATTTCAGACAAGTGGAATTTGTGGAAATATATTAGATGACGAACGAAAAGGAGATGCTGACTGATGAAAGATTTATGCGCTACTTGTGACATTCCAGAAAGAGACTATGACCCAATCGACCCAGAGTACTTCAGCTGTTCAGATTGTTCATGTTACCATTGCAAATATTTACACTGCTGCGAAGGACAGTGCGCGAAAGAAGGTGCTAATTGATGCGGCTTTTCTTCCTGACAAAGAAACAGCAGAAACAGTACATAGCCTATCTGGTTGGGCTTACAAGAGTAATTCACAGGAACAACGTGCAGCTGTCTGAGCAGGATTTTGAATCTTATGAGTTCTGCCTTGAAGCACTATGTGAACTTTCGTATCTCGTTGGCGGTATTCCTGCAATGCAAACAGTAAAGCATTTGGGACTGGAAGAAGGTGCTGACTGATGGATGTTAAGGAAAAGCTGGTGGAGTTACCTATTGAGGACGCACTTCTTATCTTGCGAGAAGAACATCGACAGCGGACAGATAGTTATACCACATATTTGGAGCACGGTGGAAAGGGTGATCCTGCCGAAGAAGTAGGTCTTGATGCTTTGGCAATGGCAATTTCTGCGCTTGAAAAAACAAAGTGGATTTCGGTTAAGGATAGGTCGCCGGACAACAAAGAACACGATTGGGTGCTTGCACAGGTTGTTGAGGATAACGGATTTATGCACATTCCAAAAGTTATGGAGTATAGGCAAGCAAAAAATGATTGGTTTGAGGAAACATATGGTTGGCTTTCTAAACACGATGGTGTATTTACTGTCACTCACTGGATGCCGCTGCCAAATCCACCGAAAGGAGAATAATTATGGCACAGCTCTATAAAATGACTTTGTATGTTTGCGATTTGGAAGATAGCTTGTCACTGGATGAAATTAAAACTTTAATCGAGCAAGATGCGCTCAATGGTATATCTGTGAATTGTGTTTGCCATTTTGCAGACGGTCAAATCGGGCAAAATGTTAAATGGAACGATGATATTGACCTGAATCGTTGCAACTGTCCTACTTCTACTTGGAACAAATATTTTGCGCCGCTTACCAAAGAAAAGACCAACGCCGATAGTATCCGATCAATGACTGATAACGAGTTGAATGAGCTGTTTCACGACATTTATAATGCAGGCGCAGAAGATGCCGTTGCATATGAATGGGGACAACGGACCAACAGTTTTGAATGGACGATGGAATGGCTCAAGCAGTCAGTGGAAGGAGAATGATTATGAGACTAATTGATGCAGATATGCTTTGCAACAAATTATTTTACTATATTATTCGGGGGTAATAAATGAATTATCTGAGTCGAATAATTCATATTTGGTATTGGGATCGAGCATGGGCAGAAAAAGTCTTTGAGGATATTATAGATGTATTGCCACCAGAATGCATACTTGCAGTTAGAAAAGGTAAATCCGAAATGTCAGTATATTTCCTTGATGGATCTGTTCTGCAAATGATACCAGAAGAGGAGTCTATGAGAGCTCGCCGTTCAACTGAAACTTTCATTCAATACGGCACAAAGTTAGAGTTCTCTGAAAGAATTATTTTTCCGACATGTCGTATTCACCGTCCGCGAGTGATAGCGTCTGCGTTGGATATTATGAATGGCGGCACACTTGCTTCAGCTTATTACGATGAAACATTAAATCTTGCAAATGAATGGGAATAAGGGAATACCCAGAAGAAAACACAAATAAATAAAGCACTAGCGCCCTAAATGAGTATGCTAGAATAATTTACCTTCTTTGATTTTTATAAAAAAATATGATAAAATAATTATAGAAAATGAAAAAGGGAGAAAAACCAATGAGCGATATTCGTAATCTGTTGACAGCTAAGGATTATTCATTAATCGATAAGTATCGTGAAATTTATGCTTCTGATGAACAGTGTTATCATATTGGCGACAATATGATTCCCAGTTTCAATCTACTCTCTCCTTGGTCTGAAGCAAAGAGTAAATTTTTGACCACTCTTTTCGGCAATCAGCTGATTCTCTCGCGTGAAGTTTCTCTGCACAAATCGTACGATGAATTGTGTGATGATGAAATTACTTATGAGCACGTTTATCGTCTCGATCAATTTATTTATCAGATTGATAAAAGTTTCCGTGCGCTTTACGTTAACAACACTGTTACTACTGATGAATTTCACATATTACGTCATCTTGTAACTCCTGACGCTCTTCTTGCCAATGAATATAGTGGAGCTAATGTAAAAATTGGTGGTTATCGTCTTAATCACGGTTGTAGATTAATGAAAGCTCTTAAGCAGTTAAACGGCATTCTTCACTTTATGGATGATGATGAATTTGAAGAGTTTCGTATTTGTCAATCAATGTGTACAAACACTACTGCTCTCGAAGGTAAGCTTTGCTTGTCTATTCATCCTTTGGACTATATGACCATGAGCGATAATGCTTGTGATTGGAGTTCGTGCATGTCTTGGCAAGAAGATGGCTGCTATCGTATGGGTACTGTAGAAATGATGAATAGCCCTTGTGTTATTGTAGCTTATCTTGAGTCTTCTCATCCGATGTATATTAGTCGTGAGACCACTTGGAATAGCAAAAAATGGCGCTCCCTCTATATTGTTACTCCAGATATTGTTGCTAATGTTAAATCTTATCCGTATTACGATAGTTCTATTGATAAGATTGTTACAAATTGGCTTTATGAATTAATGGTAACGGCTTGCCCGAATCATATCTATGAAAAGCCTTATACTTTTGAATATCCTATGATAGGTTCAACTCGTGTACGTTTTAAAACTGATTTAATGTATAATGACTGTTGCTCGAATACTAAACATTGGGGTTTTCGTCGTAAAGGCATCGGCGACAATCTTCTTATCAATTATTCTGGTGACGCTCAGTGTATGATTTGCGGCAATACCGATAGAGATAGTCTTAAGGGAGATAGCTTGGCATGTGAAGTATGCGAACCGGATGCCGATATTTGGTATTGCGACAAGTGCGGATGCCGTTTAACTGAAGATGAGATTTTCTTTATTAACGATGGCGATATTCCTCTTTGCAGTGATTGCTATCAGGAATATAGCGCACATGATTGTGTAACTCACGAAGATGGTTGGCGTAACGAAATGATCCCTATTATTTATATGCCCGCCAGTCTAATGAATCATTCATACAAAGATGCGATAGCTTATCTTGATGACTATATTCGTTTGCGCGAATCATATGACGTCCAGTCACTATATCTTACATCCCCCGTAAATGGTATAGATATAAATTGGGATGTTCATTATGGACATGAGCGCCAAGAGATATATGATTTTATGATGACTCATTCTTATTATTCATTTGAAGAACTTTGTAAACTTTGGAAGAAAGAAAGATGCGGCAGTCAGTATGCAATGAATTATTTTCTTCTGTGTTGGGCTGCGATTAAAAAGAGATATACTAACAATCATAGCGCAGACCTGGGCCTCACCAGTATAGAAGGAATAACCATAAAAAGTGTTTTCCTTTATAAAGGTTATTTAGTCATTAATACAGCGGCTATGGATTCTCGTCTTAAAGAGGCTTGTCAGGATGCATTTTTCTACACTGATCGCTATGTATATGCGGACAAGAGAAATTTTAACAATGCATCTGTATATGATTGGTTTAATTATAGTGGTCTCTTAAATGCGGCCGACCCTCATGACCTTGATTTTTAATAAAAATTTTGATAAAATATAACTGTAAGAAAAAGTTCTTATAAAAAAAATGAGTTCTTAAAGGAGAAAACCACCATGTCTAAACTTACGAAAAAAAATATCTATGATGCTCTCATCAACTTCGCTAATTCTGGGGCTATGGAATGCACTATTGGTGAAGAAAAGCACACCATCACTTCTGAAGAACTTTTTAATTTCGCTACGAATGAAAAAGCTCAGCTCGAGAAAAAGAATGTTGCCGCTAGAAAACGTGCAGCTGATAAAGCTGCCGCTGATGAGCTGCTCAATGCAGTTGCGTCTGTTCTGACGGATGAGTTTCAGACCATCGCTGAAGTTACTGACTGTATTGAGGGTGCAGATGTAACTACCGCAAAAATTCAGTATCGTCTTAATTCTCTTGTTAAAGCTGGAGAAGCTGAAAAGCAGGAGATGAAGGTTGCTGGTGCCGATGGTAAGAAGCGCATTGTGATGGGCTATCGTCTCTCAGATAAGCCTGCCAATGAAGCAGTCGATAAATAATATATAATTTGATTCCTTGCCTTTGATAAAATAAAAGTGACCGTTATAGGTCACTTTTATTTTATTTTTAAAATCGTGCGGAATGCAGCGCGAGCGGCAGACAGCTTTGTCATCCGGAATGACGAAAGCCTCTGGGAAATTTTAGTTGCAATTTATAAAAATTTTCGATACAATAAAATAAGAAGGAGAGTGATAATTATATGATAAAATTTGCATTACATGCTTGGTGTGATAAAGAATATTTAGCGCAAGCAGATGAAATTATAGTTAAATATAGTGAAAAAGAACGTATATTAGAATATCCTGAACTATATCCAAATGCGGCGGTTACTATTCAATGCTATGAAGAAACTGCTGCTGATATTGATTGGAAATGGCTAAAAAATATGGCTCCATTATTTCCTAAAGGCTTTACAATTGGTGTGGTTAATTTTAATATGATACCAATAGCAAAAAGTTATGGGCTTAAAGCTTATTTTCTTTCGTATCTAAATACATATGCTGAATTAAATCGTGCTTGCCGTGAAGGACTTGCATATGTTTATCTTAATCAGCCATTATTCAGTTCACACGATAAAATAAAACGTTTTGATATTCCAGTGCGCTGGACTCCTACTGTGGTTGATGCGTCTATGCATAATATTTTATCTAAATTAGAGCACGGCACATGGATACGCCCAGAGGATTTACAATTGTATGATATAATTGAGGGATGTATAGTTGAGTTTCCTGATGTAAATGGTTCGCGCGCCGAGCAAGCATTATTTAAAATTTATAAGTCAGGCATTTGGGAACAAGATTTAGGTCTTTTGTTATTAGAGTTCAAAGGTATGAATGTTGCAAATTATTTGATTCCTCCTGGATTTGGCGAAGCTCGTTGCAATTGTTCTCAAAAATGTGAGACATTTCCAAATGGAGATGGTTGTCATATTTGTGAGCACGCATTATAGATAGCTAATCGTGATAGTATAAGTGAATATTTTGATTCAGAACTATAATCGGTTTAATGGTTTTTTATTAAAAATTATGATAAAATATATATAGAGAAAATAAAAGGAGTATCTATAATGTTTGAATTTACAGAACAAGATTATAAAGCATTTAAAGTAGTTGCTCAGCAGACGCAAGAACAGCTGAGTCGTACTTCTCGGCTAATCTTGGAAAAGTATTATGAGAAAGATAAAATTGAAATTTGTCAAGGTAATATTATAGCGCATGGCACAATTCCTATTGCATTAGTAGCTCATATGGATACAGTATTTCATGCTCCTCCGACAGAAATTTTTTATGATAGAGAAGAGCAAGTAATTTGGAGTCCACATGGTCTTGGCGCAGATGATAGAGCAGGGATATATGGCATTTATTATCTTCTGAAACAGGGATATCGTCCAACAATTTTATTTATGCGCGATGAAGAAGATTGTTGCGCAGGCGCTTATGAATTAACAGGAATAATGACAAAGCTCGAAAATATTAATTATATGATTGAACTTGATAGGGCGCATCATAATGATTGCGTTTTTTATGATGTAGCTAATGAACAGTTTCAAGCATATATCGAAAGTTTTGGCTTTCATACGGCTATTGGCTCATATACTGACATTCGCATACTTTCTCATTATTGGAAAATTTGTTCTGTTAATTTATCTATTGGATATGAATATGAGCATACCTCCTATGAGTATTTAAAAGTAAATAGTTTTATGAATACATTAAGCGCCGTAGCACAAATGTTATCAGAACCAATAGTACCAGAATTTGAGTACATAGAACAACATTATCCGCATGACTTTACAACAACTACAGATTTTTGTTATTTTTGTGGAACAAAATTACCAGCTCGTGCTCTTGACAAAATCGTAACTGAAACAGGTACTTGGAACATTTGCGATACTTGCATAGCAAATTATGGAATGAATGTTGATATTTGTGAACATTGTTTCAATTATTTTATTCCAGCAGAGAAAGAAACTATATGTTTAAATTGCAAAAATAAAGAAAGAGAGGATTTTGCTCATGCCGTTCACACAAGAGTCCATAGAGATCATGAACACTTCTGTTTCTGAAATACAAGACCAATTTAATCATATTTTAGAATATACGCAAGGATATTCAATTGTAAGTGATGAACTATTTGAGCAATGGTGGAAAAATAAAGAGCGTTTTCGAATTCGTTTTGGTTCTAATTTAATTAAAAATTTAGGTCATGTTGCCTTTCATCTTTCAGATAAAGAAAAAGAGCTATTAATTAATGAATTTCTTTATATAGCTAAATGTAAATTAGCAGATGCGCAATGGATGAATTTTCAACAATTTATTCGAAGCAATGAACACAGTTTTTTTGATAATATTGTTTCTTGTGTCACTTTGCCTAACTGCGCCGATTTTAAACTTGGAATGAAATTAGTAAAAGCATTTAAATTTTTTATTAGTGACAACACGGTTTTACGCCACTTGCAAGAGTGTGCGAGTTCAATTATTCAAAAAGACAAAATGTCTGGTGATTTTTGCATATCAATTCATCCTTTAGATTTTTTAACATCAAGTGTAAATACTTACAATTGGCGTTCATGTCATGCGCTTGATGGTGAATATCGTGCGGGTAATTTAAGTTATATGGCTGATAATGTAACGTTTATGTGTTATATTAAAGGCGAAGCTAAATTACAATATCCTTTCTTACCTCATGGTATAAGTTGGAATTCGAAGAAATGGCGCATGTTTGTACACATGGATCCTACTGATCAAATATGTTTTTTAGGTCGTCAGTATCCATATGAACTTAATCATATAGATGAATTAATTTATGATAAATTACTAACTAGTTTATCTTACACATGGACACGTTTTACGGATTCATATGTGTCTTCATTTCATACAAAAAATGATATATTGCCTTTAAATGAAAAATATTATTGTATTAAAAGGTATAGGGGAAGTGAATTAGTTCCATTACATACTTTGGTGCGTGATGCTAATCCATGCAATGCTTTACATTTTAATGATTTACTTTTTTCTCATCGCTATGAGCCAATGTATAGCTCACGATATGTATATCATAATAATGACAATACACCTCTATTGGAGATTGGAGCAGATGTAAAATGTATGCATTGCGGGCAAGATTATATCTATGGAGAAAGTGACAGTATGTTATGTAAAAGCTGTGCAATTGATATGGAGATAATTGACCCTGACCCTCCTGATGAATTTGAAGACGATTATTATGAATCTGAATAAATTAATTTAATTTTTAAGGAGTAAATATATGGCAACACGAGCAGCTGAAATAGCAGCTAAAGAAGAAGCATTTCAACGTATTGCAAAAGAATTTGGTACAGATACCGTCGGAATTTATGACAAAAAGCTATATATAAATATAACAAAGGACGGTTCACCTGTTCAAATTGCAATTTCATTAACTTGCCCCAAAATTCCCATGGGCGCAGTAGGAAAATCAGATAATATCAATTTTGAAGATACTACGCTACAAGAAGTAGCCCCTACTAAATTTACACCTGCTGAATACACTCCCGAAGAGCGACAAACAGTAGAAAATTTAATGAAGGCTCTTGGTTTATAACTTTATTCAGATGATACTGGCGATATTATTAAATTGCAATTAAAATTGTCAAAAGTTAAAATAGGTTTTCTTTTAGCAGGTTTTCTTTTGATGATTTATTTGTTTTTTATTGTTCGCAAAATTTGTAAAAAAAGTTCCCACTTTGTTTTACTTATTAGATTTTTATTAAAAATTTTGTTATAATATATATGTAAGAAAAAGGAAAGACACTAACAGCAAATAAGATTAAATTGTTTCTAATTGTTGCAGGTTTGAATCCTGTCCAGTTCATTTGGACTGGTAGCTCAGTTGGCAGAGTAATAATAACAAAAAAGTGTCTTGTAAATTTAATCAAAGGAGTATATTAATGGCACATGTTGGCGATAAAATTAAAATTCTACGCCTGTGCGGCGAGCCCATCAATAGCCCTTACCATGGTAAAGAAGGCATAATTAAACACATTGATGATATTGGACAACTTCATGGTACATGGGGTGGTTTAGCAGTTGATCCAGATGTCGATGAATTCCTTGTTATTAAAGATAAAATAGAGCAGTAAGCTGGTGTGATGGAATAGGCAGACATATTACGCTTAGAACGTAATGCTATGGTAGCATAAGAGTTCAAATCTCTTCACCAGCACCAGACTCTATTCAAGAACGGGTATTTGAAAAATTAAAAAAATTTTGTTATAATATATATGTAAGAAAAAAGAAAAGAAATGAAAATTATAGACCGATACAGCAAATGTTTAATCATTAAATTCGTAATTTAGAAATGATAAAAAACGGTCTAGTAAAATGACGCCATCTGCTAATGGCTAGGCAACCAGTTTCTCAATCTGGTAATCGTGGGTTCGAATCCTCGTGGCGCCAGGAAGAAAAATGAATTAGAACCTTCACGTGGTTTCTTCTGTTATAACTAATACTAATTCAAAAAAAATAAAAAGGAGTTGTTTAATTATGGCATACATTTATAAAATTGTTAATGATATAAATTAGAAAATTTATATTGGCAAAACAGAATTTTCTATTGAAAAAAGATTTAAAGAACATTGTCAAGATGCTTTTCGAGATAGAGATGAAAAAAGACCGCTATATGCGGCGATGCGCAAATATGGAATTGAACATTTTCATATCGAGCAAATAGAAGAAACAAATAATCCAGAAGAAAGAGAAAAGTACTGGATTGAACATTATCGTTCTTTTAAAAATGGATATAATGCCACTTTAGGGGGCGATGGAAAACGCTATTTAGATTATGATGTTTTAATTTTTGCTTATAAAGAAAATCCTAACTTAGAAGAAATAAGTCAAATATATCATTGTGATAGAAACTATTTAAGTCAAATTTTGAAAAAATATAATATTGAGATAAAATCTCAAGAAAAAATTAATCAAGAAAAATTTGGATATATCATTAATCAATATGATAAAAATGGTAAATATTTAAGAACTTTTCCTTCTTTATCTGAAGCCTATAAAACAGTTTGCCCAGAATCAACATCTAGAAGCGGAATTAGTCATATTTCAGATGTTTGTAAAGGAAAACGAAAAACTGCTTATGGATATATTTGGAAATTTTCTAAATAATTTTAATATGGCTCCCTCGTCTAATTGAACTAGGACGCTAGCTTCTCAAGCTGGTAATGTCGGATCGTGCCCGGCGGGCGCCCCCAACGGTGCGAAAACCGTTATGTATCTTTCCTTTCTTGTGAGACCTAGGCACGTCTCTCTAAACTGCCTTTACGTCGCGGGGTATAGCAATAGGTAGCTTGTCAGTCTCATAATCTGAAGGTTGTGGGTTCGAGTCCCACCCCCGCCAGAGTTGCAGTTAGTCAACCTCCACGTGGTGCAACTTGGATTAAAACTAATGACTAATATTGAGTGCAAGTAGATAATTATGCACCCAAAATTTTCAAGATATTATGGAGGTGATTAAATGAGTTATATCTATAAAATCACTAATGATATTAATGAAAAAGTTTATGTTGGCAAGACTAATATATCCTTAAAAGAACGCTTTTAGGCACATTGTAAAGATGCGTTTAAAACAAGAAATGGACAACGGCCTTTATATTCCGCAATGCGCAAATATGGTTGTGATCATTTTCACATTGATTTAATTGAACAATGTGATACTAATCTTGCAAGTGAACGAGAACAATATTGGATTCGATATTATCGAGGATATTCTGATGGATATAATGCTACATTGGGCGGCGATGGTAAACCATTATATGACCATGAAAAAATTGCGCATCGTTTACTTGAATGTCCTTATCCAATACGAATCGCACAAGAATTTAATTGTTCTGTTGATTTGATTCGTATTGTTGCAAAAGAATATCAAATTCCTGTAAAGAACTTAGGGCAAGAAGTAAATGTAAACAATAAACGTTCAATTAATCAATATACAAAACAAAATGAATTGATTCAAACTTTTATTTCAATTTCTGAAGCTGTTAATTGGTTATATCAAAATAAAATTATTCCAAATGCTTCTTCTGGTGCGCGAAGTTCTATTAGCGAAGTTGCATCAGGTAAACGTAAAAGCGCTTATGGATATTTATGGAGATATGCTGAATAAAGATTATATAATTAAGGAGAGATATCTATGAAATTTTATGTTGTATGTCGCAAGCATTATCCTATTGATACCGTTTATGTAGAAAAGACATTTAAAAACATGTATGAGGATATTCCTCCTGTTCAAGGGAAATTTCTGGGGCCTGTAAAAGACCTCGATGCAGCAGAAAATTTGCGGCAGGCATTTATTAATAAATATACTGATACTGCGGTATATCTGCTTAAAAATGATTCTTGGTGGCGAATGGAAATGCAGCCTAATGGCGCATGGAAAGTTCTTCTCCCGATGAATTAATAACTTGGCGCCATAGGCGAATCGGCTTAAGCCGCCACCCCTTCAAGGTGGAAATTGCGGGTTCGATCCCCGCTGGCGCTACCAACGCTCTGAGCGATATATAAAGTTTGCCGCTGAAGGCAGGAAAGCTACTACCCTAAGGCAGCCGTTGTAAGTTTGGTGTTTAAAACTTTCCCTAGTTGGTTCCATAGTTCAGTTGGCCTAGAATGCCGGCCTGTCTTAGAGATTCATAAAGAATATCTTTAGAGAAAGGATTAATAGTAGTGGTAAATTTAAATCCGTCTCAAATTGGAGATATTACAGAACTTAAATGTCAGGCTTATTTGATCGAACAAGGTTGGAATGTTCTCACTCCAATTGGTAATCATCAAAAATATGACTTAGTAATTGAAAAAAATGGTAAGTTTTATCGTATTCAGATAAAACATGCAATGCCAGTAGAAGAAACAGGTTTTATTGTCCGCACCAAATATGAAGTGCGAGAAAATGGAAAAACCAAAAAGATGACTTATTCTGTTGAAGACGTGGATTATTTTATGACTGAGTTTAATAGTAAGTTTTATATGTTCCCTGTATTTGGAACAGTAGAAACTCGCTTTTGGACAGTAGGAACAAGATTTTCCACACAGAAGCAGGCTAAAGATTTTAAAGCTGAAGATATTCTATCTACATTATGATTACTAAGGCACGCCGGAGACAGGGGTTCAAATCCCCTTGGTACCGCGTCTTTAAGGAGGTTCCTCTACGTGGTGAAGATAGCTATGCTTTTTAAAAAAAAAGTACTAAATGCCTCTTGGGCGACTTTATTTAAAAAAGTCGCCATAAAATTGAAATATAATAGAAAAGGAGGTTATTAAAATGACTGGAAAAATTTATTGTATTTCAAATTCTATAAATGATAAACTTTATATCGGAAAAACCACATATCCTACAATAGAATAGCGTTTTAAAGAACATTGTTTAGATAGCAAAAAAATAAATAAAGAAAAGCGTCCTCTCTATAGAGCTATGCAAAAATATGGAATAGAAAATTTTTCAATATCTCTTATTGAAGAATGTGATTTTTCTATATTAGAAAAACGAGAATAGTATTGGATTGATCAATTAAACGCTTACCATCAAGGATATAATGCTACTTTGGGTGGAGATGGTAAAATTTTATATGATTATACTCTTTTTATTGAAGATTATAATTCTGGGATGTTGGTTAATGAAATTGCAAATAAATATGGATGCGATAGGCATACTGTTACAAAAGCTCTTCAAATTAATAATGTTGATGGAAAAATAAATTCTATAAACAGATTAAAACATAAAGTTTATCAGTATGATAAAGAAAATAATTTCATTTAGAGTTTTGATTCTTAGCGTGACGCTGCTAGATATTTAATTGAAAATGGGCATAAAGGTTCTATTACTTCAATTGCTACTAATATTGGTAGAGTGGTAAAAGGATAGCGTAAGAGTGCTGAAGGATATATTTGGAAAACTGAATAAAATATTATAAATCTTGCGATATTATTTTACATATCTTTAGATAAAATTGCTCTCTTAGCTCAGCTGGTTGGTAGCGACGGTCTGTTAAACCGTAGGTCCTTGGTTCAAGTCCAAGAGGGAGCGCCAAAGTGTGCGGAAAGGATGGATTTTCTAAGTTTCAACTACCACCGGGGATATAATCCATATGTGGCATTGTCATTTAGCAGCACACAAAAATAAAAAGACAATGAAAGCAAAACTTAGTTATATATGCCTCGATAGTTCAGCGGTAGAACGACGGACTCATATTCCGGAAGTCGGTGGTTCAAATCCACCTCGAGGTACCAATGCAATCATACTCAAATAATTTAAGAGACAAAGCTATATATCGTTATTTCATTGATTTTTTAAAAAATTTATGATATAATTATATTGTAAAAAATGAGTGAATAGCTTATAATTAATAAAAATAAAATTATTGTCATTAAGATAATTTTCCCTGACAAGCTTTTATAAAGGCCTGCGACGGAAATCCCAAAGTTAATTATTTTGGATCCTTCTTGTATTTTGTTTATTGAGTGCTTAATAAACATACTATTGAACTTTGGGCTGCAGGTTAAAATCCTGAATATATTGCTTGCCGCAGAAAGAAAAGACTATCCTCATAGAGAGAGTCTTTTAGCTCTGGAAATGTGATTCCTCCATTTTTGTCACATTTTTCTTCTTTCTTCTCTCTATTCTCCTTTCTTTATGGGTCTTTAGCTCAGCTGGTTAGAGCGGTCGGCTCATAACCGATTGGTCCAAGGTTCGAATCCTTGAAGACCCACCATTTCGGGGTGTGGCGCAGTTTGGCTAGCGCGCGTGCTTTGGGAAAAGAGATTTCCTCTTAGAAAAAATATGTTAGATATTACCCAACAAAAAGGAACTTCTACAGAATTACATTGTATTCTTGATTTAACAAATTTAGGAATAAGATGTTTAAAACCAGTAGATGAAAGTTCTAAATATGACGTAGTAGCTGATTTAAATGGAAGATTTATTAGAATTCAATGTAAAACAGCTTCTTGGGTTACTAATACAGTAGAAGAAAAAGTTGCTTTTAGTATTTCTACTTGTTGTCAGACAACTAATACAAAAAAAACTACTCGTTATAAATATTCAAAAAACGATATTGATTATTTTTATACTTGGTTTGAAGGTCAAGGTTATTTAGTTTCTATTGAAGAAGCAACTGGTGTTACTTTTCGATGGCGGTATGAATATCCTAAGTCAAATCAAAAACAAGGAATTCATATCGCTAATGATTATAAAATTGAGGAGGTTTTAAAAGAGGTTTAAGATTTTCCTGGAGCATGAGGTCGTGAGTTCGAGTCTCACCACCCCGACCATTTTCATCAAAACACTTGGGATTATAAAATTGAGGTGTAGCCAAGAGGTTAAGGCACGGGACTTTGACTCCCGCATCGCAGGTTCAAATCCTGCCACCTCAGCCAGATTTGACTCGTTAGCTCAGTCGGTAGAGCACTTGACTTTTAATCAAGATGTCCGGAGTCCGAATCTCCGACGGGTCACCAATCTTTGCATTTGGTTTTTGTTTTATTTATCAATTTAAATGAGACATTGCATTGCAGAGGGCATCAGTGGGCGTGGTGGAATTGGCAGACGCGCCGGATTTAGGTTTCGGTGCCAACATGGGGATGACTTCGGAAAGAGCTCGGAAATGGTACCGCCGATGAAAACTAGGTTCAACTCCTAGCGTCTCCACCAAGGGTTGCTGTTCCCTCCGCAATAATAAACATACAGCGATATGTTAAGCTAATGCATGAACAAGGGTTTGGGGCACTCCGTCGGGTTAGATGGCCCAGTTCTATTACTTAATAGCGCTATATGGTAATACAATCCCGACTATTTTATGCGTGTATGGCGAAACTGGTAAACGCGTAGCGTTGAGGGCGCTATGGTGGCAACACTTTATAGGTTCGAGTCCTATTACATGCACCATTTTATGAGTCTGTGGCGCAATAGGCAGACGCGAACGGCTCAAAACCGTTTTATTATGGGTTCAACTCCCATCAGACTTACCATTTTATAGAGGGGTCGCATAGTGGCTGAGTGCGGCGGATTGCTAATCCGTTGTTCCTTATTGGAACCGAGGGTTCAAATCCCTCCCCCTTCTGCCATTTATAGGGGTGTGGTGTAATGGTAGCATAACGCTCTCCAAAGGCGCAGATTGGGGTCCAAGTCCCTGCACCCCTGCCAGCACCAATAGCTTTATGGAAAAAATCCATATGTAAGTCTATTATTGAGTAGGATGTAGGATTAAAAGTGTCCATCATTTAAAAAGTGGACTACGTCCATGGCCTAGCCCTTTGGTCGTAAAGACACACTACTCAAGTTGGGCCGATAACTATAAATCGGTCGCCCTATAAGAGAAGAGATTGTAGGTTTTATTTATTTATTAGTTGTGTTTTACTTGCGAACTAGACGCTCCAACTCTTCTGGATGGCAGTAGAGGCAAGGAAAAATGTTCTGACATAGGAATACAGTAAGTCGATGGATTGTATGCGTTTTGTATGGGTGGGTGGCACAAGACAACAGTAGTTAGTGTTTGTGGAGTAGATGCGCTCAAGTCCTATGTCAGACATTTTTTATTTGAAAAATATAAAAATTTTTGATATAATATATATGTAAGAAAAAGAAAGACGATTTCTGCAATTTTATATATGGTTTAAAAACAGGCTGTATCCTTGTTTGAGTAGGTTCGATTCCTATAAATTTCAATCGTCTTGAATTTGCCCGTGTAGCTCAATGGTAGAGCGTTTCTCTTGTAAAGAAAGGGCTGGCGGTTCGACTCCGTCCACGGGCTCGGTTACTTTGGATAAACCTTCTCGTGGTGTAACTGTTTTTACTAATTATCCAGAAATAAAATAAAAGGAGGAAGTACAATGCCTATTAATGTCGGTTATTTGTAGGCTAAAACTGACAAAGCAAGTGATGAAGTATTTACACCTGAATATGCAGTAATTCCTCTTATTAAATACTTGCAAGGGAATGAAACTATTTGGTGTCCTTTTGATTTGGAGACATCTAAGTATGTTTAGGTATTTGTAAAGAATGGTTTTAAAGTAATACATTCTCATATAGACGAAGGGAAAAATTTTTTCTTTTGGGAACCAAAAGAACATTATGACATAATTATCTCTAATCCTCCTTTCTCTTAGAAAGACAACGTCTTAAAGAGACTTGACGAATTAGGGAAACCTTATGCAATGTTATTACCTGTTCCTACTTTGCAGGGACAAGCTCGATTCCCTTATTTGAAAGATATACAATACCTTGGTTTTGATAAGAGAATTAATTATTATAAAGATCCTTCAATGTTAAAAACGCAAGATGGTGTGTCTTTTGGCTCTTGTTATTTATGTAAAAAATTTTTGCCAAAAGATTTAATTATTGAAGAATTGAAAAAATAAAAAATTTATGATATAATATAAATAAAGAAAGACCTTTGCCGCAATTATTATAAGTGATATTCTGATAAAATATTATACTAGAGGTCTTGATAATTTAACGAATAATTTTTGACAAATGTTTTATCTTTTTTCTTAAATAATACGCTGGGGTGTGGTGTAATGGCAACACACGGCACTCTAAATGCCGGGCTTCTGAGGCGAAAGATGGGGGTTCGAATCCCTCCACCCCAGCCATATTAATCGAAAAAGGTAAAACAATATTCCAAATTAGTAAAATCATTAGATTTTAAAAACAAATTATTCATATTCTGGGAAAATAAAAACTAGATAAGACGCTTACAGCAATTATGTTAATATTTTTAATTTTTTCTAATTGGTGGTTAGAATCCTTTGTGAATTATTGCAGCGTCTAGTTTGATTTTATCTTTTTGATTTTTATAAAAAAATTTGATAAAATATATATGTAAGAAAAAGAAAAAGGAATAAAAACTTGCTGTGCGGATGTGGTGGAACGGCATACACAACGGACTTCAGGGCAGAGTAGATTAAAATATCTATCGCCTCTGCCATAATAAATAGACAAGAAAAAAGGAGGTCTATATTATGGCAAGAGAACCAAAATGGAAATCTTTTTCAAAAGAACAAATTGAAGAAATTGTAAAAAATGCGTAGTCTATGCGTGAAGTTGCAAAAGCCCTTGGATATGCAAGAGACAGTGGCGGAGCATTAACTTCATTAAATAAAATGTGTCAAGAACTTCAACTTGATACCTCACATTTTTTAGGACAAACATGGAATCATGAGAATTATGATTACACATTATTTACAGTAAATTCAATTAAAAAGAATGGCAGCACAACATTAAATCCTTTAATTAAATTGAGAGGACGTAAATGTGAATGCTGTGGATTAACAGAGTGGTTAGGACAACCAATTACTCTTGAAATCCATCATATTAATGGAAATAGGACAGACAATCGTTTAGAAAATCTTCAATTATTATGTCCAAACTGTCATTCTTATACTCCAAATTGGCGTAGAAGAAAAAATACTACTCCTGCAAACGGAGCACCAGAGTGAGAAATCTTCTGAGTGAATGCTGGCTAATTCGGCGAAAGTCCTACTGGGATAACGCCGAGCTAAATCAATCATTTAGATTGTAAATGTGTAGAGATCATACACCAGCCTCCTAAGTCGAAAGATATGGAGAAGACATGATCCAGACTACAACGCTTTATGCGGCTATGGTAACATAGAGTAGTAAGAAAATCCGTCGGGAGAAATCCTTGAGGGTTCAAATCCCTCCATCCGCACCATATGCGCGATTAGTGTAAAGGTAACATATTGGTCTTCCAAACCGAAGTTGTGAGTTCAAATCTCATATCGTGCTCCAATTAAGACTCAAACAGCAATTTTATAGAAATATGGATATTATTTTTAATGAGTCTTGTAATTTTTAAGGTGAAATAGTTTATTGACACGGTTTTCACTTCCACTTTTCCTGTGCCTGCTATTTCACCTTATTTTTTACTCCGGTAGCTCAATTGGAAAGAGCTCTTGACTACGGATCAAGGTGTTAGGGGTTCAAGTCCTCTCCGGAGTGCCAATTTGCTGGTGTAGCTCAGTTGGTTAGAGCGCGCGCCTGACGAATAATAGTTTAACAGAAAACAGAAGTCAAAGTTTAATAAGGGATAACTTGCCAAGTAAAGTTTTCTATTATTAAAATTATTTCTGACTAAGATTGGCTTCAAATTTAAGTTCAAGTCTTAATTATTCGACCATAAGCGCGAGGTCGGTGGTTCGAGTCCACCCACCAGCACCATTATATAAGGAGAATTATATGCCGGAACTTCTTAATAAAATCTTGACCTGCACATATAGCGACTTATTTCCGCATGATAAAAATGAGATTGAAGCGCAATATCGCGCTTATGCGAAAAAAGTCCATCCTGATATCAACAAGGATGCTAATGCCGAAGCAGCCTTTCGTCGTTTAACTGAGTTAAAAGATGAAGCTTTATCTGCTTTAGTAAATGGCTCTTGGCATGAGAAAGGAATAATGTCATTTAAGTTAGACAATGGCTCTACCTTAAGAATCAGATATAAATATCATCGTATTCTTGACATATGCGAATATTATGTAAGTAAAACAAGACTTATTTACATATTCGATGCAGCTCACAAAAGATTTTATGAGAATTTCCGGCATATTTTTGCTTCTTGGAATTGTTCCGACGCGAAAATGAAAAAAGAAATTTTTGATGTAATAATTCCACAAGATATTCATTACTATACGTCTGGTGATAAATATATTATTTCAATCCAGAAAAATGAAGATATGTATCCGTTGCGTGCACTTATTGAGAATTATTGGCACAATAAAGTACCGGGTCGCCATTTGGCTTGGATAACGAGTCGATTAATGCAGAATATTACTTTCATTAATCACGAAGGCTATACAGTTAATGGCATTGATATTGATAACTGTTTTGTAAGTTGTAAGTATCATGCAATTAGCATCTACGGTGGCTGGTGGTTTGCTACAAAAGAAAGCGAGCCCATGATTGGTACTACTTCTGATATATATGCGGTTATGCCTCCAAAAGTAAAAGCCGATAAAGTTTCAAGCTATTTAACAGATATAGAAAGTGTCAAATTAATGCTTCGCAGTTTAGATACTGACTGCCCGAAGGCTATGACTGATTTCTATATGAGTGGCTCTAGTGAAGACCCAATCGAAGAGTGGAGCAAATGGGATGAAGCTTTAAAGACAGCATATGGTGAACGCAAATTTATAAAACTTGAACCCAAAGAAAATGAAATCTATCCAAAGGAGGAATGATGTATGGGTTATGGTAGTTGGACGTCCTCAAGTTGGACAAATTACACGACATCTAAGGGCTATACGGCTTCCAGTTCTGCAAGTGAGATGTATACTTCGCGTAGAATGAAGGATGCGTTTGATCCCACACAGTTTAAGTTCAGAGAGAGCTGTGATAGTGCAGAACACCCCAACTCTACTCCTATCGTACTCGCGCTCGATGTCACTGGCTCTATGAGTTCTGTTCTTGAAACAGTAAGTAAGCGCCTTGGCGATACTATGAGCGAAATCTATAAACGCAATCCTGTATCCGATCCGCAGGTGTGCTTCATGGCTTTCGGTGATGGCGAATGCGACTCTTCTCCTATCCAGGTGACGCAATTTGAGTCTGATATCCGTATCGCTGAGCAGCTCAATGATATTTACTTTGAACGCGGTGGCGGTGGCAACGGCGGTGAATCTTACGCCTTCCCTTGGTATGTAGCCTCTCGTAGGTGTAAGACTGACGCATGGGATAAGCATCACAAGAAAGGTTTCCTGTTTACTGTTGGTGATGAGTGCTGCTTGCCTAAATTGACTAAAGCACAGATTAAAGAGTTTCTCGGTGACGATGTTGAGCGTGACTTGAGTGCTACTGAACTTCTTACTGAAGTATCTCGTAAATATGAGGTTTATCACCTCATTGTTAATCCTGTAATCTATCAGCCTGTATATAATGAATGGAAACAGCTTCTTGGCAATAATGCGATAGTGGTTGAAGCTATCGACAAAATTCCTGAGATTATTGTCTCAATTTTGGAGTTGCATAGCGGTAAGAGTGCAGTTGATGTAATTAATAGTTGGGATGGTACTGTACAGCTGGTAGTAAAAGATGCTCTGAAAGATTTAGCCAAGAATGGCGGATATAAGCATTCGAATTCTACTGGATTGATTGAATTTTAATTGACAGAAAGGTGAAAGGTATGTTTGAAGTCTATAAATTTAAGGTATCCGCAGTTATTGGAGCAAACTTTGGTGATGAAGGTAAAGGACTAGTCACCGATTGGTTAGCTTCCAAAAGTGACAATGCTATAGTTGTATTGCACAATGGTGGTCCTCAGCGTGCACATACTGTGACTACTCCAGAAGGCAGAGAACATATCTTTCGCCATATTGGTGCGGGTACTTTTGTGGGCGCAGCTACTTATATTGCCAAATCTTTCATTTGTAACCCAATGATATTCAAAGAAGAGTATGAAAAGTTAATGCCTAAACTCTTCAATCGCCCGAAAATTTATATTGATAAAAGGTGTAAATTTACTACCTTTTACGATATGATTATTAATCAGGCTCGAGAAATTGAGCGCGGCGTAGCAAAGCATGGCTCATGCGGTTTGGGCATTTATGAAACCATATGCCGCTATAGAGATAAAGAATTCGTTTTTCAACAGGAAGTTATTAGTCCCTATGGGATTTCTATCGGTGAATTTGCGGCTTTGTCTTATCTGGGTAAATATGATTATCTTAAATCGCTAAAGAAGTATTATACTGAAAAGCGTATTGACCAGACAAAAATTCATAAAATGCCAGTAGAGTTAGAGAAAGCACTGGAATCTGAAGTTGCAATTCAGAATTATATTTCAGATTTTAAGTTCATGATGAAAAAGTGCGCTTTGGTAGATGGTCCGGACTTTTTACGCTCATATGATGATGTCATTTTTGAGAATGGTCAGGGCTTGCTGTTAGACCAGGATAATATGGAATATTATCCGCATCTTACACCCAGTCACACTGGTTTATATAACATCAATGAAATTCTCAAAGAATGTTATTTTACCGGTTGCGTTAATGCTTACTACGTTTCAAGGACGTATATGACTCGTCATGGCGCCGGTCGTTTTGACACAGAGTGCGAGAAAAAGGATATTAACTTCTTCATGTGGGATAGAACAAATGTCCCGAACATGTTCCAGGATACATTGCGTTATGGCGCCTTAGATTATAAGGAGCTTGCGGCCAGGATAGCCTCTGAGAGCAAAAAGTCTGATCATCCAGTTACTACGAGCTTGGTTTTAACGCATCTCAATGAATACGGACGCAGAGGTGAATATAGGAAGTTAGCGGCTGATGGAGTTTATATATCTGATAATTATACACGTAATTCCGTAAGATCAGCGCCATATATGTTTTAATTTGAAAATCATAAAAAATTATGATATAATATATATGTAAATTAAAAAGTTCAAAAATAAAAATTCTCTTGTCCAAGAGAACATCAAAAAAATAAAGGAGAATTAAAAATGACTAATACTTTTATGAATGCAATGAATAACGCGAACAACTATGCTGTTACCGAGAATGGTGCTCTGACTCACAAGTCTACTATGAGCGGTCTGCTTGATATGTTTGCACTCGGTGGCGCGTACCGCACCCGCTCCGACGCAGATTGCATTCTGCTCTTCAAGAAGGCTTATGAAGAAGATGCGCTTCGTGCACTTAAGTGTCTTTTTTATCTGCGCAACGTGCGCGGAGGCCAAGGAGAAAGACGCTTCTTCCGTGTTGTCCTTAAGTGGCTTGCAAAAAATCATCCTGAAGATGTAATTCGTAATCTTGAGAACATTCCTTTTTATGGTCGCTGGGACGATCTTTATGCTCTTGTAGGAACTCCTGTTGAGGATAAGATGTTCTACCTGATGAAGCAACAGCTTGTTCTTGATCTTAAGAGCAAGACCCCCTCTTTGCTTGCTAAATGGCTTAAGTCTGAAAATACTTCTAGTCATGAGAGCCGTCAGCTTGCAACCCTTACTCGCAAAAAGTTTAATCTTACTTCTCGTGAGTATCGTAAAGCACTTTCTAGCCTTCGTGAACGTATTCGCGTTCTTGAAAGACTGATGTCTGCGGGTCGCTGGGATGAAATTGAATTTTCAACGATTCCTTCTCGCGCAGGCATGATTTATCGCAACGCTTTTGCTCGTCACGATATTGAACGTCAGAAAACCGGCAAAACCACTTATGAAGACTTCATGAAGGATACTAAAACTAAGGTTAATGCTAAGGCGCTTTATCCTTATGAATGCGTTGCAGCCGCCACAAATGTTATGCGGAAAAGTTTAGGTTGGTGTAGTGACTTTGGTAGTGACTTTGAGCCTGCTCTTGATGATGTAAATCGTCTGGCAGTTAATAAGTATTGGGAGAATTTGACTGACTACTTTAAAGGAGCAACCTTTAATGGTATTGCAGTTGTTGATACTTCTGGTTCTATGAGGGGCAGTGAGGCATCTGCACCTATTAACGTCGCTATTTCTCTTGGTTTGTATTGTGCCGAACATAATAAGGGGCCGTTCGCAGGACATTACATTAGCTTTTCTAGTCGTCCTCAGTGGATTGCTACTGAAGGTGTTGACTTCTGTGATAAGGTAGCACGTATTTACCGCACTAATCTTTGTGAAAACACTGATATTGAAGCTACTTTTGACCTTCTTCTTAAAATAGCACTTCGTCCCGATGTAAAGAAGGAAGATATTCCTCAGAATATAATCATTATCTCTGATATGGAATTTGATGCTGCGCGTCAATGGAAGGGTAATAGTGATACCCTCATGGAACATATTGCTGATAAATGGCGTGCATGGGGTCTGAAGATGCCTAATCTCATCTTTTGGAATGTGCAGGCTCGTCAGAATAATATTCCTATGACCGTAAAGGACGGTATTACCTTTGTAAGCGGCTTCAGTCCTGCACTATTTGAGCAGATTATGAAGGGTAAAACTGCATTTGAGCTTATGCTTGATGTTCTCGACGGAGAAATGTACGCACGAATTAAATAAAACCAAAAAAATATAAAAAAATAAGGGGAACCAAATATTTGGTTCCCCTTATTTTTTTTATTAATTTTATGTAGTAGATATGCCTAAATCGGAAGGTCTAACAGTAACTGTATTACCGATTTTATTAGAAATTGCTTCAATAGCTTGCCAAATATTAACATCACCACTAGTTGTAATACCTAAATTAGCTTTTAATGCATTTAAGGCAACAGTACTATTTGGTGCGTTACCTATTTTTGTAGATAATTCAGCATCATTAACATCAATATATTCTTTAATAGTAGTTACACTAGTTTTATTTAATGCTGTACCGTCAGGAGCTATAAGATTAGTATTATTACCTTTAGCAAAACCTAATACATTTGCTAAATCGCTATTAGCCTTAACAGCAGATAGTTCTTTTTTAGCATTACTAATAGCTGTTGTAACATCACTTGTAGTTACCATATTTGTTGTTGCTGAAATTATAGCTGCGCCAATAGCACCAGTATTTAACTATGCAGCAATGGCTACATCGGCTTGATTAAGAATTGCAGTTTGCAATTTTGCACTTGCACTATTGGTTACTGGACGAACTGTATTAAGCGCGGTTGTTATATCATCTAAAGTAACTTTATTGGCTAAAGCCGTTTCATTATTAGTAACACGTGCTTCTAAAGCACTTAAACCAGTACCAGTAACAATGTCGCTAGTAAAAGTAACTCTACCATCATTACCTATCTATAAAACTTTACCAATATTACCATTATTTTCTCCTACACCAGGATGTACTACACTATAAATTTCACTAAATAAAGTGCTAAAATTTGTAGTAGTTAAAATAATTGGACTTGAAGACATATTATTCTTCCTTTCCTTTCTTATTTTTATTATTAAATTTATTTCTCTAAAATAACAGAGAACTTATATTTGCCATCTGGAGAAAAAAATGTAGTAATACGATTTACTTTTTCTGGTTCAGGAATTGTAATATGTGCATTAATCAATTTCTCAAATGCTTGCTAAGATTTAGTACCCCATTTTCCATCTTCTACTAATACTTTACCAGTAGCGTCTGTGTAACCAGCTGCGTTTAAGGCTTTTTGCATGGCTAAATAAGGTGCTCCAATTTTCATTGGATTTGTTTTTTCAAATTTAATTGTAGACATAGGTTTAGGTTCCTCCTGATGTTTAGTATAATCAAATTTTGCAGTCATTAAACCGCGATGAGTCCAATTGCGTTTTGACAATTCAGTTACAACTACGCCATACGCAATACCTCGTGCCTCAACGACAAGAGGTTCACCATTTGCGCGAAATCCACAAATCCATCCGATATGTGTCATTTTTTTAGATCTAGCTGAATACATGAAAACAGCTTCTCCAATGACATATGGACGATTTATGCTTGCAATTGATCCCTTATCTGTGCACCAGTTTGCATAATTCATCTGGGCATTGATATCCGTCTTGTTGTTCATCTCATAAGTCATCCAGGCATCCAAAAGACCTTGACAATCAGTCGCGTAACCTGTACGACTCCAAGCATCAGTAATTGCATTATATTCAATACGTGTCATTTTATTTTTATAATGATTGTTAAAGTAATAGTCAATAGTCGCTTGAGTTGTCATTACACGAACACTGCCAAATAAATAATTCCAAGGTTCAGTACCACATTTTGCAATAGGCAATGGTAATTTTGCATCTGAAGGAATAGTGGAGCGTTTAACATGTGTTAAAGCCCATTTAATAAAATTTTCAGTATAATATTTTGCCATAATTAATCACCTCATTTTTTAGGACATATTATTTGCAAATAGTAAGTAGGAGTGCTATTGGCGGGCGCTGAAAAATTCGCCAAATGAGCCTGTAAAAAAACAGTGCGTGATACATCAATTTGATCTAAAATAATAGGAGTTATATGTTTTCGCGAGTCAATTTCTATGTATGCTGATCCTATTATCTAATGTACCATGTCAGGTGCAATATTTGTGAAACCATTTGTATTATTATATAAACATATTGTAGGATTGGTAGCTGTCGTACTACCTGTTGATATTGTGGCACTCCAGTACCCTTTAATATCTGTTGGTGACTCGTAGATATGCCCGCTAGCATTGTTTATAGTAGTATTGCATATACGTATTGAATTCTCATAAACATGTCGTATATTATTGCGATCAATCGCACGCACAATATATTGAGCTGTAGCCAACGAAGCATTCCAAGAAGATTCTAATATGACAACATCATTAGCTTGAATAGTATTTGCGCTAATATTTGCATTATTACAAATAATGTGTCTAGCTCCAGTGCTAGAAATATTTAATTGTGCGTTAGCGGCGGGCACTGAATTCTTAAAATTAACCGCAAATCTATGTCCAGAGGGGTTTGCTGCAGTTGGTAATGTAAATCCACTTAATGTTGCTATTTTAATACTATTATTAGCAGATGTAGTACATACAATATAATCAGTACCTGTTGTTAATGGCAATAAATTTTTTGAAGTAGTAGTCAATAATTCATATACGGAACCAGTATAAACAAATAGCGCAGTATCATTATTTTTAATTATATTGGATTGAATAGGTGCACCTTTATAATAAATTGCTTTTGCGCCAGTGCCAGAAATATTTAAAGTAGAACCAGCAGGTACGCTATATGTAAATCTAATTGCTACAAGACTTCCAGTTGTTAATACATAATCTTGAATAGATACATGTTTAGCAATTGCTTCTAATGCATTGGCACAAGAGCCATACCCCAGACCTAAATCACCTAAAATTTTAACATTATTATGGCCATCGACTAAACGCCAATCCGTACCACTATAAATAAATAATAAAATTGAGCCAGCTGCCCATATCGTCGCAGGGCTAACACCATCATAAGCTACTATTGGAGCTGCAGTTGATCCATTTACACTTAAAGTAAGATTTTCTTTAACATTATTACCATGTTGAAATTTGATTAAAATTGTCTAACCGGCAAAAAGAGAATCTGGCCAATCAGCAACTCCTGTAACAGTCTTTGCAGCTGTAGCATTGCTGGTCTAGCAAGTCCCATAAAATAATCCTTTTGCCTAAGCCATTGTGGGAATATTAACCGTATTAGTTCCGCAGTTATCAATAGCCCAGGTCGTAGAGTCTAAATTTATTCTAATATAAGATAACGAAATATCTTCACTGGAAGTATATGCCGTAGATGCTGAAAAAATATAACCAGTTTTATCAGTAGCATATTCATATAATGGTAGCCAATATTCATAATTGTCAGCATTTGTATCAATATAGTGCACAACTGGTAATATATTTTGACTCAATGCTTTTTTTACTTGTGCATAAGCTGCATCAGCTTCGGTAGTATACTCAATAATTTCAACACCTTTTGATTTTAATGTGTCATCTATCGGATAAAAATTCCAATGCGCAGGAGTCGTCTCTTCTTCGGGTACATAATGTAAAACAAAACTGTAAATCCCACCATTTATTGGGCGGCGGCGAACAAAATTAGAATATTCAATTTCAATTGGTAATTCGTTCGCTGCTAATCGAATAAACGTGGGAGTAATCGAGTCGTTATTATTATTTGTGCATAAAATATGTAGCATTAATCCTTCATAAGGTTCTACCACCCGTCCTAATAAAGTATATATATTTATTATATTCGTCATTAACGGACTAACAATAAATAAATGGCTGTTATTAATTCTTTCGCGCGCATAATCATCACGTAAGTCATAAGGAATAGTATTTCCTGGAATAATTATTTTCGAAATTTCATTCATTCAATCATCCTCCTTTTTTTATTTTAACGTTCCTCGCCCGCATTCATCATTTTCAAAGTTTTTGCAATGATTCGTTACTATTATTATTTGATTGCGTCATTCCTGCAATCGAACCCTCAAGAGCCATTGTGTATTTTTGTAAAAGCGTTACATTATTTGGGTCATGTGTTAATGCTAATTTACCATGTACAATTGCATTAGAATAATCTTTTAAACCTAAATAAGAATAGCATAAAAGTTCTTCGCCTTTGGCAATCCAATTATCCTTGCGCTCAACCCAATCATAATGACGCTGACCAACGATTAATCCAGTAGTAACTAATCCAATTGCTAATGGATAAAGTTCCTGATTATTATATATATCAGCCAAGCAAAAATAAGGTTCACGATACGTGCGGTCAACTTCAATCCATTTATTAAAATATTTAACAGATTCACTCAAGTTGTGCTTATGCCAATAATATAAATCACCTAATCTTCCATATGTCTCACATAAAACCATTTTTTTGTTAGGCTCATAAATATCAGCGTATTGTAAACATTTTTCATAAGCTTCAAGCGCATTATCATATTCTTGCTTAAGTAAATATTCCCGCGCCAACAGCATCTAACAATGCGAATTAGTAGGATTTTCTTCTACGCCAATTTTAAGTAAATCAAAATAATAAGCGCGCGGTTTACTTATATCCTATAAATGATGTAAATAAATATGTTCGCCTGCGTCTAAAGCAACTTCTGGTTTACTTAAATCGTTTGGAACTAATACTTCATGCACTGGAAATATCCAATGATAATTTTTTGCATGAATTTTATCATATTTAAATACATCTTGAGGCTCACCTAAAGCATTATGTGACCATGCATATGTATAATAGCATCTTGTATCTTCAGGTTGCCAATTATCACGTAATACTTGCGCCCATCCCTATTCAAACATTTCATCAAAGTCAGTACAAACAAAAATATCGGTATCTTCTGGAACCAATTTCATTGATTCATTGCGTGCTACGTCAAAACGCCAAGGATTAATGATTTTCTATTCAACACAAGTTATACGAGAATCTTCTTTTAACATTTCATAAGATCCATCGGTTGAACCTGTATCTAAAACAACGATATAATCAGCTTCAGACATATTATCTATCCACCGATTAATCCATTCTTTTTCATTTTTACAAATTGCATAAATACAAATTTTATAATTCATACACCTTTATCTCCTTTAAATTCATTAAAGAGAGAGGATTAAATCCTCTCCCTTCATTAAATAATTTTTTATAAACCAGCAGCTGCACTATGATTATGAGCAGGTACGGTTATGGTATGAGTATGCGCAGGTATAACAACACTATGAGTATGACTTGCAACCGCAACACTAGCAGTACCAGTAACAGTTGTGGTGGTATAATTAATGGTATGACTATGTTCACTAATTGTAGCATCGCCGCTATATGTTGCGCTAATAGTGGCAATAGCGTGAGTATGCGCTTTAAGCTCAACATAAGTATGACTATGAGCTGCAATCGTAACGCTATGGCTATGAGCGCCGGCAGAGGTTGCAGTTCCATTAGGAGCACTAGCAGCCAAAGTGGCACCTGTAATATGATTGATGGTTGCAGTAATAGGAGTAATACTATGAGTATGGCCACCGGCTTCTCCAGTTGCGCTATCTACGTTAATAGAAGAAATGACGTTAGCCGTACCAAAACTTAGGATATTATTATTAACACTTGCAGAAATTATAACAGGAGTGCTAGAACTACTAACTGATATGCTGTGTGTATGAGCGCCAGCTGCGCCAGTTTTAGTTACATTAGTAACAACAGTTTTAGAACTGGAACTTAAATGAACTGTATGACTATGCGCAGTAGTGGTAACAGAATGGGTATGACTGCCATCTTCAGTAGTATCAACTGTTGATGCTGCTAGCTAACTTGTATTCTTTATATTGGCTCCGCCAGCACTCTTAGTGATAGTAGGCGCTAACTTGTCAACTGTAATTTCAACAGTAGCAGTAGCTCCACCCGCAGAGCCAATACTAGTTGCTTTATCATATGCAATACTTGCATTTCCAGTAGCGGTTTGACTACCGTTATTAGTAGTATGGACTGTAGTAGAAGCTGTGCTAATAGTTAAAGTAACTGACGGTTCTGTTGGAATTGTAAAATTAGTTTTTGTACTACCAATTTGTTCCCACTTATAACTGGGAGTTTGAGCACTACCTTCTTTAACTACAATATATTCCAAATACGTACCAGCTTCAGCATTTTCGTCTGTCTTTAAAGCTAAGATATTACGATATGTGTTATAATTTTCACTAGTAATCGTGGGAAGAGTTGTCATAATAGTAGCTTCAAAACCAGCTTCTACCAATTCTGTTACATCTGACCACTTATGACCATCAAAATATTTTGCATCTAATTCATGCAAACCATTTGATGCTTGAATCTATTTTATAACCAAATCATTAGCATCATATGCCATAAATTTGTCCTCTTTTCTTTGTAAATTTATTAAATAGTTGTATTAGCATATAAATTATTTAATGTAAGAATGTTATTATTATCCACAGATAATTCATAAATATCATTACTAAATAAATCTGCTAAGGTACATTTATAAAATGCCCCAATTGAGGCATCCCAGGTTAAAACATATTCGAGCGATTTATTAACAGGAATATCATCAATTTCAGTAATTTGTAAAGACCCCTTAATAATCATATTGTCAACTATGTTATTACCCGTAATTAAAACATTATTGTCATTTAAACGTAATGAACCTTCATCGAAGATCGCATAGACAGATCCATCGTTTAATTTTATTTTTTTAATGCGTAAAGTATCTGCCATATTTATCTCCTTTTAAAATTAAGTAGGGGAAGTTCAACCCCTACTTAATTTATCCTTATTATTAATTATTTTGTAGCTGGAGTAACAGTAACTGTACCAGTAGTGACATTATGAGACAGAGTTGCAGTGATGCCAGTAAAGGACGCACTTTCAATCGTAGTCTTGTCATAATTACCACTTACGTTAATAGTAGCTGCTGTGCCTTCAAAGTTGGCAGAAACAGTAGCAGCTGTGCCAATAAACGTAAAGTCAAATTTATCTCCAGTAAAAGATGGAGCGGTTGCGGTAGCACTAGTAACACCAATCGCAGCACTGCCTGTTGTGAAAGTGGGAAGCGCGCCTGCGCTAAAAGTGTCAGCAGCCTTAGAACCACCATTAAATGCGGTAATATTACTTGCAGAACCGGTGCTTGCCGCAGTGAAGATTAAGGTTTCAGCATCTTCACCACTACCAATTGAAGCAACAGAACCATTAGTAGCAAAATTACTATTAGAGTAAGTTAATGTTGCAGCTGTAAAAGCACCCTCTGTGAAAGAAGGTAATGAACCAGCATCAGCAGTCTTAACAAAATTATCGTTTGAAAGAACAACACTAATTGTTGGAGCAGCGACAGAGCCACTAAGCTGGAATGCGCCACTTTCATTATTCTTGGCGGCTGAAACATTACCACTAGCTACAACACTACCCGTTATATTACCAGCAGGAGTATATGTACCAGAAGAAGCAACAGTTGCAGTAGTAGAACCAGGAACTACTGATACATTACCAGCAGGTTGATACGAATGATCCTCAACACCATTTACAACAGTAGCAGTACCAGTATCCGCTTTTGCAAAAGCGCCAAGGCTATCAAGGTCTAATGCAGTTTTTAAGGCTGTAGCTGGAACATTACCATTGGTGAATTTAACGCCAGCAACAGTTGCATCAGTAGAGAGATAACCTGCTAAGTCAATAGTTGTATTGCCAATCTGCTCCCAAGCATAGGTATAATTGCCTTCAGTACCGGAACGTAATACAATATATTCAACATAGCTACCAGCAGCAGCATTCTCTGCAGGAACTAAATAAAGAATATACATATCATCAGCGGTAGGAGTAGTTAAAATTTTATCAGGATTTGCAACTTCGACGTCAAACTTATTAATAGTACCAACTTGTGCGTTAACATAATCTTTAACAACACCTAAAGTAACTAAATCTGTAGTATTACCATCGCTTGCGTTTGCGGCAATAGTACCAGTTACGATCGCATTATTAAATGTATCAAGTATTGCCCGTACGTCGGCATCTTTCATATAATAATAATTATCGCCGATTTTAATTTTAGAAAGAACGGGAGTGTTTGTATAAGTATATGTCATATAAATTTTTCCTCCTTAAATTGAAAAAACTAAAAGCTCATCTTGCAAATCTACAGAAGCTTTAGACTTTGTGTCTAATGCATCGGTAATTGCTTTCTGAGTCATTGTGCCATCTGTATTCTGGCCAGTAGTAGAATATAATTTAACTATGCCAGGTATTGTAGCGGATGCGGGGGGATAAGTCCCATCCACTAATACGTAAGTTAATCCATTAAAATAATAAACTTTATTGCGCCATCTGTCAATATAAAGACGATTGGTATAGGCAGATAAAGTTACTTCTTTGGTATCTGTTTCATAAAAAACATCTTCAGATTCATCATAATACCCCGTCACAACGGCATCGCGATAACGTGCATCAGTCCAAATAAGATTGGCCAAGGGGGTTTTACCATCTCCCACTTTTGCGCGCAAACCATCTCGACGTGTATCAATTAGAACTACTTCGCCATTGGCGGGAACGAATGAATTCGCAATAGGTTCAAAATTAAATTCATTATCACGTCGTAGCTAAACGACCGCTTTTAATACTTTGGACATTATTCATTTTCCTCCTTTGGTAAAACTTGGGAGGCAGACCCACCAAAAATATATAAAGTAACATCTTTTTCCTATTGGATGTCAGCTATATCTACGTTAGTTACGTCTGGGGGCAACGCAGAAACGCCTGTGTCTTTATCACCGATGTACCAATTCCCATTTTCACCTATATGGGGGATGATAGCTTCAATATCAACTCCACTTTCAGCTATCTATCGCTTTAATAAAGCATATGTTATTAAATCCATATTAGATTACCTTCCATTCGCCGGAGCTATCCTTCATATACACTTTTCCGGTAGATATGACAATAGCGACACTTCCCATACCGCTTTTCCTCGGCAATAATTTTAAGTCTTCTTCTTTGTCAACAACCCATTCGTCATGGTCATATTGAACCTGACCATTAGTTGACATTAATGTAATCATATCTAGCACCTCCTTCATACGGTCATTTACTTTGAAAAAATACCTATAAGATTTAACTGTGTTTGTCCAAAGCAATAATTTGATTTTTTTATAATTTTTTGTTATAATATATATAGAAAATAGCAAAGAAGGTGATATAATATGAGTAACAAACTAAAAAAATGGTTTGTTATGGGTTAGCGATGTTCATGGTAGCCTTTATGCAATGCAAAGTGTGCCATGCGTGTTCGATGACGAGGCCGCAGTAATCATATTGGGTGATGTAGGATTCAATTATTATCTCAACAAACGCGATGTAGATACCAAGGAAATTATTATAAATACTACGCAATGTTATTATTACTGTCTACGTGGCAATCATGAAGCAAGACCGCAATCCATTAATGGGATGCAGAAAATCTATGACGAGAATGTCCAAAATTGGATTTATATGGAGCCAAAATATCCTCGTATTCGATATTTTCTTGACTATGGCATATATATGATTGGTAACTATCGTGTTGCAATAATTGGTGGCGCTTATTCTGTAGATAAATGGTATCGTCTCGCAAGAGCTGGCTTGTGCGAGGGAAATAATGATCCAAAAATAAGTGGTTGGTTCTCTGATGAGCAATTAACTCCAGAAGAGATGAAAGATGCAGAGCTGCTATTTGAAACTTCTCCAGAATTTGATTTTGTAATGTCTCATACTGCACCTTTTACTATGCGGCCCTTCGATAAATTCCTTAGCTTTATTGAACAAAGTGAAGTTGATACTACTATGGAAAAATGGCTTGAGGAATTACGCCATAAAATCAAAATTAGATATGCTTGGCTTATGGGTCATTATCACATTGATCGTATTGAAGATCTGCATTTTGAGTATTTCTATTATGATATAGAAAACATTGAAAATATTGCTAAACGTTGGCGTGAATATAATAAAACGCAGATATTAAATACTAGGCGCAATCTTGCCCCATGTATGCTCTATACATGACAACTATACGACAACGACATATATATATATATATAAAAGACTAATATATATACCTTTTTTGATTTTTAAAAAAAAATATGATAAAATATATATAGAAAATCAAAGAAAGATAAAGATAAATAGGGGGAAAGTCAATGAGTACAATTAATGACATCAATAGTTCACATGCTTATCGTGCTAAACTGAACAGTTATGATTTGTTAACATTTGAAGAGGAACGCGAATTGCTTAAGCGTGCTCAAACTGGCGACCTTGAAGCACGTAATGAATTGATGATGCATAATATGCGTCTTGTTAAATCTATTGCTGGACGTTATACATGCTCTGGACTTGATAATGATGATCTTATTTCTATCGGTAGTATAGGACTTATTCCAGCAATTGAGAAATTTGATTTAACTTCTACGCATAAATTTTCAACTTATGCTACTTATTGGATTAAACAAGCGATTAGACGTGAAATTGTTAATCAGAATCGCACTGCGCGCATTCCCGCCAATGTCCAAGAGACTTATAATAAAATTCGTAAAACCACAGAAGCATTGCGTCAAGCTCTTGGTCATGAGCCCACCAAGCATCAAATTGCAAAAGCGATGGGATTGACCTCAAAAGAAGTAGAAGAAATTACTTCGTTTTTTGTAGAACCTATTTCAACTAATACTATTCTTACTGATGAAGATGAAACAACTATTGGAGATTTAATTGCAGATGAAAATTCTGTTGATCCTATAGATGCTATTTATTCTATTGAATTAAAGACTATGGTTTCAACTATTTTGGATACCCTTCCTGAAAAAGAACGTGAAGTAATTAAATTACGTTTTGGCATAGATGGACATTCTCAAAGATCGCTTGAAGAAGTGGGTACAATACTTGGTTATAGTCGAGAATGGATTCGTCGGATTGAAGAGCGAGCATTGACTAAACTGCGTAATCCTATAAGAAGTAATAAACTTAAAAGTTTCTTAGAGGTATAAAATGAATTATTTTATTGACTTTGAAGCGACACAATTTTCCAATGAAATTATTTCAATTGGTTGCATTAGTGAGACAGATGCAAAATTTTCCAGTATGGTTTATACCGATAAGAAAATTACTTCTTTTATTACTAATTTAACTGGTATTACTGATGGAATGAATAAAGCGGCGCCCAGTTTAGATGATGTATTTACTCATTTTTTCTATTGGGTATTAGAACATAATGATGGCACACCTTGCCGCTTTTTCTGTTATGGCAATACAGATTTAACATTTGTGCGTAAAGCAATTAAAAAAGCTACTAGCATAACCGCACAAATGTCACTTTCTTTGATTGCGGCGAACCTTGTGAATTATGCTCCTACCGTTAAAAATCATTTTGGATTAATTAAAGAAATTGCTCTTATTAAAGTTGTAAATTATTATAAAAAAGAGGAATTCGTTCAGACGCATAATGCTCTTGAAGATGCCGAATTTCTTAAGATTGTTTTTGATGAATTGAGTCAAGAGGATACAGTAAAAGGCCATCCTTTTCCTGACTATGAACCTAAAATAGAAATAAATAAATCTGCACTCGTGGCGAAAGGAACAAAGCCCGCAGTTACACGTTTGGGTCTTGATCCTAAAGCACGCAAAGCAATTATCAATAATACTGAATGCATATATGCTTATGATGCTGATACTAAAGTACTTAAACATAGTTTTAATACTTTTACAGAGGCTTGTGATTGGCTGTGCAATCATATTCGTAAAACAATGCCTAAGTATAAGCGTGACAACAAAGCACTTGCAAAAAAAATTATTTGGTCAGATATGAATAAATTGACTTATCAGAATTTAAATTGGACTGTTGTTCAGAAAGGAGATATAAAATGAGTACTACTCATTGTGGTTATGTAGTAAAAGTAAAAGAATTGCGTCCACATAGGAACGCCGATAAGTTACAAATCGCTAAATTCTTTGATTGTGAAACTTGCGTTGGCCTGGATGTAAAACTTGGTGATATAGGTATTTATTTCCCATCTGGGCTTCAATTAAGTGAAGAGTTTTGCATACAGAATAATCTTGTGCGTCGCAAGGACGAAACTGGTAAAAATGTTGGCGGATATCTTGAAGCCGATAAGCGTAACATCAAGACTATCCGTTTGCGTGGAGAGCCTTCTGACGGTATCTTTATGGCTCTTGATTCAGTAGCATATACTGGCGTGGATATGTCTCTCTTGACCGAGGGCACTGTTATCCATGAGCTTAATGGCCACGAGATTTGTGATAAATATATTCCTAAGGTAAAGGCTCATAATGAATTTAATGGCCCAAACCGCACTCGTAAGAATAAGCCTAAAAATATACCTATTGCGCCTTTATTTAACGAGCACGCCGATACTGAGCAACTTGCGTATAATCTTAACGCTTTTAAGCCTGGTGATGAGATTGAAATTACTTTAAAGATGCATGGCACCTCTCAGCGCACCGGTTATCTGCCAGTATTTAAGGGCATGAAGCGCACTTTTTGGGACAAACTATTCCGTCGTCCCGGCAAGCCAATTTATGATTGGGGTTATGTAACTGGTACTCGTCGTACTGTACTTGACAATTTTGATGGCGGTTTCTATGGCTCTAATGAATTCCGTGAGCCACACGCGAAGTTCTTCGAAGGTAAGCTTCATAAGGGTGAAGAGGTATTCTATGAAGTTGTTGGTTTTACTACTTCTGGTGCGCCTATTATGGGATCAGTAAGTAATAAAAAATTAAACGATAAAGAATTTGAGCGTCAGTATGGTCCTACCACTGTATTCTCATATGGCTGTGAGCCAACTGGTCAGCGCGAAAAATTCTATCGTGATGAAATCAGCGTATTTAGCATCCCAGAGCCTGTGCCTCAGTCTGATTTCTATGTATATCGTATGACTATGACTAATGAAGATGGCAATGTCGTAGAATATACTCCTGACTATATGCGTTATCGTTGTGAGCAAATGGGTTGTAAAACTGTTCCTGTGTTTGAGCAGTTCCGTATTCCCGATAGTAATGATCGTAATATTTTATATCTAAATAGCGAAGGAGTTATTGATTATGTGACTAAAACTCCTGGCGAATGGGTAATGGAAGCTGCTGAAACTTACTACGACGGCCCCGACCCCATCGGTAAAACTCATGTGCGCGAAGGCGTAGTAGTTCGTATTGTAAATCGTCCTTCATTTACTGCCTATAAACACAAGAATTTCGCATTTAAGTGTTTATCTGGTATTATAACCGAAGAGGCAACTAATGTTGCCGATGCAGATATCGCATCAGAAATGTGAGGTATATATGGGTAGACTTGTAGAAATAAAACTTTGTCCATTGCGTTCTCGTACAGATCCCTTTACTGGTAACGAAAAGGTCGAAGAATGTTTTGAAGAGAAATGTATGCTATATAATTCAGAAAATAAATGCTGCGGTTTAAACATTTCACTTCTGCTAGATAATAAGAAAAAGGATTGAGAAAAAGGCGGCATAACAGCCGCCTTTGATTTTTATAAAAAAATTTATTATAATGTATATAGAAAAATAAAAGGAGAAATTTAACATGTCAACGTATGCGTGTTCAGATCTACACGGTATGTATGATATTTATGAGCAAATTCTCGATTATATTAAACCAGAAGATAAAGTAATTTGTTTAGGTGATTGCGGCGATCGGGGTTATAAGAACTGGGAATTAATTAAGGCTGTATATACTAATCCTCAATTTATTTATCTAATGGGCAATCATGAAGATATGCTTATAAATGCTATGGAAGAGTGTCTTGCTGGCTATCCTTTCAATGAATCTCTTGAATTAGTAATAGCGAATGGTGGCTATGATACATATAGGGGCTGGTTAAAAGAGACCCCAGAAGAGCGCAAAGTGTGGCTGGATCGTTTGCGCACACTGCCTATACATATGGATTATTTTAGTAAAAAAAATAACACAATTTGGCATTTATCGCATGCGGGATATACTCCATATCGTAAAGATTTGCCTATCCGTGAAGATTTAATTTGGGACAGAAATCATTTTCGTGATAAGGTGATTGTGCCAGAAGATAACGGTGAGCGACCCGATGAAGTATGCGTCCATGGTCATACTCCAATTCCTTTTGTAGCCGATGAGTTACATATGGATGTGCCGCATGAGCCTACTCTGCTTATATATGGTGATGACCATAAAATCGATATCGATAATGGTTCTTTTTGGTCTGGTGGAGCGATACTATTAAATTTAGACACTTGTGAGCATATACCGTTTTATGACCGTGTGAAAGGAAATATCTATGGAATTTAATCTTTTTAAGAAATCAAAAAAACCTGTGGAGATTAATAAAGAGCCTGAAAAGAAACAGCTTTTCTTGATGTGCGGCGCTCCTGGCTCTGGGAAAAGCACCTGGTTGCGAGCAAATGCTATCGGTCCTGATTGCGCTGTAGTATCTCGCGATGAAATTCGCTTTAGTTATATGCAGTCTAAAGACGACCATTATTTTACTCATGAAACCGAAGTTTTCAATGAATTTATTGAAACTATTCAGAATTATCTGAATGATGCCAAAGGGCCTACTCGTATATATGCTGATGCAACTCATTTAACTGAAAAATCTCGTTTAAAAGTGTTAAAGCGTTTGGATTTGTCCAATGCCGAAGTAACGGTGCTTGTTATCAGAGCCTCGTTAAAAGAAACGATAAAGCGTAATCATCAGCGCGCTTACCATGCTATTGTACCAGATGATATTGTTACTCGTATGTGGAATTCATTTGAACGTCCAGAAAATGATACGAAAATATCAGTAAAGGTTTTATATTTAGAATCGCCTTATGAAAATAAAGTGTATTAAACGCAGAAAAGAGAGGTAAAAAATGATTTATGTAACTTCTGATCTTCATTTTAATCATGACCGCGCATTTTTATATGAACCACGTGGTTTTAATAACGTAGAAGAAATGAATGGGGTTATTCTTCATAATCTGCTTCAGCTTAAGCCCGATGATGATCTTTATATTCTTGGCGATGTAATGCTTGGAGATAATCAGAAGGGATTGGAATATCTTCTGCAAATTCCTTGCCGAGTACATATTGTTTTAGGTAATCATGATACTGATACACGCGAAGCGCTTTACCGCACTTGCCCGAATGTGGTTGAAGTTGCGCTTGCAATTAAGCTCAAGTATAATAAACATCACTTTTTCATGACTCATTACCCCTGTATGACCGGCAACCTTGAGCGTGAATCACTTAAGCAGATGACGCTCAATCTTTCGGGCCATACACATGACAAACGCAAATTCTATAATGATTTGCCATATGTATATAATGTATCAGTCGATGCGCATGACTGCAAACCTGTGTCATTGGACGAAGTAATCGCTGATATGGAGCAACAGATGCGTGACTGCATTTCATGCTTGTAAGAAGCATTCATTTTTTACTTCTACTAGAGCCCAGCTTATCGCTGGGCTTTTTGTTATACTCGAACTCGACCGAAACTGAACCAAAAATCGCATATGGAAAATTTTTTACCAAAAAGGCTAAACTTGCTTAAAAAATATTTTTTTGGTATAATGATAGTAGTATTGAGAACAAAGGAGGTTTCTTAATGAAAGATTTTATTAATTGGGATGCAGAAAAAGGCATAGCAACTTGTACTTTAATCGCTCCTGATGGAATTACAATAACTAAAACTGCACAATGTGCTGAAGAAGATAGAGATATGATGAGTGAGAAAACTGGATGCACTATTGCACAAATGCGCGCTACTATTGCTTTAAGTAAACATATTCGTGATTATATTATAAAACCTGAATTATATACATTAAAAAAATTTTTATATAATATAGATCAAAGCTCTAAACATAATCCAAATAATTATGAATCTAAAATGCTTTTACATAAAATTAAACAAACTGAAGATGATTTACATGAAATTCAAAAATTAGTTGCACAACAAAGACTTGAATTAGCTGCTTATTTAAAAGCAAAGAATCATTTTTACACTGCAATTCGCAGATTAAGAAAGGCCAAATCAAATTAATCAATTTAGTCTATCGTCTATAATTTTATGAAGGCTATGAAAAGAGGTGACTATTTTGATTAATTTTATTTTAGGTATTATATTTACCACCATAGCATACCCTTTATTAGTAGGTATCACTGAATTGATACAGGTGGTTTTTGAAAAATGGAAATATCAAATAATGATAAAAATTACCAAAATAAAAAGTGAAATTATAAAAATCACAGATGAACAAAGTGGTGAAATTGTTCATAATGTGATTGGGTTCTAGTCACCAAGACCCAACACTTATGAGGAGGAGTTAGATGAGGACGACAACTTTTAAATTTTATGATACCAGCAGTCTATTAGTAATGGGAAGTGAGTTATTTAACAATCGATTTGCCATTTCATCAATTACTTTAGAAGAGCTGGAATTGATAAAAGTATCTGCCAATAAAGACTCTGATATAAAATATGCGGCAAGACAATTATTAAATCAATTATACCATAATATTGATAAATACGATGTAATTAACTATCAACCAGAAATGCTTGAGCCTTTACATAAAGTTGGATTATATTTAGATAATAACGATATGCGAATTTTAGCTTGCGCAACTTATTATGATATAAAATATCATCCTGATGAAGTTGTATTTGTAACAAATGACATGTCTTTATTTATATTATCTAATTTAATTTTTGGCAATGATTCAATCGAAATGATTGGATATGACCAAGAACCAGAGTATACTGGTTATATGGAAAAAACTTTATCAGATGATGATTTAAGTTATTTTTATTCAAATCAAAATGTAAATATATATAATTTAAATATCGGACAATATTTAATTATATATGATAAAAATCATAAGCCAATAGATACAGTAGTGTGGACTGGAATGTCGCATAGGCATTTAAAGTATGGTGTATTTTCTTCACGACTATTTGGCGATATTAAACCAATGCGCGGAGATATATATCAAGCTTGCGCGGTTGATAGTCTTTTACAAAATCAAGTAACAATGCTTAAGGGGGCGCCAGGCTCTGGAAAAACAACTCTTGCACTTGGATATTTATTTTCTAAACTTGAAAAAGGATAGATAAATAAAATTGTAATATTTTGTAATACAGTAGCTACACGCAATTCAGCTAGACTTGGGTTAATTTAAAGGATAAGGCTCAAGTAAAACCTTGTGAACTGCTGGAACATCCTTAGAGCCAATTAAACTACAACATACGAATGAAATAAGTCGAAGTGTGAATGTTTAAAAATTAGTTGGATTGGACAATCAGCAACCAAGTCCCGAATAGGGAAAGGCTCATCGACTATCGAAAACACACTATATAGTGGAAGTGAGTAGAGTAGGCTTAGGCCGAAGCGCAAGGGATTTAAACTGAAAAATTTTGGACAAAAACTGAAAAATTTATTACCTTAGAATTTATATATAATAAAGGGGGGAATAAGTTTGAAAGAAGAAATTATAAAAAAATATCTAAATGGATATTCAATTAGTAAACTATTGATAGAATATCCTTCTTTTAATAGACGACAAATAAATAAACTCCTAAAAGAAAATAATATTACTATTAGAGGCGGAAGAAAAAAAAGAGAATGGTCATTAGAACAAAAAGAAGAACTTAAAGAAATGTTAAATAAAGGTTCTTTTTTAAAAGACATTGCTCAACATTTTAATGCTTCAGAAGAAACTATAAAAAATTTAATGTCTGAAATGAATCTTGAATTAAAAACATTAAATAGAGTTAATCGACGCATTAATAGTAATTATTTTTCTGTTATAGACAAACCAGAAAAAGCCTATTGGTTAGGTTTTTTATTTACTGATGGTTGTGTCGATAAATTAAGAACGACAGGACGTATTAGATTACAGCTATAGGAACGTGATAAAGAAATATTAGAAAAGTTTAAAGAAGATTTGTAGTTAGACTGTAAAATAATTTATAATATTCGTCCTAATAGTATTTGTTGTTCAGTAGAGTTTACTGACGAACAAATTTTTTAGGATTTAGCTAATTATAATATTGTCCCTAAAAAAACCTATAATATAAATCATATTCCCTATGAAAAAATTCCCTTAGAATTTCGACCGGCATTTGCTTTAGGTCTTTTCGATGGAGATGGTTCTTTATATTGTGATTCTAATTATAGTACAGATGTCTCTATTAATTACACTGCCTACCATGAAACAGAAGTAATAGATTTTTAGAATTTAATAAATTCTTTAACAGGAATTGAAAAAAAGAATAAAAATTTTTATACAAGTGCTTGGTATACATAGTGGCGAGGAAGATTATAGGTTATTCATATTTTAGATATTTTATATAACAATTGTCCAAGATTCTTAAAACGCAAGCATGATATTTATCTTGCTTTAAAAAATAGTTTAAATTAAGATATAGTCAGGTTTATAATGAAAATTATAAAATTATGTTTATCCTGGTACTCGTGATGAAAAATTACTTGATTCACAAATTGGTAACTTATTAATTAGTAAATTAGGTAGTCGTATGGAAGTAGAGGCATTAATTGATAATGAACAATTGATTTTATTGCCTTTATCTGATATTCGTGGATATGAAACACCTGACAATAGTGGTGTATATATTTCTGAAGCTCAAAATTTGGATATAGATATGATGCAACTTGCGCTCACTCGCATTGGTGAAAATTCAATATGTATTATTGATGGTGATGATAAAACACAAGTTGATTCACCCGCATATGCTGGTATTCATAATGGAATGAAAAGAGTGTCAAAAGTATTTCGCAATACTGATATATATGGTGAAATTGAATTACGATATGTTCATCGTAGTAAAGTTGCCGATTTGGCAAGAAAATTAACTTAAAGGAGAAAAATGTAATGAGTTTATTTAAGAACAAAACTAAAGCACCTAAGCATTCTAGAATTATTGGTATTTATACCGCTCAGACTAAGACTGTTTCTGTAATGGATAGTCCTGATACAGAGACAAAGAGTCCTAACGTACTTGATATTTTAAGCTATCATCAAAGTGTATATATTATTGATGATTTTAATCAAGAATATTTTAAAGTTATTTTAAGGTATCAACCAAATAAAATTGGTTATGTAAAAAAATCTCATGGTAATTATATTATGTATACTGCACTTCCTTATTCAGTGCTTGTTCATGAAGAGGGCGAAATAACAGTTTACGATAATCCTACGGTGGAGAGCAATAAGGTAGGAACATGCAATCCTGGGGATCGTTTACTCATTGAAACAGAATGGGATCATTTTGGTAAAATTTTTAATAAACCTTGTTGGATTAATTTGGATGAAGTAAATAAACTTCGTCACTAATATATAAGGGGGCTAAAAGCCCCCTTTTTATTTTCTCGAAAGGATTAAAGTTATGGATAAAAACAAGAAAGTCAAAACCAAAAGAAAGAAAAAAGCACAGCCAAAAAAAGAATTTTCTAAAGTTCTTTTAATCCAAGAGTCAGCTCTAATTTGGGTAATTAGTCTTTCTTTTATTATTTTAGCCTATATATGTGTTAAAAATGCATATTTTGGTGAACTGCCTTGGTTAACTGTAATGGTTGGTCTCCCTTGGACTGCTTACGGTGTTAGTCAAGGTTTTTACTATAGAAAATCCACCAAAGAAAACACAAAAGATGGAGTTAAATATGAATCTGTCATGACAGAATTAAACGCTCGACTCGAACAAGAAGCAAATGCATTAAAATATAATTATACAACATCTGATAATATTGAGCAAAAAATGAATGAAGACTATGAAGAAAATTAATAATAATTACATAAGCCATAGGATGTCTTGATATCCTATGGCTTATTTTTATTGCAAAAAATTAAATTTTATGATATAATATATATAGTAAAGGAGGTATTATATATGACACCTAATAAAGAATATGAAATAACATCTTTCCCCGTTAATGAAAACGATATTATTCTTGTACGCTTTACTGATGAAATTGATTATGAAGAAGCTCGTAAAGTTTTTGAAGCTCTTCATCAGCAGTTTAATGAACATTTGGTAATTGCTGTACGTTCAGGTGTATATCTTGATGCCGTCTCTCGAGCGGACTATAAGAAATGGTTAGAAATGGAATTAGCCTGGCTTGAAGAGGGTGATAAAAATGAAGATATATTGTGATGGAAGTGCTTATCCAAATCCCGGTCCAGGTGGCTTCGGAGTAATCGTAGTTGACAATCACGAAAATTTTGTCTATAATATATATAGAGAGAGATGTGAAAACACAACAAACAACCGCGAAGAACTGAAAGCTGTCTTGTATTGCTTAAAGAATTATGGAATTAATATCTATGAAGCAACTACATTAGATAGTTTTCTTTTTAACTTTCCAATTGTTTTTAGCGATAGTGCATACGCAGTTAACACATTTAATCAATGGATGTTTCAATGGGCTAATAATGATTGGAAAAATAGTTCTGGAAAGATAGCCGAAAATGTTGATATTGTAAAAGAATATTATGAATTATATAAAAAAGGTTATCGTATACAATTAGAAAAAGTAAAAGGTCATAGCGGCGTTAAATGGAATGAAGTTGCAGATCGTTTAGCGTCAGCTGATGGCGATAAGGAGCATGATAAATGGAAAGAAAAAATAATTACGGTATCGACGACATAAAATCGCTCTCCTTCAAAGAAGGCGTTAGATGCCGCGTGCAGATGTATCTCGGTAGCGCAGATAATGAAGGCACATATCAAGCATTCAAAGAAATTATTAACAACGCAACCGATGAAGCCCTCTGTGGATATGGAAATCAAATTGATATTAGCGTTGATGAAGATAATAACACCATTGAAGTCCAAGATTATGGTCGTGGTGTTCCTTTTGGTATCCGTGAAAATGGAGAAAATGTTTTAGTATCTATTTATTCAAAATCTCACACTGGTGGTAAATTTGAAGAAGGCGCATATAAAAATGTTTCAGGCTTAAATGGTATCGGAGCAAAATGTGTCTGTTTAAGTTCTAATGATTTTGTTGTTGAAAGTTGCCGTGATGGGAAAATGGCAAAAGCTATATTTTTCAAAGGCGATTTAATTGATTATCATGAATGTCCAACTAAACACGCTAATGGAACATTAATTCGCTTTAGCCCAGATCCAGAAGTGTTTAAAGATGAACCTATTCATTATAGTTTTCAACGCATATGCGAAGATATTAAGAACATTTCTTACTTATATAGCGGAATCACGTTTAATTTATATGATATAAAAACAGGTACAAGAATAACACATTGTGCTAAAAATGGTATAATAGATTTTGTAAAAGATAATTTAAAAGACCCGATTCATCCACATATTATTCACGAAACCATAACTGATGGTACCGATAAGTTAGAAATAGCATTTCAATGGGGTAGTAAGCATGAAACCTCATACGTTTTCGTAAATGGTTTACGTTGTCCTGAAGGAGGTTCCCCGATTACAGGCGCAAAAATGGCAATTACCCGTACATTTAACACTTTAACAGGTGAAACTTATGATGGAGAATTAATTCGTGCAAATTTATTTTATGTAATTAATTGCTCTGTCGCGCAGCCTAGTTTTGCTAATCAAACTAAGACTAAAATTAATAATGCTAATTTAAGAGCCATGGCCTCAACAGCATTTTCCAATGCTTTAAAGATGATGGAAAAAGCATATCGTGATGAATTTGCTACCGTAGCTAATTTAGTCAAACGAGTTACTAAAGCCGACGCAGCCGCAGAAAAAGCTCGTAAGCAGGCTTTAGAAGCGACAAAAGATATTGAACGCAATCAAAAGCGCAAAGTATTCCAATCTGATAAGTTAAAAGATGCTGAATATCTTGGCCCAAACTCCACACTTCTAATAGTAGAGGGTAATTCGGCTATGGGCGGTATGGCGCAAGCTCGTGATTATAAAAAATATGGACTTTTAGCTATTCGAGGTAAAATTATTAATTGTTTATCTAATAGTGAGGAAGATATTTATCAAAACGAAGAGATTAAATTGCTCTTAAGCGCAATGAATATTATTCCTGGACGCTACGATACTTCTAAATTACGTTATGGGAAACTTGGCATCTGTGTTGATGCCGACTCAGATGGTTATCACATCGGATTATTAATTATGGCTGCTTTAACATATTTAGCTCCAGAATTTATTAAAGAAGGTCGTTTATACTGGTTGCGCTCACCCCTTTGGGTCGTATCTACTGGGAAAAAGCGTAACTATTATTTTGATGATAATGAATTTAATGCAGTACGTGGACAAATAAAAGGTGAAATTAAGCGTTGCAAAGGATTGGGCACATTAGAACCTGAGGAAGCACAGGAATCTATGTTTACTGATGAATTCCAACGTTTTGAACAAATGGAGTATTCTCCAGAAGCAATTGACTTACTTTATGATTTAATGGGTACAGATATTGTTCCACGTCGCGACTTTATATTTAACAATGTTGACTTTACGGAGGTAGCAGAATGAGTGATTTAAAACAAACTATCACAAATGCATTTGTGCAATATAGTGGCGCAGTTCTGCAATCTCGTGCTTTGGTGGATGCAAGAGATTGTCTTAAACCTTCTGCACGACAGATCTTTTATTCAATGCATTCACATAAATTAACGCATACTAATTCATTTAAGAAAACTGTTAATGCTGTTGGTATGGCGATGGTTGATTTTTATATTCATGGTGATACTTCTGCGGAAGGCATTATTATGCGTGCGAGCCAGCCTTTTGCCATGCGTTATCCTCTAATTGAAATAGAAGGTAATGGAGGTTCTCCAATAGAAAGCGGAAACTGGGCAGCTATGCGTTATACATCGGCACGTTTAAGTGAATTTTCTAATTATCTTTTTACTGATATCAAAAAAGATACAATTGCGGAATGGCGCAACAATTATGATGATACTCAACAGTACCCCGCAGTTTTGCCTTCTAAGGGCTTTTATAATATAGTTAATGGTACTACTGGAATTGGTATTGGTATGGCATCTAGTGTACCTCAATTTAATATTAAAGATATCAATTTAGCTTTAGAAAAGTTAACCTTAAATCCAAATTGTACTTTTGATGATATTTATTGCGCTCCAGACTTTGCTACTGGTGCAATTCTGGTAAATGCAAGTGAAGTAAAAGAAGCAATTAAAAATGGACATGGAGCCTCTTGTAAATTGCGTTCAGTTATAAATTATGATGCGAAAGAGAATTGTTTAGAAGTAACCGAAGTTCCATATGGTGTTTACACAAACACAATTTGTAAAGAGTTGGAAGAAATTGAACAACGGGAAGATAATCCCGGCATTGAGCGTCATAATGATTTAACAAAGAAAACTGTTTTAATTAAAATATATTTGCATAAAGGCGTAATACCAGAAAAAGTAATTCGTTATCTTTACAAAGAAACTTCTTTACAATATTATTTTGGTATTAATTTCACACTTTTGGATGCTGGGAGATTCCCGAAAGTATTTACTTGGAAACAACTTCTTCAAGCACATATTGACCATGAAAAAGATGTATATCGTCGAGGATTTGAATATGATATTAATCAATATCGTCATCGAATTCATATTATTGATGGTTTATTGATTTGTTTAGCTAATATTGATGAAGTTATTGCTGCCATTAAACAGGCTAATTCAGTAGCTGATGCAAAAATGGCATTAATAAAAAATTTCATATTAGATGAAGAACAGGCGCAAGCTGTACTTGATATGAAATTAAGTCGTTTAGCGCATCTTGAAGTTGAAAAATTAAGACAAGAAAAAAATAATTTATTAAATGAAATCGCTCGTATTGAAGATATTCTAAATGATACAGTTAAATTTAATAATCAATTAATTGAAGGATGGCGTGCTATTGCTAAAAAGTATGGTGACCCTCGCCGCACTCAAATTCTTGATATTAGTTTAGAAAATACTGATGATGAAGCAATAACTCCTGAAAATTGTATGATTATATTAACACATGGCAATACCATAAAGCGCATTCCTTCTGATACCTATAAGCCTCAAAAGCGTAAAGGTAAGGGTGTAAAGATACAAGAAGAATTAACTTCAATGATTATTCGTACTACAACTGCCGATTCATTGATGATATTTAGTGATAGCGGTAAATTGTATCGTTTGCCTGTTGCTGATATTCCAAATGGTGATAATAAGAGTAAAGGTATTCCAGTAGATGGTTTAGTTGCAATGGAACATGGCGAACACGCACAAGTTATTTATTCGTTATATAGAAATACTAATTCTGAATATGTTTGTTTTATTACCAAACAGGGTTATATGAAAAAAACTGAGCTGTCAGAATATATAAAAACGCGTAAAAAGACAGGTTTAAGTGCTATTACTTTGCGCGAAGGCGACCAACTTGCCAATGTAGTATTATTAAAAGATGAAGATGTAATTGTAGTTACTAAGAAGGGGTATGCGCTCAGATTATCTACAACAGATTGGGTTGCAAGTAGTCGGTTGGCTGTTGGAAATATTGCAATCAATCTTAAAGAAGATGATGAAGTTGTGTGCGTCTTGCCTATCCATAATGATACTGATGATTTGGGCTTGTTCTTTGATGATGGATACGGTAAACGTGTTCGCTTAAATGAAATTCCCAAGCAAAATCGCCGCACACGTGGCATAATGGTTTCAAAGGGAGAAAACGATATCGTAGCTGCTACTTTAATCCAAGATGGAGATCAGGTTCTCATTTTTGGTGATAAAAATTCCATTCTTTTGGAAGCTACGGAGATACCTTTAATGGGACGTGCGGCGCAAGGCAATTTAATGATACAGAATAAACAGATTAAATCGGTTAGCAAAATATGAGATAGTGGGAGAGCTTGTCTCTCCCCTCTTTCTTTACTTTATAAAAATATTTTTGTATAATATATGTAAGAAAAATAAAGGAGAAAGCTATGGATAAGGATTATATTATCAATGAAATGCATAATTTAATAGACTTCTTAAATCAAGCGACGGAAGCTTATGATAAGGGTGAGCCTATTATATCCGATGCAGATTGGGATAAAAATTATTTTCAACTTGAGCGCATGGAGCGCTTAAGCGGTATAATTTTGCCCGAATCCCCCACAGCTAAAATCCATTTTGAAGTAAAGACATCCCTCTCTAAAGTTAAACACGATCATCCTATGCTCTCTTTAGCAAAGACTAAGAGCGTAGAGGAAGTTAAGGATTTCTTGGGCCGGTCTAATAGTGTCCCATGGGTAGCTATGGCAAAGATGGATGGTCTTACTTGTTCTCTTACATATGAAAATGGTGTGTTGGTAAAAGCTGAAACACGTGGCGATGGAAATGTTGGAGAGGATATTTTTCATAATATGAAAATCAATCCAACTATTCCTAAACATATTTCATATAAGCAACGTGTTGTGTTAGATGGTGAAATTATTTGTACTTATAAGGATTTTAAAGAATTTGAAAGTGAATTTAAAAATCCAAGAAATTTTGCAGCTGGTAGTATAAGATTATTAGATGCGAAAGTATCATACAATCGCAAATTAACATTTGTGGTTTGGGACGTAATTGAACCATTTGATACTGCCGAAAATACACTTTCTGCACAGTTACAGGCAGCTGATATGTATGGTTTTGAGATTGTTCCATACTGGTGTTGCTCTAAGCAGGATGAAAATTTAAAGGCAGCAATTGAGCTCATTAAAGTTCGTTCCGAAAAAATGAGTTATCCAATTGACGGCGTTGTATTCAAATATGATGATTTAAGTTTGCGTGATACACTTGGCTCAACCGCACATCATTTTAATAATGCTATTGCGTATAAGTTTGAAGATGAATTATATGATACGACTTTAAAGTCTATTGAATGGACAATGGGTCGTACTGGAATCCTTACACCAGTAGCAGTATTTGAGCCAGTTGATGCCGATGGGTCTATTGTGGAACGAGCCAGTTTGCATAATATTAGCGTAATGGAAAAAATATTGGGTAAACCCTATGTGGGACAACATATTAAAATTTCAAAACGCAATATGATAATTCCACAAGTTGAATGCTATGTTGAAAATATAATGAATGATACTTTTGAAACATATATATCAATTCCGACTAAATGTCCCATTTGTGCTCACGAAACTCAAATAAAGGAGAATGAAGGAGTTAAAGTACTGGTATGTACTAATTCTTATTGCCCCGGTTTATTAATTAATCGATTAGATCATTATCTTGGCAAAAAAGGATTAGATGCAAAGGGTATATCAGTAGCCACTTTAGGTCAACTGATTGAATGGGGGTGGGTTAATTCTATCACCGACATCTATCATTTAGATGACTATGCTAGCATATGGGAGAAAAAGGACGGATTCGGACCCAAATCCGTAGAGAATATTTTAATCGCCATTAAAACTAGTTCTCACACTACCTTTGAGCGTTTCCTGTGTGCTCTTGGGATTCCTCTAATTGGGGCAACTGCATCACGAGATTTAGCAACACGATTTAAAACATATGAAAACTTTAGGGATGCGATTAAAAATAACTTCCAGTTTTTTACGTTGCCTAATTACGGATGGGAGAAACATAATGCCATCATGAAATTTAATTATGATGAAGCAGATAATCTCGCAAAAAATTATATAATATTTGAGGAATCTCCAATAGAACCGCAAGTGGAGAAATCATTGGAAGGAAAAACAATCGTAATTACTGGGCGGCTGCGGCAATACCCTAATCGCGTCGCTCTTCAAAAGGATATCGAGAAGCACGGAGGCAAGGTTGTTTCTACCATATCTTCTCGGACAGATTATCTTATTAACAATGATATTACATCAACCTCAACTAAAAATGCTGAAGCGAAAAAGTTGAATATCCCTATTATCTCTGAGGACGACTTTAAGCAGCAGTTCTTGACTTTGTAAAAAATTTATTGTATAATAAGTATGTAAATAAGGAATAAATATGACGAAACGCGAAATTAAGCGCACTGCGCAACGGTTAGCTGAACTTGAGTTAATTATGCGAAACTCTGACGACCCCCATGCGCGATATGCTGCGCAAGAAGAAACAATAGATATTTGCAATCGATATAGTAATCTTGCAGATATGGAAAAGATTGACGAAGAAGTTTTAAAAATACTCAATCAATCTTGATTTTCTTAAAAATTTTTTGTAAAATAATAATGTAAGCAAAAGAAATGCTACAAATAATAAAAAATTATTTAATCTAAAGGAGAAAAATGTATTATGGCTATGAAAGAGAATTCAAAGAATGTTCTTAATTATCTGAAGGAAAACAAGGGTGTTAACCTTACTGCTGCTGATGTTGCTGAGGCTCTCGGTCTCGAGAAGCGTCAGGTTGATGGTATTTTTACTTCTGCTATTCAGCGCAAGAAGCTGGGTGTTCGTACCGTTGCTGAGATTGAGCTTGAGGATGGAACCCATAAGCAAGTCAAGTTCCTCTCTCTTAATGATGCTGGTATGGCTTTCGATCCCGATGCTGAGGAAGAGTAATCGAATAAAGTCTTTCAAATAGGGGCAGGGCAAGTTTCTGCCCCTTAATTTTTTAACTTATGCCGATTGAACTATCACTTTTAATAATATTTGGAACAATAAGTCTGATTTCCATCGGCGCACACTTTTATATTTATTTTAGTAGAAAGCACTCAATTATTCGATAGAAGAAGTCGATTGCTATTCTACAAGAATAGAGAGACAATTTGCACCTTGAGGCGCTTGAAGCTTCTCAACTCATTGAGCAGGAAAATAATACTATCCGAGATTTACAAGAACGAGAAGATGCACTTAATCTTAGCATTGGTTCTTTATAGTCAGAAGAAGCTGAACTTAATGCTCGCATTAGTCAATTAGATTTTAATGCACGAACAACTGAAGAAATGGCAAGAGAAGCCGTCAGCGCAATTTATGATAAAGCTAAAGCGCGAATGGAAACTTCCTTTGAGGAAAGTGCTCAACGAGAAGCCGAAAATTATCAAGAAGAAATTGATAAATATCGGTCAGATTTTTTAATAGTAAAAGAAGAATTTGCAAATGAAATTAAAGAATTACGCAAACAATTTATATCAGAGCGCCATAGATTAAATGAATGCCAAGAAAAAACTCGTGCAGCCATTGAATCTTATAAACGCATGATGCTTGACGCGCAACAGCAAAGTTTCTATATGTTACAAATTCCTTCTACTGACCTATTGGAGATTGAAAAATTACGAAGTATCACTCCGTATTTACACAATCCAGAAACTCTCAATAAATTAATTTATAAATGTTACTATGAAAAACCTACAACCGATTTAATTGGTCGTGTCGTAGGAGATAAAGTTAGCGGTATTTATAAAATTACAAATACTAAAAATGGCATGTGCTATGTGGGTCAATGCGTGCGTTTTGCCGACCGTTGGCGCCAGCACATAAAACGCGGGTTAGGCGCTGAAGCGCAAACTCGCAATAAGTTGTATCCAGCTATGCAAGCTGATGGTGTTGAGAATTTTATGTTTGAAGTAATCGAGGAATGTCCTCCAGAACTTTTAAATGAACGAGAAATCTATTGGCAAAATTATTTTGGAGCAAAAGAATTTGGTTATAGTATTAAATGAGGTAAAATTATGATGATTAAAATTTTTACAGCTGACAAAGATGGTAAAATTACATTTACAGTCGATGAATTAAAATAGTTATTATATGAAGCTTTTTAGGAAGGTTATCATAGTAAGGGAATAAGTTATATATCGACAAATCCGAACTGGACTTCTTCCACTTATACAACTATGTCTTCACCTTTTGATAGCGGTATTAATTTAATAATAGAAAATGCTGGAGATTTAAAAAATGAAATTTGAAAATATAAGAGTATTTAATTTTGAGGGGGCATTTCGAGGAATGCGGAATCCTCATAATAGCTGGAATAAATCTTTAAGCGAATTTGGAACTAAGCCTATTATTGTATTCGGTGCGACTGTATAGAGTCTAGCGACAAAATGGTTGGAAGCAGCTCATTTAAATATGCTCGATCCCGATTATGATACTTTATATGCCAAGACTATAAAAGATATTACACAGCGTTCTATTATTCATACTAATGGTAGTTATGTAGAATATGCTGCTTTGTGTCCTGATGATTTAAATCTTGCTCATAAGCTTATTATGGCTGGTCCAGAGCATCGTAAATTTATGCGACAAATTATGGTATCTGTTGATATTACTGCTCCACTCTACTGGTAGAATTCTTTCTGCCAATGAAATACTTTTCTCGTCTATCAGCGAGGGTTATATTTTTTGTAAAATATAGCTAACGGGGAACCCCCCATTGGAATCCCGTGGCAAACTTTTATTTTTCATATCTTCTTTATTGGAAAGGAGATGATTAAAATATTTTGTATTTATAAAATTACAAATTTAATAAATCATAAACTATATATAGGAATAACAAAAAGAAATCCAAAAATTAGATTTTATGAACATTTTTCTAATAAAAATGAATTATTATACAAAGCAAAAGAAAAATATGGTAAAGAAAATTTCTCATTAGAAATAATTGAAAAGGATATTTCAGAAGATAATATTGACGAAAAAGAAAGATATTATATTGAATTATATAATTCCTTGACTCCAAATGGATATAATCTTTCTATTGGTGGAATATCTAATAAGAGCATTTCAGATGAAGGAAAACAAAAATTAAAAGAATGTAATTTAGGTATAAATAATCCAAAATGCAATAAATATATTTTAATGATAAGCAAAGATACAAATGAGATTTTAAATAGATTTGGAAGTGCAAGAGAGGCTGCGAGATTTCTAGGTAATGAAAATAAATATAGAAGTATTGCATATTGCTTGTCAGGCAAATCAAAATCTTCTCAAGGATATCTTTGGAGATATGAAGAATAATTGAAGCTGTAGAGACTATTCCCAAGGCCTTCTGGGCAGGGAAGTAGGGCTACTATTGATACGTAGTTTAGTTTTAGGAAACGAAGCTAATTAAATGCCGAAATGGTATCCTCCGAAAGGGGTAAAAGATAGTCCATAAATGGGAAAGAATTTGATACTTATAAAGTAGGTACTACTGCCAACTCGACTTCTACTATGCATAAACTTACAAGTAAACCAATTACATTAGATTGTTTTGAAATTGATGACTATCATTCTGATGTAATGCATGAAATCGAAACTGGATTAAATGAATCCGCAGCAAAAACTATAATTAATATTTGTGAATCATTACGTCAAAAATATCTTGAAACAAAAGATAAGAAATATTGGAAAGAATTGATTCGTTGGTTACCAGAAAGTTTTTTGCAAACTCGTACAGTCACTATGAATTATGAAAATCTTTATGAAATGTGTTTGCCAACTCAACGTAGATACCATAAATTAACTGAATGGTCGAAAGATTTTATGGAGTTTGCACGACAGTTACCTTATGCAGATGTTCTGCTTTTTGGAGATGAAATATCTAAATAAAGATTGAAAAAAAATAAAAAATTTGTTATAATAATAATACAGAAATGAAAATAAATTAAAGGAGAAGTTGATAATTATGAAGAAAAATATGATTAATTAGACACATATTGAAGGAATTTTATATGCACATAAACTTGAGGCTAAGGAATCTGGTAAAGAATCTAAAAACCCTGGCACCCCATATGTAACTGGCACTATTGATATTGCTACTGATAATAATCATACCAATATTGTATCTGTTCATTTTACCTATGTTGCACCCACTTATCCTAATAAGACTAAGAAAAACCCAAATTATCCTATTCTTATGGATATTCTTAACGGTAAGATTAAAACTGTTATGGATTCTGATTGGAGTGAAGCTGCACGTATTCGTATTGATTCTGCAATCGGTTTAAATGAATGGTATGATACTACTACTAAAGATGAGGAAACTTTGGTGAGTACAAAGCGTAATGAAGGTGGCTTTATCCATATTATTACTGATAATAATCTTGATGCTGATGAGAAGCGTCGTAATACTTTCAAAGTTGATATGATTATCACAGGAACTACTGAGCGCGAAGGCGACCCCGATAAAAATATTCCTGATGGTCTTATTGTTAAGGGTTGTATTTTTGATTTCCGTAATGCTCTGCTTCCTGTAGATTTTATTGCAACCAATCCTAATGCAATTAATTATTTCCTTGGTTTAGGCGCTAGCTCTAAAGAACCCGTATTTACTAATATTTGGGGTAATCAAGTATCTGCCACAGTAACTCGCACAATTACAGAGGAGTCTGCATTTGGCGAGCCTTCTATTCGTGAAATTAGTCACAGTCGTAAGGACTGGGTTATCACTGGCGCACGTGCTGAAGCTTATGAATGGGATAGTGAAGATACTATTACTGTAAATGAACTCAAAAAGGCAATGAGCGATAGAGAAATGGCACTTGCAGCAAAGAAACAGCGTACGGCTGAATGGAGAGCCAATCAAGCTAATGCGATTAAGACAACCGCTGTTCCTGCAACTGGTGACTTTAAGTTCTAATGAAATAGAGGCAAGTTTCTTGCCCTTTTTAGAAAAGGAGTAAATTATGGCAAATTCATTATTGAGTATTAAACCACATAAAGTTAGTCGAGATTTAAGAGGGTATTCAGTATTCTTCTATGGAGCTGCAAAGAGTGGAAAGACCACTGTTGCCTCTAAATTTCCTGGTGCGTTATTGCTTGCTTTCGAAAAAGGCTATAATGCAATTCCCGGAATTATGGTAAAGCCTATTAATTCTTGGTCTGAATTCAAGAAAACTTTACGTGAATTGAATGACCCAGAAGTCAAAGAACTGTTTAAAACAGTTATTATTGATACTGCAGATATCGCATATGGTTATTGTGAAAAGGCTATTTGCTCACAAGAAAGTAATGAAAAAGTTACTTATGAAGCAATCGGCGATATCCCCTATGGTAAAGGATATAAGCTCGTTATGCAAGAGTTTGATGAATGTCTTCGTAAGATTATTCAGATGGATTACGGTCTTGTTATAATTAGTCACGATGTTGATAAGACATTTAAGGATGAAACTGGTACAGAGTTTAATCAGATGGTTCCCACTCTGGATACTCGCGGTCGTTTAGTTTGTGAACGTACTTGTGATATCATTGGTTATGCTCGTGAAGTTCAGGCTGAAAATGGCGAAGTTGTAACTAAACTCTTTATGCGTGGAACTCCTCGCTTTATCGCTGGTTCTCGTTTTAAGTATATTCCTGCAGTAATTGATTTTAATTATGATTCACTAGTGAATGCAATTGGTGAAGCAATTGATAAAGAAGCTGCTGAACATAGTAACAATTTTGTTACGGATGAAAAAGCAAATCGTGAGGCCCCGACTACTTCTTATAACTTTAATGCATTAATGGATGAATTCCAATCCATCGTTGGACATTTAATGCAGACCAATAGTCCAACTATGGCTCAGAAAATTACAAAAATTGTAGAGAGTCATCTTGGAGTTGGAAAGAAGGTTGGAGAATGCACACCGGCACAGGCTGCAGAGCTTGACCTTATTATATACGACTTAAAGCAGCTTTCATAACAGATAATTTCGGTCAACTCACGGTTATTATAACTGTGAGTTGATTTTTTTATAAAATTATGTTATAATAATAATGAAGGAGGATGTATGCATCGAGTAAAATGTTACTATTGCGGTCAAATGTTCGATAGGGACAAAGAAGAGTGTATTAAGATTGAAAACACAAAACGATATGCACATAAACAATGTAGCATTAATAATATTCCTGTCGAACGTCATGAACAAATTGAATTAGAAGAATATGTAAAAAAACTTTTCAAAATGGATTATGTTCATCCAAATATTCAAAAACAAATAACTGAATATATCAGCCGTTTAGGTTTTTCATATTCTGGCATATATCGCACATTATTTTATTATTTTGAAATTTTACACAATCGTCCTACTCTCGCTAATCCAACTATTGGTATTGTACCATATGTTTATCCTGCGGCTAAAGAGTATTATTATAAATTATATTTAGCTAAAAAATTAAATGAGGGTAAGGTAATTGAGAAACCTAATGAAGTTGTGGTAGTTATAAAATCTCCACAGCGTGAACCAATGAAAAAAAGAAAAGTTTTTACATTTTTAGATGAGGAGAATATTGATGGCAAGTAAATATGTTGATGTTCCAAGTATAATGCAAGTTATTGGATGCGTTTATAATAATCCTAGTCTATTGGACTTCACAGATAAATATACTATCACAGATGAAGATTTTCCTGATGAATTTCATCGTGTTACCTTTGGTGCTATATATAAAATTTATGAATTGGGTGCACAAAAAATTACATTAGAAAATATTGCTGACTTTTTTAGTAGTCGCCCCAAGGCAGAAGCAGTATTTAAAAACAATAAAGGAAATGAATGGTTAGCTAAAGTATCTGAAGCGGCAATCCCCGATGCATTTGATTATTATTATGGCAGAATGAAGAAAATGTCATTATTGCGAGCATATGATAAATATGGTATTGATGTATCAGATATCTATGACCCAGACAATATTTTAGACACTAAGCGCAAACAAATGCAAGAAGAACGGTTAGATAATTCAACTTTAGAAGATATTGCAAACAAAGTAGATGGAAAAATAGAAGCTATTCGTGCTGAATATGTTGATAATGAATTTGGCGAAGCAACACAAGCTGGAGAAGGGGCATTAGAATTAATTGACCGCTTGAAAGCATATCCAGAAGTTGGAGTACCATTATATGGTCCACTTATCAACACAGTTACAAGAGGCGCACGATTAAAGAAATTTTATCTGCGTTCAGCTCCTACTGGCGTTGGTAAATCTCGTAGTATGATTGCAGATGCTTGTTTCATTTCTTGTAATAAAATTTATGATGAAATTTTTGGATGGATTAAAAATGGAACTTGTGAACCTACTTTGTATATAAGTACAGAGCAAGATATAGAAGAATTGCAAACAATGATGCTTGCGTTTTTAGCAAATGTAAATGAGGAGCATATTATTAATGGAAAATATCAAGGTGATGAAGAGGATAGAGTCCGCGAAGCCGCCACAGTACTTGCGAGTGCCCCGCTATATATTGAACAGTTGCCTGACTTCTCCCTACAAGACGTTGAGGATAAAATTAAGAAAAATATCCGCGATCATGACATTAAATACGTGTTCGACCCTATTGAAAGGGTAATGGGACAGTGAAACACTTTTCCGCTAATCAGCGGGGTCACAATTGTGGCTAACGGGGAACCCTAAACAGTAATGCATGGGAATCCCGTGGCAAACTTTTTTTGGACGGAAGTAATTAAAATATAATTGACTATTTTCATACGATATTGAAAGGAGTTGATTTTATGGGAATTATTTACCGATTTATAAATCAAATTAATAATAAGCAATATATAGGACAATCAATTAGTCCAAAAAATGAAAGATATAATAATCATAAAAGTTCATATAAAAATGAAAACAGTAGTGAATATAATTCACCATTGCATAGAGCGTTTAGAAAATATGGATTTGAAAATTTTACTTATGAAATATTAGTTAAAGATATTCCCGATATAGATATATTAAATCAATTAGAAAAATATTATATTAATTAGTATAATACATTAATTCCAAATGGATATAATATTGAAATTGGAGGGAAAAACGTTTCTAAGCCAAAAACATTGGAATAGAAAGAAAAATTAACTTGGGGGCAAGCAGAGTTAACCCCAAGCGAGATAAAAGAATTGCGTATTGCTTATAAAAATGGAGAAAGTCCAAGTAAAATTTATAAAGAAAAATATTCAGAACGACTACATTACAATTCATTTTTAAATATTTGGTCTGGAAGAAGATATAAAAATATTATGCCAGACTATATTGAAAAAGGAAGACATACAAAAATGAATTAGAAAATAGCTAATGAAATTAGAAAAAGATATCAAAATGAAAAAATATCTTATAGTAAATTAGCAGAAGAATATAAATGTTCTAAATCAACAGTCGCTGATATAATAAAAAATAGAACTTGGAATAACGTCTAAAAAAAGAAGCTGTATCGACTATCCCCCAGGTCTTCTGGACGGGGGAGTAGGGCTACTATTGATACGTAGTCTGGTTTTAGGAAACGAAGCCAGTTAAATGCCGAAAAGGTGTCCTACATAAAAAATTTTTATGTGGTAAGAGATAGTCAGCGCTCATAGAAATATGAGAATAACGTGTCACGACTATATTCATACTTCCCTTAAAATATTGGAAGAAATCACTCGTCGAAGTGGCGGAATTAAACTTCGAGAAGATAATATCTTATACATGCTTTCCATTCGGCTTAAAGATATATGTAATAAGTATGGAATCTTTATAATGTCTGCAACGCAGTTAAATATGGATTACCAGCAAGCTACAACTCCTGATCAAAACTTATTGCGTGGTGCAAAAGCTATTGCAGATAAAGTTGACTGGGGTGGTATTTATCTCCCAGTTAAGCCAGAAGATTTAGAAGCATTACAAACAATTTTAAGTTCTAATACATTTGAAACTCCTAATTTAAAATTATCAGTATATAAAAATAGGCGTGGAAGATGGAAAGGAATATATCTGTGGTGTAAAGCAGATTTGGGCTGTTGCCGTATTAAGCCAATGTTTTGCACTTCATATGATTATGCGATTCAATCGATAGAAGATTTAAAAATATTTACAGAAGAGCCAAGTGCTTTTTAAGGAGGATATATGAATTTTAGTGAAAATATTATTACTCGGAAGTCTAAGAGTACGTCCCAAAAGAAATTTACAAAAAAGAAATTAACGCCCAGGGTTGATGATTCAATTTCAATGCCCATATACGCAAATGGTCATCCTTATGAATATAAGATGCCAAAAGATATGGCAAAATTTTATATCAAACAAAAACCAACAAATATGAAACCTATGGAATTTTTATGTGAAGTTGTCACAAAAGAATTTGGTCTTCTCGGCTGGTGTTGTAAAGTCATCATTGAAGGTTAAGTATGCAAGATTATGATAAGAAGGCAATTCGAGAAGAGTTATCCATTGATGACTACTTTCAATTAGTAACTGAATGGGGTGGCAATCCAGAGTTCACCCCTTTTGGTTTTATCTCTGATACCATCTGTCATAATCCGCCTGGAGAAGGAAGTAGAAAACTCTATTTTTACAAAAATAGTGATTTATTTAAATGTTATACTGATTGTGATTGCGCTTTTGATATATTTGAATTAACAATTAAAGTTGCTCAAATTCAATCTAATCGAAAAATGGATTTAAATGATGCAGTGCGTTATCTTGCTGCTAAATTTAATATAGTTATTGCTTTAGATGATACAGAAGATCTTGGCTTAACAGATTGGCAATATTTAATTGCATATGATAAGATTAATGATATTCCAATAGTAAATCAAGTACCGCAATTAAAAGAATATGATAAACGCATATTGGAGCCATTGACAATTAATCCAAATTATTTAACGCCTTGGATTAATGATCATATTAAACCAGAAATATTAGCGCATGCGCAAATAGGATATAATTTTTCTACTGATCAAATTAGTATTCCTCATTTTGATAAAGATGGTCGATTTATAGGCCTGCGCGGACGAACGATGGTTAAAGAAGATGCAGAACGATTTGGTAAATATCGTCCAATGATTATTAATAAACAACAATATAATCATTCTCTTGGATTAAATTTATATAACCTTAATAATTCAAAAGACAATATAAAGCGTATGGGTAAAGCTATTGTTTTTGAAAGTGAAAAATCCACTCTACAATTTCAAAGTTATTTTGGTTTGGAAAATGATATATCGGTTGCATGCTGTGGCAGCAGTGTATCATCATATCAAATACAGTTATTGATTGAAGATAGAGTGCAAGAAATTATTATTGCCTTTGACCGACAATTCCAAGAGTTAGGTGATAGTGAATTTAAACGTTTAAAAGCAAAACTTTTAGGTTTACATAAAAAATATAAAAATGAAGTATTAATATCATTTATTTTTGATAAACATTTAATTACTTCATATAAAGCGAGCCCAACCGATGAAGGCCCAGAAAAATTTATGCAATTATTTAAGGAGAGAATAATATTATGAAACATGAACAAAAAGAAGTACTTGATGCTCTTATGGCGATTACTTTGCATGCGCCAGAAGACGCAGAATATAATAAAAATGTAGGAATTTTAACAGATTATATGGTCGATGTAGTCAATATGTTAAATGAGGCTCGTAAAGAAAATGAGTCATTGGCTAAAGCAATGCTGCAAGTTACCAATCATGGAGTAAATAATCGTGAAGGTCGTCGTAAATTAAAAAATATGTATCATGTTGACATAAGCGATAATTATAATCCTATTGAAAATCCAATTATAACAACAGAGGAGGAAACTGTCGATGAGCCTACAATATCAGTTGATACAACCAAGGAATCCGAAGTTGAGTCCGATTGAGCAAATTTTTGCTAATAGAGGAATAATTGGAAAAGAAAATATAAATCATTATTTACATACGACTAAAGATGATTTAATTGCGCCTGAGCGTTTAATGAATGTACGTGAAGGGGCAACAATGTTAATTAAACATATTAAAGCGCAAGACAAAATTTTAATTCAAGTTGATTCAGATTGTGATGGTTATACTTCTGCAGCTTTGTTAATTAATTATTTAAATTGTTTATTCCCCGCATATGTTCAAAATAATATTACTTATCGAGTACATGATGATAAGTCTCATGGACTTAAATTAAATACTATACCTAAGGATATCAAACTTGTAATTGCGCCCGATTCCAGCAGCAATGATTATGATGTGCATAAACAACTTGTTGAACGTGGTTGTGATGTATTAGTTATCGACCATCACTTAGCTGACCATGTTTCAGAATATGCTTGTATTATAAATAATCAAATGTGTGATTATCCTACTAAATCATTGTCAGGCGCCGGAGTGGTATATAAGTTTTGTGCTTATTTAGATAAATTATTAGGTATTGATTACTCTGAAAGCTTTATGGATTTAGCTGCTGTTGGTATTATTGCTGATATTATGGATTTAAATTCATATGAAGTGCGTTTTATTATTGAACAAGGTTTACAAAATATCACAAATCCGTTCTTAAAAGAAATGGTAAAGAAGCAAGAATTTAAAGTGCAAGGTTCTTTAAATCCTTTTAAAGTGGCATTTTATATTGCGCCATTTATTAATGCAATTAACCGTTCTGGTAATGCACAAGAGCGCCTATTGTTATTTGAATCCATGTTAACTTTCCGCGCATATGAACAAATTCCATCTACTAAGCGTGGCGAAAAGGGAATGACAGAAATGCGTGTCGAACAGGCGGTGCGCATATGCGGCAATGTTAAACGTCATCAAGAAAAAGACCGTGATGATATTAAAGCGATTGTTGAAAAAATTATTGTTGACAATTGCCTTTATGACCATGTATTAATTGCAGTTAAGATGCCAAAAGAAAAAGCAGCAGATAAAAATTTGACAGGTTTAATTGCTACACAAATTGCTAACTATTGGAGGCATCCAACAGCAATATTGAATGAGGTAGAGCGCGATGGCGTGAAGTATTGGGAAGGATCAATGCGTGGCGCACCCCATATTCCCATCACCGATACTCGGCAAATGTTTTTAGACAGTGGATTAGTTGAATATTGCGAAGGTCATGCAAATGCGGGCGGTGTCAGTATTAAAGATGAAAATTTCACTAAATTAATTAATTATTTAGATGAAAAATATGCTGATATTGATTTTTCTCCTTGTTATTTTGTTGATTTAGAATTACATCGTACTGATGACAATTTAGAGCAAACAATTTTAGACATTGGTGCGTTGTATGATTATTGGGGCCAAGGCGTAGCTGAACCACTAATCGCTATTACAAATGTTAATGTAACTGCAGATAATGTAAATTTATATAAAGCAAATACACTTCATATTAGTTTTGGTGATTTAAGTTTTATTAAATTTAAAGTGTCGGACGAGGAATATGAAAATTTACATGACACAATGGGTGGTCATGAACTTACTATTATTGGTGAATGTAAAATTAATAACTATGGTGGATATGAAAAACCACAAGTAGAAATTAAGGATTATTATGTGACACGAAATTGGCCTTATTACTTCTAAAACATATCCGTTCGGGTCTCCGCTCGGCATTGGATGCGAGACCCGAAAACCCAATTTTAAAAATGCTTTTGGAAATTTTGATAGTAATTGTTGAAAAATTTTATAAATTATAATATAATGATTATAGAAAATAAAAAATTTAAAACTTCAAGAAATGGAGGAAGTAAGTCATGATTTTGACTAAAGGTCAAGAAGAAGGACTGAAAATAGCAGTAGCTCGGCATCGCGCTGGTGAAAAATACACCGTAATTGCTGGCTACGCTTAACTGGAACAGGTAAATCAACTCTTGTGCGATTTATAGTTGAAGCTCTTGATGTCGCTCCGGAACAAATTGCATATGCCAGTTTCACTGGCAAAGCTGCCGAGGTATTGCGTAAAAAGGGTAATCCTAATGCTATGACAATGCATCGACTTTTATTTGATAGTGTACCTCGCCCTGCCGGTGGTTTTATGCATAAGCCTAAGCCCGCTATTGGCTTTACTATTGTTGTAGTTGATGAGGTCAGTATGGTGCCAAAGAGTCTTATGGACCAGCTATTTAAGCATAAAGTTTATGTAATATGTTTAGGCGACCCATTTCAGCTGCCACCAATAGATACAGATGAAGATAATCATTTACTTGACCATCCGCATGTTTTCCTTGATGAAATCGTGCGTCAGGCCATGGACTCAGAAATCATTCAACTTACAATGAAAATTCGTGAAAACGCAACATTGGATGATTGGAAAGGTAATGATGTAATGATATTGCCTAATCATAGTTTAAATACTGGGATGCTGTTATGGGGTGACCAAGTTATCGTTGGTACAAATATGCAACGCCTTGTGCAGAATAATAATATTCGTGCACTTCTGGGCAAAGGTATTAACCCAGAAGATGGAGATAAAGTTATTTGTTTGCGTAATTATTGGGAAAGTATTAACTATGATGGTGACGCATTAGTAAATGGAACAATCGGCACGCTAACCAATAGTAGTCAAGAGTGGTTAAGTTTACCCCGTCAATTAATTTATAACGAACCTATACAAAAATTTGATGTTCTGAATTTTGATTTTGTTGCTAATGAAAGTATTTATCCTGCGGTTATGGGTGATCGCACTATGCTTTTAACTGGTGAAAAATGTTGTGATTGGCGTTTAGCATATAAGCTTAATCGTGCAAAAAATCGTTATGGAGATTTATTACCAAAAGAGTTTTCATATGGATACGCAATCACTTGCCATAAAGCGCAAGGTAGCGAGTGGGATAAAGTATTGGTTCTGGAAGAAAAGTTTCCATTTAATAAAACTGAACATTCGCGCTGGCTCTATACTGCGGCTACCCGTGCCGTTGATAAGTTGGTTATTGTAAAACATGATTGATTTTGATAAAAATATATGGTATAATTATAAAGTAAGAATCTTAGAATGCATGGGCGATTTTATGTATTCTAATTAGTTTGATTTTTAATATATGTAGAAAATGAAAGGAGATTTTATAATATGTTTGGAATTTATAAAATTACTAATTCTTTAAATAACAAATCATATATTGGAAAATCATCACATATCGAAAGTAGATGGTTATATCATACTACCAGATTTAATGACAGTAAAGAATGGAATAAAAGTCTATATCAAGCTTTTCGCAAATATGGTATAGAAAATTTTACCTTCGAAGTTATTGAAGAGATGAGCGAAGAATATTATAATAAATTTGGCAATAATCGTGAAGAATTTTGGATTATTTATTATAATAGTCTAAATAATGGCTATAATGAAACAGCTGGTGGTGATGGTGGCCGTAATGAAAACTCAATAAAAAAATGTAGTAAATTAACTAAAGAGGAAATTATGCATGTCCGTACTTTATACGGAGAATGTCAAACGTGTTTTGCTGATGCTTATGAATTATATAAACATAAAATAACAAGACGTGGTTTCCAAGCAATTTGGTTAGGACAAAATCATAAAGAAATTATGCCAGAAGTTTATAATGAACACACCAAAAAAACTCATTTATTTTTAGAGCATCAACGCACAGGGAGGTTAAGACGTGCTAAAACAGAACACATACTTTAATTGTCATGCGCATAGCATGTATTCAAATCTTCGCTTACTTGATAGTATTAATCGGCCTGAAGCATTAATTAAAACGTCGAAAGAATTAGGGCTAAGTGGTTTGGCAATAACTGACCATGAGGCTCTTTGTGCGCATATGACAGTTAATAAATTAGCGAAAGCGATGCGTGAAACCGATCCAGATTTTACGATTGCGTTAGGTAATGAAATTTATCTTACAGAGACCAGAGAACCGAAGCAAAAGTATTATCACTTTATATTAATTGCAAAGGATAATGACGGTTATACACAACTTAAAAAATTAAGTTCACTTGCATGGACAAACATATATGAATATGGTCGTCTGGAACGTGTTCCAACTTTAAAGGAAGATTTAAAGAGAATTATTAAAGAAAATCCTGGACATGTAATTGCAACAAGTGCTTGTATTGGTGGTGAGTTATCATCTAATGCTTTATTGATGGCAAAGGCAAGAGCAGTTGGAGATAATCAAAACGCCAAGATTTATTATGACAATATCAATAATTTCTTAAATTATTGTTTAGATATTTTTGGTTCTGATTTTTATATTGAGTGCGCTCCAAGCACAGATGAAGAACAGATATTAGTTAATCAAACTTTATATAAGATAAGTAAAGCATTGGGCATCTCTATGGTTATTGGTACGGATGCTCATTATCTGCGTCCAGAAGATAGACCAATTCATCGTGCGTATTTGACTTCTAAAGAGGGCGACCGTGAAACTGATAAGTTCTATCAGTATACATATGTAATGTCTCCCGATGAAGTAAAAGAATTAATGTTAAAAAGCATTGAAGATAAGGCAGTAATTGATTGGATGTTTGAAAATAGTCAAGAGCTGCAAAAGAAAATTCAATGGTTTAGCCTTGAGCGCAAACAGATTATTCCAAAGATTCAAGTTAAAGAATACGATAAAAGTGAGTATCATCATTATTTTGGTGTTAATAATGATTATGCCGATGAATTAAATGGTCGATGGAAAATCATTCAAGATTTAGGAACATCAGATAATCCTCAAGAGAGATATTGGATTAATCAATGTCTTGAAGGATTAATAGAAAAAGGTTTGTGGGAATGGAATTATATTGACCGCATTTGCGTTGAAGCTGATATTATTCAAGATATCGGAAAAAAGTTAGACGATTGTCTATTTGCATATTTTAATACATTCCAACATTATATTAATTTATTTTGGGAGTGCGGTAGCATCGTAGGTCCCGGTCGTGGTTCAGCAACAGGTTTTTTATCTAATTATCTATTGGGTATCACCCAGCTTGACCCAATTCGTTGGGAGTTACCGTATTGGCGCTTTTTGAACAAAGAACGTGCCGAACTGCCTGGTCTAATGTTGATATTGGGCAGTTGTAAAAAAAGAATGTTAACCATTTGCTTAATGGGTGTCCACTTTGTGTGGGCTAACGGTATTAGTGAAATAAGTCTATTTAGAACGAATCAGCTAACTAAGAGAGCCTATGTCCTGTAATATGGATAGATTGGTAATACCGTGCTAAAAATCTTGGACAAAGTCAAGAAAAAGTCTAACTCCAATTTCCATATAAATATGAAAGGAGTTGATATTTATGAAACAACATTATATTTATATGACTGTTAACAATATAACTAATATGAGGTATATTGGTAAACATTATGGAGAATTAGATGATTCATATTTAGGAAGTGGCACAATTTTAAAACGCGCCATTGATAAATATGGAAAAGAAAATTTTTCTAAACAAATTTTATTTATCTCTGAAAATGATGAAATAAATTCACAAAAAGAAAAAGAATTTATTACTTTATATAATGCTACAAGTAATCCATTATTTTATAATATTCACGAAGGAGGATACGGGGGTAACACTACTGCTGGTTATAGCGAAGAAGAAAAAGCCGTACTTAGAAAAAAATTAAGTGAATTAAATAGTGGTATTAATAATGGAATGTATGGAAAATAGCATTCTGAAAAAACCAAAGCATTTTTGTCTTACTGGGCAGAATTTGAGCGCGATAATTCAGTATACCGTACACCTGAGTTTCGACAGAAAATGAGTCAATTAACAAGTGGTAGTAATAACGGTATGTATGGTAAAAAACATACTGAAGAGTCTAAACAAAAAATGTCTATTAATAGCAAGGGAAAAAACATCGGAGAAAAAAATGGTATGTATGGTAAATCTAAAAATGATGCTATTAATGGTAAGCGTGTAGCAATGTATGATGAAAATCATTCTTTAATTCAAATATTTAATGCAAAAACTGCTGTTTTAGATTATTTAAATATTAAAGGTCATACGCAATTAAATAAAGCAATTAAAGAACACACTTTATATAAAGGATATTATTGGGAATTAGTTCAAGATTAAATGTGTAGAGACTATTATGTAGGATAGAGATAAGCACTATTCGAAAGGCATTCTAGCAACAATTGAAGTTAATGCACGTAGTAAATTGTTGTGAAAAATATAGTCCATAAAAGGATATTGATATTGACCTTGCGCCAAGTAAGCGTCCTTTGATTTTTGAAAAGATAAGAGAAGAACGCGGAGAATTTGGTGTTGTGCAGGTTGTCACATTTGGTACAGAAGCAACTAAATCTGCAATCCAAACTGCTTGTCGTGGATATAGAAGTGAAGAATATCCCGATGGAATTGATGTAGATATAGCGCAATATATGTCTTCTCTCATTCCACAAGAGCGTGGTTTCTTATGGGAGATTAATGATGTTATATATGGAAATGAAGAAAGAGATAGGAAACCTGTTACATCTTTCTTAGAGGAAGTAAATAAATATCCTGGCTTATTAGATATCATAGTTTATATTTGCGGTCTTGTCAATAAGCGTGGAGTACATGCAAGTGGTGTAATTTTGTATGGTGATAACCCATTTGAAACCGCATCATTTATGCGTTCTCCTGGTTGGGATTTAGTAACTTGTTGGGATTTGCATGAGGCAGAAGCCGCTGGTGATACAAAGTATGACTTCCTTGTAACAGAAGCATCTGATAAAATTATCAAATGTTATGAGATGTTAAAGGAAGATAAACAAATAGAAGATATTGATTTGAGAACATTTTATAATCAATATCTCCATCCAGAAGTTATAGATGTAACTAATCAAGAACTTTGGGATCACCTTGCGGCGGGAGATATTCTCGACGTATTCCAGTTCGCAACAGGTGTTGGTTTGATGATAGCAAAAAAGCTCAAACCGCAAAATATGTTAGAGATGACTGCGGCATCGGCGTTGATGCGTCTTATGTCTGAGAAAGGCAAAGAGCCACAGCAGGATAGATATGTTCGTATAAAAGAACATCCTAATGAGTTTGAAGAGGAAATGTTAACTCGAGGATTAAATAATAAGCAGCGTGCGGCGTTTCATAAGTATTGTGATGCGTATTATGGCACAGTTCCTCTTCAAGAGCAAATGATGGAAATTTTAATGGATGAAGATATTGCAAAGTTTACTTTGGGAGAAGCAAACGCAGCTCGTAAAATTGTTGCAAAGAAACAAATGAAAAAAATTCCCGATTTGCGTAAACAATTATATGAGCATGTGGGTGACGCACATTATGCAGATTATATTTGGTTTACAGCGATAGCGCCAAGTCTTGGATATGCATTTTCAAAAAATCATTCATTGCCATATTCATTTGTTGGAGTACAGATGATTTATCTTGCAACACATTGGAATTCAATCTATTGGGCGACGGCATGCTTGATTGTAAATAGTGGTGCAACTGATGAGGATAGTGGCGCAAGTACTAATTATGGTAAAATTGCAAAAGCTATTGGTGAATTGACAACATCTGATATTGATGTTAAGTTAGTTGATATTAATACCTCAAAATATGGCTTTACGCCTGATGTAAAAAATAATTGTATCTTAATGGGATTTAAGAATTTGGTAAATGTTGGTGATGATTTTATCAAAGTTATAATTGAGAATCGTCCATATACATCACCAAAAGATTTTGTAAATAGAGCACATCCAAAGAAACAAGCAATGATTTCACTTATCAAAGCAGGAGCTTTTGATAGTATAGAAGACCGCAAGTTTACAATGGCATGGTATTTATGGACAACTTGTGAACCAAAGACAAATTTGAACTTAACAAGTTTCCCTACATTACTGAAATATAATTTGGTTCCATTAGATGATGAAAAGATGGAACGCGGTCTGCGCATTTATGAATTTAATCGTTATCTCAAAGCAGTATGTCGTGAGAAAGCATCAGATATAAATTATCGGTTAGACGTGCGCGCAATTGATTTTTTAATTAGTCAAGGTTGGGAAAGATTAATTGATGGAGATTTAATGAATGCAAAACAGTGGGATAAGATATATCAAAGTGAAATGGATATATTTAGACATTGGATGATGCAAAATAAATCAGATTTATTATTCAAGTTAAATACAATTTTGTTCAAAGAAGAATGGGATAAATATGCGTCCGGAACAATTTCACATTGGGAAATGGAAGCTGCATGTATTTATTATCATGACCACGAGTTATTAAATATCAATAATGAAAAATATGGTTTAAGTGATTTCTTTGATTTACCAGAAGAGCCAGAAGCTGATAAGTATTGGTATCGTGGCAATAAAACTATTCCACTTTTTAAGTTAACGAAAATTGCAGGAACTTGTATTGATAGAAATAAAACAAAAAGTACAGTAACCTTGCTGACTCCCGATGGCGTTGTTGAAGTAAAGTTTAGAAAAGAATATTTCGCATTATTTGATAGACAGATTTCTGAACGTGGAGCGGATGGCAAGAAACATATAGTTGAGCGTTCTTGGTTTAAGCGTGGTAATATGATAATTGTAAATGGAATGCGTTCAGGGGATAATTTCATTTGTAAGAAATATGCAAGCACAGTAGGACATCAATTATATAAAATTAACGAAGTAAAAAGCAATGGAGATTTAATCTTACAAGATACTCGTTATCAAGGAGGCATAACTGAGGAAGATGAAGAAATATAATATAGTTGCGATATGTGGTAAGGCTGGAGCAGGCAAAGATGCGCTGCTCCAAGCCCTTGCAAAAATATATCCAGAAGCGCACATAAAAGTAAGTTATACTACGCGTCCACCAAGAGATTATGAAGTAGATGGTAAAGATTATCATTTTATAACCAGAGATGAATTTATTCAACTAATTGAAGAAGGTAAGATGCTTGAAGCAGCTGAATTTAATGGCTGGGTATATGGCACAAGTATTCTTGATTTAGCCGAAGATAAATTAAACTTTGGAGTCTTCAATCCTGCTGGGGTGGAAGCGCTTGATAGCCATGACTTTTTAAATGTCTTATTAATTATATGCGATTGCCCAGATCATATACGGCTCATACGCCAGCTTTCACGAGAGAATACTCCAGATGTGGAAGAAGTATTAAGGCGGTATAATACTGACCGATTTGATTTCTCTGAATTCGATATTTCAAATAGAGAGAATACAATCATTATGCGAACTGATGGTTCTTTAACTACTGAAGAAGAAGCTGAAGTACTTAAAGGATACATAGATGATTGGGTAAATTACGTTAAATAAATTATTATAAAATCCATGTACAGTAGGTGTATCCCCACACCATACTACATTTAGATAAAGGAGTAACTTATGACAATACAAGATTGGTTAGGCGAAAATAATACTCTCGGTATTGATATATGGGAGAAAAAATATCGCCGTGGTGATGAAAGTTTTGACCAATGGTTAGACCGTATTAGTAATGGTCATGAAGAAGTAAAACAATTAATTATTGATAAGAAATTTTTATTTGGTGGTCGTATTCTTTCTAACCGAAATGTAAGTGAGCGCATAGAGCGAGTAACATATAGTAATTGTTATGTTATTAGTCCTCCAGAGGACTCCATTGAAAGTATTTATGAAACTTGTAAAAAGTTGGCACGTACTTATTCATATGGCGGAGGATGCGGCATTGATATTAGTAAATTGGCTCCAGCAGGTGCAAGAGTTCATAATCAAGCCAAAACAACAAGTGGCGCTGTTTCTTTCATGGACACTTTCTCACAAGTGACCGAACAAATTGGACAAAATGGCAGACGTAAACTTGCTTAATTAAATTATAAGTTTCCGAAAATATATAGAGTAGGAGGTTCTTTCTGTGAATAGAAAACTATTAGAAAAATATTTAGAAAAAGGATTAACACAACAAGAAATTGCAAAGATTGTTGGAAAAGCAAAATCAACTATTGGATATTGGATTACTAAATATGGGTTAAATGACAAGTCTAAATATAAAAAACCTAAATATAAAAACCCAAAAATGTTTAATAAAATTGATACTCCAGAAAAAGCTTATATTATTGGCTATGCTTTAGCAGATGGATACATCAATGATAATGTAGTTGAATTTGGGTGCTGTTTAGAAGATAAAAAGATATTACAATTTATTGCAGAATACATTGGAGCAAATTATACAGAAGATTTAACCTATATTCCAAAAACCAAACGTTTTCCTCGTGCTAGAATTACTATTGGTAATTTAGATTTAATTACTGATTTTAATAAGCATTGCTCTTCAAAAGAAAATAAACATTGTCCCATTATTCCTAAAAATTTAGAAAAATATTTGGTACAAGGATTTTTTGATGGAGACGGATGTTTAACATGGGGCAGAAGAAAAGACAGAAATAGATTGTGGCAAAAAATCTCTTTTACTTCTTCGTTAAAAATACTTGAAGGAATCCAACAAATTTTATTAAAACAATGCGCAATTTCAACAATTATTAGACCAAAGTCTAATGAAAATTGTTTCGTATTAGAATTCGCCAATAGAGAAGATGTATTAAAGTTTTTAAATTTTATTTATCCAAACGATAGTTTTATTATTCTAAAAAGAAAATACGATAAAGCACAAGCCCTGCGTCTTGAATTGGGTGAATTCGGGGAAAGCCCAACAACCCCGAGCCAAGCTACTGAAGAAAAAGCAGTAGAAGGTGTAGAGACTAACGGTTGAGGAAACAATAAGACCGTATTAGCGCCCGAGTTTATTATTATATAATAAATAAGATATAGTCCACTATGGGGGCTTTAATGATTTCCATGCGATGCGACCATCCCGATATTGAAAAGTTTATCACAATCAAAAGTGACTTAAATAAAGTTAATTATGCTAACATTTCTGTACGCGTAACTGATGACTTTATGACCGCTGTACAACATGATAACGATTGGAAATTAAGTTTTACTCGACCTGAAACAGGTGAAGTAATTAGTAAAACCGTAAAAGCAAAAGATTTATTTAATTTGCTTTGTGAACAAAATTGGAATTATGCAGAACCAGGTATTCTGTTTTGGGATAGAATTGAACAAGAAAATATGCTAAATACTCATCCGAATTTTAAATATGCTGGAACTAATCCCTGCGCTGAAGAGCCACTGCCCGCTGGCGGCAGTTGTTTACTTGGTTCATTAAATTTGGCTGCGTTTGTTGTAAATGGAGAATTTCAATGGAAAGAATTTGAACGGGCAGTTGATGTTGCAGTGCGTGCACTTAACGATGTTTTAGATGAGGGACTGTATCGTCATCCTCTGCAAGAGCAAAGAGATAGTGTGCGCGATTGGCGTCAAATTGGCTTAAAAATCTAGGTCAATTAAAATTTTGTGAACCCTATTACTCAGGGGTGTCGATTATTCGGCTAACGGTCCAGAAATAAGTAATTATATTATGGGTAAGGGAGTCTAAGTCCTATAAAAAGGATATGATAATACCGTGCCAAGTTTTAAATATATTTCCTATATTTCAAAGGAAGTGATAATATGGGATGTATCTATAAAATAACCAATATAATAAATAATAAACTGTACATCGGATATACTACAGCTACTTTAAAAGAAAGAATGCGCCGACATAAAAATGATGATATAAATCATAATACTTTATTAGGGCGGGCAATTAAAAAATATGGTTGGGAAAATTTTAAATATGAAGTTGTTGTGTATAAAGATGATAAAGAAAAATTATTAGAATTAGAATAGTATTATATAAAATATTTTAATTCAAAAATGCCAAATGGATATAATATGACCGATGGGGGAGAAAAACTTTATGGAGAAAATAATCCTTTTTATGGTCATAGGCATAATGAAAAAACAAAAGAAAAAATATCAAAAATTGCATCATTAAGAACAGGAGAAAAAAATCCTTTTTATAATCATCACCACACAGAAGAAACTAAAAATAAAATAAGAGAAAAAAATAGTAAAAAAGTAGCTATGTGTACAGACGATTATAAAATAATTAAAATTTTTAACAGTTTAAAAGAAGCTGGTGATTGGTGTATAAAATAGCATTTAACAGTTAGTCAAACTCCTAGTTCAGATATTTGTAAAAGATGCAAAGATAGCAAAAAAGCTTTTGGTTATAAATGGAAATATATTTAAAAAAGGTGTAGAGACTATGGGTGATGAATGTAGCCCAGTAGAATAGAAGATGAGTTACTATTCGAAGTGCAAAACAATAATAAATATTGAAGAGATAGTCCATTCTAATTAGAAATAATTAGGTTTAATGTAGGTATCATGGGTCTTGCTGATGCATTGATCAAAATGCAAATTACTTATGGTTCCAAAGCAGCCCTTACAATTAGTGATGAAATTGGTACTTTATTGGCGCGTACCGCTATTGCAACAAGCAGCAGATTGGCAGCTGAACATGGCACGCCATATCCTAAATATATCCCCGAAGTAATAAACTCATCCTTTATTCAGCGACACTACAATCCAAATGGATTAGCAATTAACGAATTTAAAAGCGCTGGTCTATATAATAGTCAATTATTAACCATTGCACCTACAGGCACGTTGTCCACCATGCTGGGCATTTCTGGGGGCATTGAACCCATCTTTGCTAATTATTATACTCGTACCACTAAGTCTTTACATGGTAAGGACGTAACCTACAAAGTATATACTCCAATAGTTAAAGAATACATGGATGCCCATGGCATTAAAGATGATGCGGACTTACCTGAATGGTTTATTACTTCTGCTGATCTTGAACCCATTAATCGTATCAAGATGCAAAGCACCTGGCAGGCACACATAGATGCAAGTATTTCATCAACAGTTAATCTTCCCAATGAAGCAACGGTTGATGACGTACGCGACATTTATATGAATGCATGGTCGCATGGCTTAAAGGGTATTACAGTCTTTCGTGCTGGATGTGCGCGCACGGCTATTCTTAACGCTACTTCAGGAGAAAAGAAATCTGAAACTGCGGTCGAAGAACCTAAGATTAAAAAGATAGTTTCGAAGAAAGGCACTTCTGATTGCTTAGGTATGGAACATCATTTAACTACTGGATGTGGTTCACTACATATAACTGCTTTCTTCGATAAAGATGGCAATTTGCGTAATACTTATTTAAGCAAAGGAAGTACCGGTGGATGCAATAACTTTATGATTGGGCTTTCGCGTATGATTAGTCTGGCTGCGCGCAATGGTACTCCTATTGAAGAAATTGTTGATCAGCTTAAGAGCAGTGGAACCTGTCCTAGTTATGCGGTGCGCCGCGCTACAAAGAATGACGTATCTCCGGGTTCATGCTGCCCTGTCGCCATCGGAAATGCGTTAATGGAAATGTGGGAAAAATTTAATAATGAACATAAAGTAAAGGCTCAAACTCTATTAGAAGAAAAATGTCCTCAATGCGGTGCAGATCTAAAACATGAAATGGGTTGTGTAACATGTATTGACTGTGGATATAGTAAGTGTGGTTAATATGACACAGGCTGAATGTAAAGTTGAAACCTATAAACATATTGAAAAAGTGCGCGAGTATATATAGCTATTTATTAATAAGCTATATGCTCGTGGACTTGAGCATGATAGAGCTAAACTCGAAAACCCTGAGCTTAAAGTCTTTACAGAATATACGCCTAAGCTTTCCGAATTAACTTATGATAGTCCGGAGTATCGCGAATGCTTAGAAAAAATGAATGGTGCGCTTCAACACCATTATGCTCAATATAGGCATCATCCAGAGCATTTTGATAATAGTATTGATGATATGAATTTAATTGATATTGTTGAAATGTTTTGCGACTGGAAGGCTGCTTCCGAGCGTCAGTTAAATGGTAACCTATTAAAAAGTATTGAAAAAAATGCTAATAGATTTAGTATGGATCCACAATTAAAACGTATATTAATTAACACTGCTAAAGTATATGACGAGTAGAAATGAAAAATATTTTATGGTATAATATATATAGAATAGTAAGGGAGTAAATATATGTTAAATATTAAAACAAAAAAAATATTAGATGCTCTTCCATATCGTGAAAACATGGAAAATGAATATGCGCTTGTGGAAGAAGATAAGAAAATGTATCAATGTAAAAATGGTAGTTGGGAACCAGTAAAATTGGATAGCGGTGAGTTCACAATTACTTTAGCAGATTTAAATTCTAGTATTTTCGCACAATTAAAACCAATGACAGATGAACAGTTGCGCAAGGCACAGACAGATATTTATCGTATGTTTGGCGCAACTATGGATCCGGGTATGCCTGAACAAAATTATTGGGCTCTTATATGCTGGGAACGTCGTTACATTACTATTTTCCATCATGATGATTATAGTAATGAAGAATTAAGTGATATCTTTATGGAAGTTATTGAAAATCTAGGCGAAATTAAAGATATTACTGTAAATGAAGATACTTGGACGGCTGAAATCTGGATTACAAATGATGAAGGTACTTATTGTTATGTTTTCTTTGATTACAAAAAAGGTATTATAAATGGGGTGGCATAATGAAAATAACAACTGAAGTACAAATTGGTTCTAATATGTAGGCTATTTATTTAGTTGATAATAATGAGCATCCAACATTAATCGCATATAGTAAGATATATGATCTCGGCACAATACTTTGTGCTTTCTATTATACTTATCATTGTGATACAATCGTAGTTGCTGCTCCTCGAGAGTTAGCAAGCAAAATTGCTGGTGACGCACTCGCCATCAGTAAAGAATATTATGCAGAGCATCCTCCTCTGCACATTGAAATTATTTAAGGAGTTAATATGAATTATTTATTAAAAACGCAAGAAATATATCGAGTTCCTAACGAAGACGCTGCCAAACAATTAATAGAGGCCGCAAAAGCAGATGGAAAAGGTGATCTTATTAAGTACAATTGTGAATATCGTGAGCGCAAAGCTAAAGGAGAAATAATTGATACTTGGTATCGTGTTACACTTAATCGTTTATTCAATGATGAAAAAGAACCTGATGGTATTACAACTATTTCTTATTCTTATGGTAATGAACCCAACTTTTGATAATTTAGGAGAGTAGATTATGGCAAAATTTGAAGTTGTAAGTCGTTTTGATAATGCTAATTTGATTTTACCCGCGCGGGCAACTAAATGTTCGGCCGGTTATGATTTTCAAGCAGCAGAAGAGAAAATTATCCCTCCATATGAACGCTTGGTATATGACATGAAACATGAATGGGATCGTAACCCTATCGCCGCTCCTGAATTAACCATGGCACAAATGGCTACCTTAACAAAATCCGCAGATGCTCGTCCTGTATTAGTGTCTACTGGAATGAAAGTGAAGTTAGCTGATAATGAATATCTTGAAATCATGGCTCGTAGCTCTCTCCCTCATAAACATTGGCTTGTAATGGCTAATGCAGTCGGCATTGTGGATGCTGACTATTATAACAATCCTGATAATGAGGGGGAAATTTTTTTCCAATTAATTAATTTCTCGCCAATTCCTATTATCATCCAAAAGGGTGATTATATTGGGCAAGGAATAATTAAAAAATATATAAAGACCGAAGATGACGTTGCCGAGAAGGAACGTATCGGGGGCTTTGGGTCTAGTCATTGAGAATCCTTGCACTCGATTAGGCAAGTCATGTAACAGGATATAGTATTTTTGATGGAGATAAATTAATTACAAGTGGTACTATTAAATTGACTAATGAGCATTTGGGTACGCGTCTTTAGATTTTACGATAGTCAGTACAATAGTTATGCCAATAGTATCAAATAGAATTTATGATATTAGAAGATATATAGTTATAGCAAGATCCACAAACTTATAAAATTTTAGGCAAAGTTCTTGGAGTATTAGAAGAATTAGCTGTTGAACTATTCGGTAAAAATTATATAATTTATACTTGCGCGCATTGGCGTTCAGTACTTGGCATTAAAGGGAAAGAGCGTGGAATATAGAAAAAAAATGCATAGCAATATGTCTTAAATCATTATAATAAAAAAGTATCTGAAGATGAAAGTGACGCTATCTGTATAGGTGCTGCATATGTAAAGAATAATGTTGGCTTTGATTGGTCTTAACCTTCAAGGCCAACATTCTTTTATTTTATTAAAATAATTTTCATAATAATTGACAGATAAAAAATATCATTATATAGAAAGGAGGATTATCTAAGTGAATGCTATCTGGGAATTTATCATCAAATATTGGCTTGAGTTCGTATTTGGTTTAATTGCAAGTGGTATTGTCACTGGTGTAACACTTATGTATAAACAACGTAAAAAAAGGACTGAAGACCGTCAAGAGCAAATGAATAGAGAAATTGCTGAAAATATAAAGACAATTTTAGATGATTATTAGCGTTCTATATTAAAAATAATCCAAGAGGATGAAGATAAAGTTGCCGCTGAAAATAAAGCAATTCATGCTTAGATTGTAAATAATCAAAATAATTTAACAACTTTAACAGAAGGTATATTATCTATTCAAGGACGTCAATTTAAAGAAGAATGTCGCGCTTTATTAGAGAATGATCATGAAATTACACTAAAAGAATTTGAACACATTACAAACGAGCATCGAATTTATAATGCATTACACGGAAATCATGATGGCGACGATCTTTATAATTTAGTAGAAATTAAGTATCGAGCAAATTTAAAATAAGTTGAGGTGATATATATGCCCACAGAAACAGTTGAACTTTTGGGTAAGATTTTTGAAATGTGTATTATTCCTTTGTTAGGTGTTTTAGTCCCATTTATAATTCAATGGATTAGAACTAAATCAGCAACACTTGCAGCAAATGCTGATAATGAGCTATCAAAGAAATATATTGCAATGCTTACCGATACGGTAACTAATGCAGTTATTGCTGTAAACTAGACATATGTTGATGCGCTCAAGGGTAAAAATGCCTTTACAGAAGAAGCACAGAAAGAAGCTTTTACTATGGCGTATACAGCAGTACTTAATAATTTGACTGACGAAGCTAAAACATATTTAAACGAAGTATATAGTGATTTAGAAAACTATATTAAGGTTTTAATTGAAGCGAAAGTGCGTGAGAATAAATAAGTAAAAAAAATAAGGGACGTAGATTTTTATCTACGTCCCTTATTTTTATTTATTTGGTAACTACTGGAGGAGTATGTGTAGGCATTCCAATTATTAATGTTGTTGAATTATTTTCAACTGTAAAAGTAGGTTCAATAGTCATGCGTACACGCGATAAATTTGATTGATCATAATAAATATTGCCTTCAGTAGTATAAATAATTTGGCCAGCCACTATATTAATATCATTTAAATTAGCTGCTGAAGTTGTAATAAATTTAATAGGTATCGTTGTTGGAGTAATAGAAGTTGGCACTATTATCAACTCCCTTCTTTAAAATTAGCTAAGTGTATGCCAATACATATTTGTATCAATATCAACAGTAGCGCTTGTATATGCGGTAACATGACCATAAGTATCAAATGTTAAACCATTAATAAATGTATTAACAGTTGAAGAGCTCGCAGTAGGTGTTACAGCAACATGAGCAGGTGCATATGTAACTGTACTCGGATGACCGTAGTCATCAAAAGTCATTGCAGATACGAAATTATTAGTAACTGTAGCTTTTGCACTGGTTGGTGTAATTGTTACATGTTTAATTGTCTCAGTTAAAGTTTTGCCATTTACTGAAGCAGTTGTAGTAATACCATTAGCACCAATAATTTTATGTGCTACTGTTAAAGTGCCAGTATTATCAGTGAATTTAACCTGATGATTTGTAGCATCATTAGAAGGTGTATAATAAACATCAGTATCATCACCAGAAGGAATAATATTATAAATCCAATTATTACTTGTATCTTGTGACATGATAACCATATCACCAATATCAACATCCGCAGAAGCGCCTGTTACTGTGCCAGAAGTAGTAAATTTATAAGCCCAGCCGCTTTCAAATGTGCTAGGGTTTAAATTATTAAAATCAGCTACGCTAATTGCACCCTTAAACTTCATAGCGTCTAAATCGCCAAGAGCATTAGTTAATGCCTAATCCACATAATCTTGAATATTTTCAATAACACCTGCTGCGCCACCGGTTAAAGTAATAACATTATTATTATGGGAAATTGCAATACCATCAGCGCCAACAAGCTCAAAACTACCAGTAGCCGCATTAGAAGCAGTATCAGAAATAGTTGTAACAATTTTAACACCATTCGTTGAAGACGCAGGTGTTAAATTAACTGCGGTGGTGGTAGCTGCAAGCTAAGTATTAGTTGCAGAAAGTTCAATATTGCCAAGCTCATTCTGGTCAATATGAATATTTGAACCGCCATTAATAATTATCTTACCATTGACTGTATTATTTTCGCTATCAGAGGCAGACATATTAATGGATAAATCGCCATTAGTTATAGTCGCAGATAAAGCATGGTCATTAGCAACTAAATGCGTATTAGTTGGAGTCGGAACAGAAATAGTAATTGTGCTTGAATCAGAGCTAATTGTTACATTGCCGTCTCCTTTAATATCAAACATTGTCCCCTTAGCATATTTTCCTTGAGGAGTTAGAGAAATATGCGCGGTATTATTATCGGTAGTAATACTACTATTTAATGTAGTTGCATCTAATTTTATCCAACTAGTATCATCTGCAATATAGACTCCATCATATGCACCATTATCATCAGATTGTGTAACAACTAAAATTGAACCACTTGGATTATATGAGCCCGGAGTGCTAGGCAATGCATTAGCGCGTCTCACGCCATCAATCCATTTTAATGTTCCACTATCGCTGGGATCTGCCCAATACAAACGATTAGTATCAGTAGTAAAATAAATTTGACCACTGGCAATACCTTTAGTATTTAATGTAGTTTGCGTACCATGTACAAACGTTACAGTAGTATTTAATTTTGTCGCCATAAATAAAAAATCCTTTCTTATTTATTTTAATTTTCTTCAATGGTAGACCATTGTAATTTTTCTTGAATCATAGTATTAATTTGTTCAGAGTATGTAGCTATAGGATTATCCCATGTTCCATTTCCTCGAAGATAAGTGTCCTATTGATTGGCCTGCGGCGCAGGCACTAAACCTACTTTACCATTAGCATCTTTAGTTGCGCCTTGCATTGTACCAATAGATATCTCAAAAATATCTCGAATATCTTTATTAACCCAATGATTACCTTCATAGACTAAAATATGATTAACCGATAAATTATTATCTAAGAAGACATCAACTAATTCAGAAAGAGAGGTGGCTCCAGTGATAGAGCCACCTATTAATTTATTTCCCAAATATAATTTACCCGAAGAAGCATTGTTTTCAGTAATAAAATACAATGTATCAGGATTTTTTTGTTGAAGATTATTATATGCGGTTGGAGTGCCACGTACAAATTTAACAAAATTGCCTAAAATTGAATTCAGATTCATTATTTACCGCCTCCTGTCTTAGAATCTAACGACGGTATATCATCGCTAGGTAAATATGACTAATTATCATTCTCTTTAAGAAGAGGCGATGCAAATGTTGCTATAAATTGATTCTAATTATCGCTATAGAATTTACCAGCTAATTCTTTCACCAATCCAGTATAACACATTAATAATTTTGAAAACGCATCAGCTAAATCGATTGGATAATTATTTTTATTTAAATATTTGGTCTATGCATCAATTTTCTCAAAACGATTTTTTGCTATCATTTGCCCAACTGCAGCGTCATATTCAATAGGATTAATTTCATCTTCTAAATTAGCAACACGTGAAATTAAATTATTTACACTTTTTAAATCACTAATATTAGTTAATTGTAATGTAGCTTGCTCTAAAGCTGATATACGATTTTCCATTCCTGCATTTTTAGAAGATTGTTCAGATTCACTGGCTGTAGGATTAATCGGTTTGACTGGCGGATAACCTTGTTCGTCTACCACGACAAATAGCACATATTGATCCATAGATGGCTTAGCGCCATGAGTAAACTTTTTAAACGCAATAACATTATTACCTATAGCTATTCCTTCTGCTAATTGACAAGTTACATAATTAAAACTTATTGTTTGATTTGTTGTAGTATTTGTAGTATCCAAACCTACATATATAGTATTAAGACTATTGGAATCAATAGTCTATATCTATGAAGTATAAAATTCATAATGATTAACACCTGTTGATAAATTTGCTTCATCAGTATAAATATCCTTAATTTGATAAGGAACACCAATTCGATCGTATAAAATTGTTCCTTGTATAGATTTATATAAAGAAAACTTACATCCTTGTGGGGTATTAAGTCCAGTTCTCATTGCTGCACAAATTCTAAACTCAACATTATGCACATCTGGCGATGGGCTTAGAGAATAGCTTTCGTCTTTAGTTAATGAAATTTGAATTAACTAATATGGATTAATTTGAGAAATATCTTTAACCGAAGGTAAATTAATAACATAACCATAAGTTGATGTATCCCATAGTAATTTAACATTATTACCTGTTAATATATATTTCTAAATTTCATTATTTACTGTTATGTAAGGCTATGATAAAACAAAAGCAATTCGTTGTTTAGTATCAGTTAAATAAATGTATCCAGTATTAGAAGTATTGTTATTATTACCAATCTCTAATTCAGCTTGATTTGTCGAAATAGATTTGCGCCAAACATAAGGCTGCCATTTATTTGCAGTTTCATCATATTGATATAAAGAAAATTGTAGGCCAGCGAAAGCTGGAGACTGACCAGTTACTAAACCGCTTCCGTTATTTAATAAACAAGCCTGTAAAACTACTTCAATATATGAACTATAAATCTACTAATCACCAGACCCAGGAGAATCGGTTGTGGGAATTTCAATTATTGGCGACGCGCCAGTTAAATACTAATCAATTACACTATTACGAGGATTAGGTGATAAATAACGATTTAAATAGTCAATTGCCTTACTAAATGTAGTTTCCCGTCCATAAGGAGTAGTATAATGCGGGAAAGCAATACCTTTGGTTAAAATATCATTAATATGACCTTGCTCATTAAATTGCATTACTGGCGTTTGTAAAATTGCATCTTCTTGCCAAGTTATAATGGTATTCGAATCAGGGTCATTATCATCTAGATTGGTGGCCGTTGTACATGGAATATCAATCGCTTCAATAATAGCTGGTGTAACCTATATATTAATCGCTGACTTATTTATCATCCCTGTTGAACGCACTGATAATTTTAAAATATTAATTGGATTATTTATATCTGGATTATTAAGTAACTAATAATGATATTGCGTATCAGTAGAAGCTATGTAAGATTGATTCATACTAGTTTCTGTAACTGTGACATTTGTTGGAAATGTAAAAGTTAAATACGCATTGCGCAATCCAGCATTAGTAGCTAATGATTTATTTAAAAAATAAATATTGATTATTGTATCTGTAGAATCGTTTAAATATACGCAAGACTGACGATTGCCATCATTATCTCCTGCATAAATAACTGCTGCCATTTTAATTTTATCAATAGGCGATGAAATTGGGTTTTTTGGAGTAGTTCTGCTTGCATCTCCGTCACGCTTTGGTCTAGCTATTGCTGTAGTTTTACCAGTAGCATCACTTAAATAGGTATGCGCTGTAGCCTTCCTGGTTAAAGGTAAGTGATGTCGTAAAGCAAAACCAAATTGCGCCTATGCATTAGCATGTCCATATGCATCTGTATGAGGGCCTTCTAAATTATAATTATTTTCTAATGTCAATTCTGGCAGTTTGGCCTTCGTATTTGTAGAATTAGTATAAGTTGAAAATTGTGGCGTAGTTTCAACAATTGTTGCCAGACTATGAGATATCTAAGCGTCACCATTGTTTAAAGTAACACTTATTGGAGACGTTGCATCAATGTTTGGCATATGTATTGTCTAAGTAGATTGAGATAGATAATGACCCCATTGATCAAATTGATCTTGTGATATATCATAAGTTTTCCCAAATTTTATTTTAGATTTAGGTCTAGTATGATTTTGACTTTCTTGAATAACCGTTGCATTTGCAATTGGTGAGGAATTAGGCGGATTGTTAATAGTTTTATGCGCAAAAGTATACTCTATCTAATTATTAGCAGTATGACTGCGCATTTCTAATTTTTCAATTGCATTAACTTTTGGAACATTAATGCCTGCACTTTTTGTACCAATCACATGACCTGTATCTGCAACAATTGGCTTAGCAATAAGGATTTGCGATCCCCATTCCAATGCAGTTGCGTTTGCAGTAACCGGATTATTAGCTACAGAGGATGATACACAAATGTTATTAGAATTAACAAGTGGTGTAGCAGTACCATCAGCCCATTCCATATTTGGTTTGCCATGACTAATTTCTACATATGGGTAATCTTTAATTGTTTTTATCCAAAATAATTTTTCTTCATTATTAACAAGTGCGCCCGTGCCACTACGGGGTTGGTTATCTGCATCCCATCTGCTTCTAAAAATTAGTAATTCTTTATATGTAGAATTCTATGTAAATTGATTATTATATAAACTATCCGTTGTAATAATATTACTCATTTAATAATCTCCTTTCTCTCTTATTTACTGGAATCATTAATTGGATCTGAATTATTTGTATCAGGTGTAGTAGCTTCGATAAATTTATATTCTTCTTCGCTATAAACAACATCAACAATAATTGGCCAAGGATTTTTTGTTAGCCATTTACTATTCGTTTCTGTAAAATAAATAGTAATAGATCGAATGGTTAAATCTTGAATATCATGACGTGTCAAATTATAAACACCATAAGCACCAATAGTCAAATAATTAGTTTTATTAGTTGGCGCGCCATTAATACTAAACATTAATCCTTCTGGACCTTGAATACCAATCGATGCAACTTGCCGTTTTTGTAAAGGGATAACCCAAGTATTGCTTGGGTTACCCTATTCATCTATTAAATTTAAATTCCCTAATTTATCCACAGGAGGCAACCATTGTTCAATTAATTTTGCCATACTAATTACTCCTCTCTCTCAAATATTGAATTAGGCTAAATTTTTGCTGCACTTAAAGACATCGTGCCATTATAATTTAATGAATAACTAATGCTCTAAATGGCGAAATCATCATCAATCCCTAATCTTTTATCACCAATATAAATACGACTATTTACATCTAAATAATAAATAGGTATACAAGTTAAATTTATTGTCTAATTGCAATAGGTATGTTGATAAAGTAAATCATCAATTTTATTTTTAATACTTAATCCTCGTGAAGAAATAGAAAAATATTGTTCATAACCGGCTGGCAATAAAATATAGCCATAACCAGATTTTAATTCTATTTTTTCATCTTGGAATTGATCAAAAGTATAAATTAAAATTTTTGGAATTTCTCTATAGAAAATGGATTTTAAATTAGTATCATTAACCACTATTGGCCTGTCTCCTATTTCGGATGTAGCATATGCCGAAATACTGCCATCCGTATCTAAAAAATCAAACCAGAAATTTAATGTGTAAGGAGCTTCATAAACTGCTTTATTCCAATATGCTCGTACACCATCATTCACCCCATAATATAATAAGTCACGAGTATAATAATTTATTTTCTCATAGTGACGTGTTAAATAAGTGGGATTACCATGAATATCATATGGAATAATTGCTAATTGTTCAATAGGCTGTTCATTTAAATGATAAAATGCTGATAAAATTGGATGTATTTTTATATGCTGTAAATTATAATAATTTAAATTATCATAAATATAATGTGAATTAAATAAAGTAATAAATTTATTAAACTACATTTTTTTCCTTTCATTACTATTGGCATTATAATATAAATCAGTTTTTGCAGCTAATTGATTTATAAATAATTGATATGATAACATATGCGCATCTTTCAAAACAGAGAAATTATCATATATAAAATCATAGTACATATTTAAAAGCCACTACAATTGATAAAGTGAATTAAAATTTAATAATTGAAATAATTCCGATATTAGTTCTGTGTTGTTAATTTGTACAGTTAAACCAATTAAATCATCATAAATTAAGGGCTAATCCTTAGTGCTAGTAGAATTTACAAAATAATCATAAATTGCACTAGGACAAGCTATTATGTTTGATACAATAAAATGTGCCAATGGGTTTAGTTTTGATAATTCTGAGTTATCAGCTAACACCAAAGAATTATAAATATAAGTCCATAGAAAAATTTCAACTTCATTAATCTATCCATCATCATCTAAATCATATTGCGCAATTAACTCATCACTTAAATTATCTACTATTTCACCATAATTATTTGTTACATTTTGTATAAAGTTTTTTAAATCTATTAATGAAATACTACTGGGTAAAGAAATGTTAACCATATCAAGGTCATATACTGAACGCATAATCAATAAAGCATCTGTAATAGTAATCTATCCGTCATGATTCCAATCATATTTTAATAATAATTCAGGAGAAGATGCTTCCATCTCTAAAGCAATGCGCAAAGCTATTACAGCATCGGCTGTAGTCATTATTTCATTTTGCCACCAACGACGTTCTATTGAGTCTTGCTATAAGACATTATTGGTAATTGATGTTAATAATTCAATAAAATCATTGCCATTAAGCCATTTCTGCCAATTACTCCAAGAGGAATATAGTAATTGATTGCGTTCAAGAATTAATGATATTAATGACAACCACATATCTTTCTACTGTAAAATATTTTTTATATTTGTATCTACATCATTTAAAATATATAACATATATTTTGAGCCTTTATAGCTTTCAGAAATTGCATTATATACCGCTTCTCCATCCACAAATGTTCTTTCATAATATTCTTTAATAGTCATTCCTTCAATAGGATAATTTTCTGTGGCTAAAATAGGACAATAGTCATATTGGTCCAAATAAGGTATAAAAGATTGCGAAATATCAGAATATTTATACCACAACTAACTTGAAATGTCATATGCTGTAGTATAAATAAATTTTACAAATGTATCTGCATTTGGACTTCTTTCTAAAAAATTACGAATAGTATCATACGTATACCAACCATGCATTAATTTAGTAGTAAATTGTCCAATTTGCGGAATTTCACTGATTCCTAATTCAGTAGGAATATTAAATCCTTTACCATTTTCATCAACATAATACCAATGAGTGCTATCTAAAATAACCCATTTATCAGTTGTGCCATATAACTTACATGGATGTTCTGTAGTTTTTAATTCTAATTCAGTTGTTCCCTATTCAGAATAGATTTTTAATCCAACACTATTAGGACGGTATACGCCATTAATATAATACTAAGATAAATTAGAATTATTTATTTCACTATAATCTACTACTTTATTATAAACGCTCATTTCATTTAAAACATCTTCATCGGTATTATCATAAGGCCAATACAATTGACGCCAAAAACCTTCTAAATCAATATAGTATTGCTCATAGCCAGTATGACCATTTGGATAATAAGGTTCATTGCGTTTCGCCAGCGTAATTTGATAGTCTTCAAATTCTAAATTGTTATGGTTATGATTGTATTGACGATATTCCTTAGCCATTTGATAAATTAATTCACGCCAATCTAATGACACATGTAGCTAGATGCGCGACAATAAATGCTACTTAAGCCATGGCATATTAAGTTGATAGTGTTTAAATTCAGCTTCTGATAAAGTAGTCCAAACATTTGGTTCAGCATCAGGAGCAACACTGACATATATAATTGGCTTAGTGTCAATAGCATATCTGCTATGAATAGGTAATTTACCACCGGCCGCAGAAACGCGCTCCCCCCAAACCGTATAATCATTTTTAATTGAAGCTAACTATGGAGAATTTTGTACATTAGTAATTAATTTAGTATCTTTAAATTCATATACGTATGGTGTTGCATATTGATAATCTAGCCAATAACGATCTCTTCCTTCATCCGAACTAATTGTTACCATTTCTGGCAACCAAACAGTATTGATAAATGATTTTTTATGACGTAATACAAAACGTCCATCAACATCATAAAAATATTCAAATTCACCTAACATTTTTATAATTTTATCTAACACAGAAGTAATTGTATCACCAGCTTTAGCAATTAAATCTCCCGCATAGACCAATGGACAAGCCCGGTAGCCAACTGCTTCACCATAAGTAATTTTAGCTGCGCAATATAATTGCATTTGATTTAACTATTCAGCTGTATATGTCTATGTTTCATCCATTTCTTCAAATGTAAATCGTGTAGCAATGTAATTATTATCTAATAGTGGTCGAGTTAGGCTATCATAAATAATTACTTTATCATTATTCAATTTCTATACTGAAAACTTATATTGGTCTTTTCCGATTCCCTTACAGCAATAAACTGTCACATCAACGCTACTAAACAAAGGTAGCACATAACGCTCACTTGTAAAAGAGCGAATTAAAAACATTGGATCGTCATTCTTATAATCTAACTATTCTAAACCAACATCATCTAAATCCTATATAATGATATTAGATAATGGCTCTTGAGCATAACTATAAATTAAATCTGTAACAATTTCTTGAATAGTTAATTTATAATTCGTTGTAACACCATTTGCATCAATATAGTCATAAGTACCAAAATCTGTTTCAGCATTAATAATGCCGCCCAATTCTCCATTCAATAAACACATTTTATCTTTTCCTTGGATACTAATTGAGGCAGAATTAGTAGTAAAAGTTGAACTGAAACTAGTAATAAAAAAAGTTCCCATATTAAAATAAATTCGAGATGGGTATGAATCATCAACTTTATTTTCTAAACCAATTTCAACTTTAAATTTCTATTTAAATGTCCAATAATAATCATTAATCTCAGTTGCTTCAGCAATAAAGCTTAATGAGCAAGAGCGCCGAATTGCGCTCTTGCCATCAAGATTAATTGATCCAGAAGTAATACGTCCTTCTAACTGCTCTAGTGGACGTTCATCAAAGGTTAATGCTTGTATTCGGACGTAATATGTATGTTCGTGATGTGTATCTAGTTTTTGTAAAAAATTTGCATCATATAACATAATAAAAGTCCTCCTTTTTATCCTTGATTATTAACTCCAGTAGTAGGATTAATTATTATACCATTACTATATAATGGAGGAATAACCTATAAAATTGTATTTTTATGCAATGTTACTAAATTATTGTCTTGCATAACTTGCGCCAATGATTTGCCACCAATCGTTAGTTTAAGTAGTTCATTTTCTGTTAGATTATTCGTAACTTTATAGTAACCATATTCTAAGGGAATTGAAAGTTCTTCTTTTGCTACCAGATCTTTTAATGATTTCGCAGAATATAAATCATTCGTCATTAACTGATTTTCTATATTAGAAGTACTAGATTCAATAGCTAACAATTCAGGAGACATTTCTAATAATAAAGCACTTTTATTTGGAATAATAATTAAACCATTTTGTTCAACTGAAGTAATAAGTTGTCCATTCTTATCTGTATAACCCACTAAATTAGAAATGGGCTCTGCCGCACGATAAATGCCCGGCGCTGCGGCAGATATTTCAGCTGCCTTAATATCTTTAATAATATAATTGTATAGTTTATCTGCAAAAATCAAATTATTTTGAACGTACTTTGACTCTTCATTTTCTAGCGGAAAGCTTTCACTATCTGCATACAAATATTCTAAAGTTCTCCAATAGTTTAGCTAAGGCAAACTGACTCCTGCATTATCAAAATAATTATAACTAGGCATAGGTGGTATCATTAATGGTTGATCAACAGTACTTGCTTCAATTAAAAACCAATTTAAGTAGTCTAAGTAGATCTAGCAAATATGACGCATCTAATAATCCCAATAAGCTCTATCTAAAGATGAGTTACTATTAGCAAAATTTTGCTAATATTTTTTTAATGCAGCACTAAACCAGCTTAAAATTCTTGCCCACGTATCGGCCGCTGCGGAAGCTGGAAATTGATAAGTTAAATGCGCTACAGTTAAGCTCGCATCCGCCTAAACATTGGCCCCAAGCGCAATCTCGCAAGTTGTTCCAATAGGATAATCAAAGAAAGAATAACCATTTGAATCACGGTTAATTTGCACTTGGGCAGTAGTTAATTTCGTTTTTGCTAATACTTGCTCGTCTTCTGCTGAAACAGTTTTTACAGTAATTGTTAAATTATTATTATAATTAAAAGTGATGGGATCGCTGGCTTCACCGTCTACAACAATTGTAATTTGTGCATTAAAATTATCATCTGGAATTTCGCAAGTAGTCATCCATTGTAAATTATTAAAATAAACATAATCATAATCATATAATGATTTTTGAATTAAGCTATCTGACTTATAATGAATAAAATCCCATTCTGGGATATTACGATGCTAATTGTCTAAAGCCAATTTTAAAAGCCAGCCATCAAAATCTTTCACTTGTTCATGACCATCTTTATAATAATGGCATCTATAAATAGTGCGGTCTAATAATTCACTCACTAATAATGGAATCTTGCCGTCATAAGTCCTTGGACTATTATAAGGTACTGCAGTTGCTGTGCGACATAAAAAGACTTGTCCCTAACGATTTACTTGAATAAAATCATTTTTTGTTTCATCCCAGTCATAAGGCAACAGATCTTGTGCTGGTATTAAATAACAGTCAAGAATATCACGTGCTCTAAAATGCATCGAATGAATATATGCCACATTAGTCAATAAATTATGTAATTGATAAAATTCAAATAAATCTAACTAATTTTTAACATTAAAATAATATCTTGGATATTTTAAATCTGGTGTTTCTGCTGCCGTTAAATTGCGAGGTAATCCAGTTACTTGAATAAAATCTCCTGATAAAGTAACGCTATCAATTAAATTAAATGTATTATCTACTAAATATGGTTTATAAGAATAATACATAGTTCCTTTAAATGATTGCGCTTCATATGTATAATAACCAAGCGCACCAAACTTACTTACCTTAGAGTTAATTTTTTCATTTATTTTCCATACGCGTTTTGGCGGTACCCATAATGGATAAACTAAACTAATTTTATCTGTAGTTAATACATTATAAGAACCAGATAATCCAATTAAAATTGGCACTTTATAAGTTTCACCAGTAGTAGAAGAAATCATGGTTAAACCAATATAAGACCCTGGTATAAATCCCTCAAAACGTACATTAGTTAGATTCTGTGGTACTTGATTGGCCCAACCATTAATCCATCCACCGTCATCACGCATAGCTGCAAGCAATTCAGATTGAGTTGGGATATGAATTGCGGTAATAGGATAATTCGTTTCACCAACTTGTTCATCTGAATAAGCCTAAAAATCCGTTTGATTAATTAAACCCTTACAATCATGCTCATCAAATACAAATTGGTCTGATATTAACTCAATCTCTTCTGGAGGTGTAATAGATTTAATTCGCAATAAATGATATTTTTGTAAATTCGCAAAATTTACTTCATCGATTTCATATGCGGTACAACTAAAGCTATGTAACATACGCCCTAAAGCTGCCTACGGAGATAATGACACGCCGGTTAAGCGAACGATATAGTTTCCTTCGGTTGGCGTACGTAATAATTTTGGTTGGCCATTTGTTAACCAATTTAATACTTTTAACTTAAAATCACGCTCATACTAAATATTCTAACCAGTTAAATCAGTTAAGACTAAATTAATAGAATCTTTATTTGTGTCAAATTCTTCAGGAGGTTTAACACCAATTTTACTACGAGTATCTGTACGAGGTTCTTTTTCTGTAAATTGGAAAATACTTTCTTCATATGGTAAAAATACATTATCACTATCCATTAAGTAAGAAATTAAGCCTGTAATTGCAAATTCTTTATAATTTACAATTCCATTCCTAAACATATAAGGGTATTTACTACCAATTGTTTCCAACTTAGATTCTAAAATTGTTGGTTTAAAGGTAGAAATATTTGGATTAAAGCATACTCGCAATAAATGGTCTTCATCTGACAGATAAATATCTTCATAATCAATATGAATTATTTTAGACAATAATTTATTGGAAACTAACTTTTGATTATATTGTTGTAGCGCATAGCGATATCCAGTGTTCTATTCAATTGTAAAATCATTAAATAAAACTCGGTCTAAATGTTCACCATGTAATTCAAAAGAAAATATTTCATCCCAAGTTTTATACTTAGAATGAGAATCTGAACGTAGAATACGGAATTTGCCATTGTACAAAGTTGTATCTTTTGTTATTACTTTTCCCCCCGTATTGGTATTAATTGCTTCATGTTCAGTTGTTAAGCTTAACTTGACACCACCGCTATTAACTAATGGTTCCGCCAAAAGTCGTGTATAACGTGTATGAAATTTTAAAGGAATCGCATATCCGGCTTTAAATAAATAACTTGGAGATTCTACTTTAATTCCTGTAGTTGTCGTTGCGTAAAATGTAACATAGTACTTGTGCATATGCTCTAGATCTTGATTATAAATCAATTCAACACGACTAGAACGTAATTGAATATTATCAGAATTAGTATAAATTTTATCATCAAAATCAGTATATAAAATTTCACCAGTATCATATACAATCTAATGCTCATGTTCAGTATTTAATTTAACAGTCTCAACAACAAAGCGATACGAATAAAGTCTATCAGTGCCATACAAATTATTTACGACACCAATAAATTTATTATTCATAATATTAATCTAATTGATTGATAAATTCTCAATAATAGCTTTAGGCAAATTTACACATTTAATAATTGCCACATCAGAAAAATAACCAATAGACAAATTATCAAGATTAGTTGCATCACCTTGATAATAAGCCAACTAAATTTTATAAAATTGATCGTATTGTAAATTAAAATTGCCCTCTGTATTATAAATAGTTTGTCCATTTAATTCATCAATAATATTAGTATAATTCTATTTATTATTAATTAATATTGCATTGCCGCGAATGCCAATTGGTATATTTTTATAATTATCATAATTTTCTTGTGAAGTATCACCAATTAAAGCAGTACCTCCAGTAGGGGATGAATCCTCAACTGCCAATACACCTGGACTTGCATCTAAAAATGCCGAATCTTGCGGTATATATTCTGATTTAATCAATTCAATAATGGCAGGGTCATAACCACTTGTTGGTATATAGTCTAATGATTGCTCATTACCAAGTGCATTTGTATCATTTACATCATTATAGATACGATTTACTTCTAACTGATAATTAGGGTGCCCTAAAATATATTCTGAAGTATCATGAGCAGTATCAGGCACACTTCCGCTAGCTTTGAGCGGAGATGAAGCTAACAAAACTGCGCTGTCATCGAATCTCTTTTTTATCTTATCATTGTTTTCTGCGGTACTTGGCTTATGCCATGTAAAAGTAACAGTGCCAAGATTATTGGTTAAATTGGGCTTAGTCTAAGAATATAAACGTCCTTTTTCTGTACCGCCCAAGGTTTTAATTAAACAAATAAAGCCATCTACTTCATTAGCGCCAACGGCAGGGTTCTGGCGATAAGGAATAGTTAATCCTTTACCACCTGTTAAACTAAATGCGGGTAAACGACTTTCAATGATTGGAGGGTATAATTTACTCATACTATCCCTCCTTTATATTTGTTTTTATATACATATATGACCTCCTTTATCTCACAAAGCTAAAGCGTCTCGAATATCCTGTATTTTCAAATATCCAGAAATCTGACCGGTATTTGTATATATAGGAATGAGTTCAATATTAGGTTCAATCACTAATTCATTAGAATTTGCTTCTATGACATCTAAATTAAGAATATTGCTTTTATATGGGGTATGGTTGAAAAATAAAATACCCCGTATAGAACTAGAATCAATACGAGTTCTATTCTCAGTGGTCGATATTCTCTACAGCCAAGGCAATAAATTAATCTATTTCTAATCTGTAGAATCTAATAAGTCTTGAATATATTCATGCTCTATAGGCGGAATTAATTCCCATGGACCAGTCAAATAAAATTGTTTAGTTTCTTCAGGCTATAATTTATATTGATATAGCAAAACGCTATAACGCTAACTAAAATAATCTAAAAAATTGCTATATTCGCGCTCAAAATCATTCGGACCAATATTAATTCCAGTTGGTAATTTCCACAATGAAACAATAGTCTCAACCGCAGAATTTATATATTTTGGAAATAAAGCTTGTACTTTTTCATTTAATTCATTCATCATAAGAATTAAATGATCATATTGAATTTGCAATAAATCTATTTCATTTTTAAATAGTAATAAATTATCAGCACTTACATAATAAGGAATTAATTCTTGTATATTTTGATTTGAATACCAGACATTTAAAAGATTAAGAAAATAATTGTAAATTGCTGTAAAGTATTTTAACTATAAATTTAGTATATCATTTAAAGGCATCGCAGTTTCTTGCCAAATATCAAAAATGGTTGGATCGTTTGATATAGGAATAGAGCTTGTATCTAAAATTCCCAACCAATTTAATAAGTAAATTTTAAACTAGGTGCGCCAAGTATGATTATTAAGTAAAACAGACATATTTAAATCAGTGAATAATTCAGCGAATCTTTCGTTTAATTGATTAAAAGCTTTTCGAACATCATACTTATGAAAATTAATTAATTTTTCTTCTAAAATATCACTCCAATCTTGTAAATTATCAGGCCACTAGAAATCAGTTAATACAGTAGTTAAAACAATATTAGGTTTATAGCTTAACTCTAATGTTTTAGCCACATAACTATGAGCAAACGTATAGCCATTAACTTTTGGTTCATTACTAATATTATATTGATTTATTACATTAAATGCTAAAGTGTCTTGCCATGCACCAGTTACCAAATCCGTTGGTTCTGACGTAATTACCCAATGTTTTTGTGAACATTGAAAATTAGAAAGACAACAAGATACAGGCTGTGAGTTTAGATTTGCCTATTTGTATAAAAACTTAAATACATAAAAATCATTACTTGGTTGATTTGCGTCTAAAGTAAAATTAACCGAACGATTTTGCTAAAAAATTTGATAAATTGGAATTGTTTCTATACCATTAGTATGACGTTTTACAATAACTTCTAACTAATCTCCCGATTTTATGCCTTCAATATTAAAACTGACTTGAATTTTATGATTCTGATTAATGATCTCCTCAGAAACGTTAGGAAGTGGTTCATCATCTTTAATATTTGTAAACTAAATAGGAAATAATATACCATAAGCTGCATTTTCTGCTGATTTATTTAAATATAAACCATTGAAAGAATCTCCCTGCCTAAATTCCCAATCATTTGCAGATGTCGATGATTCTCGAGATACATAAACTAATAAATCATTTAATTGAGCTGATTCTGTTGACCACCATAAGTCTGAGGCAAAAAATCCTTTAAGTTCATTACCAACTGGTAATGAATAATAATCTCGAGTATTTGATGTAGAAATCTATTCTTTATAAAGATAAAACAAACAAGTATGCATTGGCATGTTTTGTTTAACTGTTGTAAATAATGAAGCAAAATTATCATTGGTAAATATTTGCGTATTTATAGATGAATTTACATCATTTTCAATTTTAAGAGGAATTAGTCCTTGTACAAAAGCTGCATCAATTGGAATCTATAAAGTTATAATATTAGAAGCTAAATTAAAACTTTGTTCTCCATTCCAAATATCAATAGCTACTTTATAATAGTCATCATCAGATATTGAAGAACTAATCCAACTGACTAAAGTAGAATTTCTTGGAACTGAATCGTCAGGAGATGTAGGTAATTCCATAAATGTTGTTCCATCAGCAATAGCATACTTCCATTTTCTTTCATTATTTACATCAGGTATTTGAATACCAATATTTTCTTTAAACGCCAATACTAAATGTAAATAATTACTACCATTATATAATGGCCCACGTCGTTTTAAAGCAATCTTTAATGTTGCATAAGTATCTGTAAAATCAGTGGGAGTAACTAATAATTCACAATCACTATCTAGTAGTGAAACTGAATTATCAACTACAAGTAAGTTATCCTGCGCATTAGGTAAATACTAACGCAATAATAACTAATTTGCCTTTTTAGTTGCGGCAATTAATTCTTGCCAATCTGTTTCAATTAATGCGCTTAAATCAAGCATATCTGAATAAGCACTTAAAAATTCTTTTGTATTAACCATTTGCATTAATTCTGTTTTCTGTTCAGGAGCCAAATGAGCAATTTCTAATCCAAACTCCTACAAAGCAGTTGCACGATTAATATTACAACGTTTTAAATAATTAACAATTTTAGAATATTTTATTTCATCATACATAGCTTCTGGATTGGTCTTATTTGTATTATTCATCATAGCATTTAACCATGTAGCTAATTCATCATCTATTAACCATTGATTTTCTTCTGAAGAACGAAATTCTTCTAATGATAATGATGTGCGTTTGTTTCTATCAGTAAAATCAATATTTGTATTCGTATCTTCATCATAATTAACCCAAATTGGGACAACCATTTCAGAATTCTATAAAGGCTAATATAAATTAAATGTATGATTTTTATGTGTAGTATTAAATCCAATTTCTAGTGAACAATTTTTAAATTCTACCAAAGGAGGTAAAATAGTTATTTTTTCAGTAGTTAAAAATTGTTTTAAACCCACTAACTCTGGTATCTAATAAGTTAATGTAGGTGTATATGCAGAAGCCGCACTTGGAATTAACAATGTCTCTCCTGTCTCTGTGCGATATTCAAAAGGTGTTACTAATGATGTTTTTAATTGCAAGATAGCAGATTCTGGGAATAAATCATTTTTTTCTTCACGCAATGCATCTAAATTAATAACAATAGATTGCGGTAAATAAGAATAATAGCCATATGGATCACCCACCAGTGCATTCATATCAAGCGTACCTAATACTAATTCAGTATCATTTAAAATACGTACTAATTCAATTTTATAAGCTCCTCTGTAAACATACGGGTAAGATGACCTTAAATTACATTTAATATCTATATTAAAAATTAAACTATCACAAAATGTAAACAATTCTGATAAACGTGTTCTATCTGTTTGGTGTGTAGATAATTTTAAATTAGTATTATCAGATGACCCATAAATATTAACTCGATGCTCTTGCACAGAATTCTAAAATAATGCTAAATTATCATAAGGGATATTTGTATTTAATCCAATAGTCTGTGAAATAGTAATATCCTTTGGGCGCACTAAATGCAATGCTGCCAATTGTTCTTTATCTTTATAAGCGCTTAAAATCACTTTTGTTTTATTATAATCTCCGCCGGGAATAGTTACATATACTTTATCACCAACTTTATAATTATAATTTTCTGACATAACATCATATGTTAAATCTTTCTCACGCACTATATAATGACCAAATTCTGCGTCTGTAGCATCAATAATTTCTGCCGTTACGGTATTATCAAAGGATATATTTTCTAATCGTTTTGAGACAATAGTATCAACTGCATTACAAAATATTTTATTATAATCTATTTTGTCATTAATCAACATATTATTTGCCATAACTACGCTCCTTTCTCTCTATATTCATTATATTTAAAAACTAAAATAATGATATTGTTGCATTTTGTCCAATTAAAAAAATAAAAGGGAAGGAATAAATCCTTCCCCTATTTATATTAATTCTTTTGATTAGCGAACTAAGAAGCCTGGTTAATAAGAGTGGTAAATGCTTCTTCAATTTCTGTGCGATTTTGCGCATTCGGAAATTCCGCAGTAATTGATACTGTCTAATTAACTTGTAATTCTCGATCTGTTAACTTCGGATTATTAATTATTGGATGATAATTAAATGCGTAACGTGCGGTTTGAGCATTTAAATCAATTTTTTGCGATAATTTACGAACTAGTTCCACAGTACCCAAAATATTTTTCGTATCTTCCTTATTAAGTACAAGTTCTTTTTCATGAAGTATCGCCAATTTGCCTTGCGAACTATTCCAATTGCCAGTATAACCACCAGTATCATATCCAGGAATTATAACTTCTTGACCATCTACCGATGCATACTGATGCCATGGATTAATAGAAATTTTTTTGCCACAAACAGCACAATAAGCAGATTCAAAAGTTGTTGGAGAATGATGATGACTGTCAATTACAATAGGATCGCAAAGATACCATTTATGGCGACCTTTATCTATTTTTTCAGTTCGTCCAGATTTATATGTGCGAACTCTCCAATGATAATGATGATCTGATTTCCAATGCTCACTATCTGAGTATTTTTCATTGCCTTCTGGGTCATTAGAATTGGGATCGCCGCCGCTTGCACTTTGACCACCCGCACCAGTATTTGCATACTAGTTAGCAACACTGTTATTAAATTTTGGCACTGGCGCATTAGCTACGGCGTACATCTATGCAATCAAATTCGCATAAACAGCGGCTAAATTGTTAACAGAAGCTGCTAACTGTTCATTTTTCTGAATAATTTTTTGCATTTCTGTTGTATATTTAATTTGCCATGCTGAAACACCATCAGCTAAGTTGTTAAATTCATCTATAGCCGCTTTTCCCATTTTTACAACTGCATCTTCAGCAGCTTGTGCAGATGGTACGATTTGTTCATTAACAGTATCATGTACCACTTCACCAAAATGAGCAACATCAATACCAGCAGCTTCCATAGCAGTAGCAACTTGCGCTTGAAGTGCGCCATATGCTTCTTCCATTTTCATAGAAGCTTCTTCGGCAATTTGTACCATAGCCGCATTTAATTCATCAAAGTTACCATAACCAGTATAAGTACCAAGTATAGTATCACCAAATTGAGTCATGAAATCATGTTGATTATTAATGCGAGCCTATACATCATTACCAAAAGCATCAGTCCAATTATGATAAGCTGTCCATTCTTCTTCAAATAAACGAGCATTATTATCTACAACCTTTTGACCTTCATTAGTAAGATACTCCATCTATTCAGTAAAGTAAGCATTTAAGCGTTCAATAGCAGCGTTGCGCTCCTCTTCACTCATAGTATTATCAAGACGAATTTCTGCAAGCTTTTCAGCATATTGTTCTTCAAGCTCAAGAATCTAATCAGACAAACTATTAATGTATTCATTATTAGCCTATTGCATTGCATAAAGTTTATCCTCATAATTCTATTCTGCTTTTTCAACGTCGTCCTGATTGGCGGTATATATGTAAGACCAATTGCCTTCAGAATCTTTACTTAAGCGAACAGTTGATTTTGCATCTCGTGCTTCTTCAAGTTGCAGCCTTGCCAGTTCTAATTCATAACGACGACGAGCATTATCTAAATCATATTGACTAATTTCACCGCTATGCTGTTCAAGTTCATTAATTTCTTTCTATAGGTCACGAAGTGCCTATTTATTTTTAATATTAGAAGTATTATCAATTGACTTCATAATATCACGATTTAATTTACTTAATTCATAAATTTCTTTATATTGAGGCACAAATCTATCAGCAGCAGTTTTCGCATATTCTAAACTATCTTTAAGTACCGACCAAGAGCCAATAAAGCCAGCAAATGCATCAAGCATACTCTATTTAATACGCTCAACAGTATTCTCAAATGCTTCTCGAGCTTTTGTAAGTTCTTCCTACCATTTAGAATTAAAATCATCAGTTGCTGCAGCAATTTCTTCATCCATTTCTTCTAAAACAATTTTCCACTTATATGCCATTTCAGTAAGACCTTGCGCCATAGCTTCATCATAAAGACGTTGGACTTCATCGCGTTCATTTTGTAGCGTATCTACTTTAGCTTTAGCTGCTATGGTCGCACTATGCGCAACTGCTATTGCCGCATTATCAAGCTCAGCCGCAATCGCATCAGTAACACCGAGCGCATCACGTCCTATAATATCAATAATAGCCACATAATTTTCTAAAGCACTAGCTGCGCGTTCAATAGGTCGAGTTGCTTTATCTAAATCTTCTGCAATTTTACTAAAACTATTCCGTATAGTTTCAACAACCGCACTCATATTTTCAATTAAACTATTATTGATTTCAAGTAAATTATCTTTTAATTCAAGTAAATATTGATATTCAGCTTCGGTCATATCTTCAAGCATGGACATGTCTGATTCTGACATATTATTAGATTTAAAACGATCAATAAGTGCCTAAATATCGCTTTCTTCCATGCCCTTATTGCTTAAATAATGACTTAAAGTATCATCAATCGCACGATTATATATCGAACTTTTATTCATTAATGTAGAGGCTTCATCATTTAATGTAGCAAGCATTTCTACTGCATCATGCACTCCATCATTAAAGTTTTCAATTTTATTCTTCATATAATCTAAATATGATAAAATTGAATCGTCTGCTTCAATTTTAAATTCAATTGTATATTGTAACATTTCGAATTCTTTATCATATTTAGCCTATTGCGCTTCAATTAATTCATCTAATTTCTCTTGGAGTAAATTATTTGTTTCTTCATATTGAGAAAGCTAATCCATGAAATCTTGATATGCTTTATCAGCAGCTTCCATAGCTTCTTTATCAGAATCACTTTGGCTGCTTGCATTATATGCAGCTACAGCTGCGTTATAAGCATCTATATGCTGTTGCATTAAATCAGTATAATTAGATATATTGCCATATTCATCAAATGTCGCACCTTGGACCGCAATACGAGCCTTGTCAATTTCAAGCCATTCACGGATTTCTCGTATATGTTCCTCTGTTGCTGCATTAAGTTGAGCCTAAGCCGCAATTTCTGCTTGCATAGCTTTAAGTTTTTTAGGACCAAATGCACGATCTTTAGCCTTACCAGCTTTATCTAATTCACGAGTATAATCTTCGATTAAAGCCGTTATTTCATGATAACGTTCTGTTTCCTTTTCAGCTGATTTTTTATCTTTCTTTTCTTTAGAGCTACTCGAACCAGATTTTTTACCATTAGTTGTCTTACTATGACTAATACCACCACCAGTTTTACCGCCGCCAACGCCACTAAATGAAATAGTTTTTTCGCTAATTGTATGAGCCGCTAAATCATCATCATTAATGGAAATATGCGGTACTGGTACTGAACCTTCTACTTCTATTGGGTCTCCTGGAACAGTATAATGTTTCCAACCTCGACGAGTCTATGGCTAACCTTCACTATCATAATATGTGACTTCTTCACCAGGCTCAACTACTTCGGTATATGTAGGCACTTTTGTTCTCTATTCAACGTAATCCACTTCGACGTTAGCACGTACACCCATAGAATTAAGCATTGAACGCATCTCTTCAACAGACATGCCAGTAGCAACAGCCATTTCATCAAGAGATTTAATCCAATCTTCTTCATTTAAATCAACGCTATCTAATGCTTGACTTAAAGTCATAGAACCATTTGTTAAAGCAACTATGTTATCCTAAATCGCTTGCATACCAGCATTTGCTGTATCAAATGCAGTTTGCATATCCATTGTAAATTCAGACATCGTTTTATCAGTCGCAGCTGTGGCATTATAGGCATCAATTAAAGCCTAGTCCCAAGAAGTAATATCCATAGCGCCTTTAACCATTTGAATGCCTAATTTATTAATAGCTAACTAACTGCCATTAGCAGCTTCTTCTAATAATTTTAAATTTTCTTTAGAGTCTAAAAACCCTTCTGGTAATTCAAAATTATCACTTAAACCTAATAAATCTTTTAAGGCTCCTTCAACCTCAGCAGCAACTTCTGCATAGTCCATGCTACCACGAGTGGCTGTTTTAAGTTTTTTAGTCCAATCTTCAAAATTATCGCTTAAAGTATCAATACCCTTATTCATACGCTGATTAGCAATAGCCATTCGTGCAGCCGTCTCTGCATTCAATTCCATATCATTATTTAAAGCTTGGATAGAACGTGCCTATGACTCTAAAACATTTGCATCTAAACCATATTTTTCCGCAGCTTCACCTAATAAAATTGAAGCTCGTAACTAATCTTCTGCTACTTTAAGCGCTTCTGTATTACCAGAACGCATCGCTGTTTGATATTTTTCAACTTCAGCAGTACAATTTTCATATTGAGAAGCTAGATTCATTAATGCTGCTGCAATAGTATTATAATCGACATTCTATTCTGCCTATGCAATTTCATTCAAAATCGTATCTAATTCATCTAAAGATTGCACTCCCATAACTGCAGCATTAGTCATACCTACAATTGCTTCTTGGATTTGTTCATCAGAAACAAATTCTTCACCGGCATATGAACGAATAGCAGCTAAACCTTCAGCGTAAGAGTCATATGAAGAGCCTAACTATATTAAATCTTGTGTAACGCTTTCTTGATATTGTCCTAATTGACTTTCATTATCAGCAATTGCTTGATAGACATTGGCTACCTCATCATAATACGCTTTTTTCTATTCTTCTGTTAAACTATCAATATCAATTGCAGCCAATTCAGATAGGCGCGCTGCTGAAGTACCTGCAACGGCAGCAATTGCGTCAGCTTCAGAGTCATTTGCAAGATTTTCTAAAAAGAGGCCAGTCGCCCATTCTGGGGCGCTTCCTTCTTTAACTGCATTAGCTAATTTCTCATAATCAACAGTTACACTTCCATCAACATTTTTTTTGCCGTAAACTTGATTAGAGCTTTCTGTATATTTCCAATCAGATATTTCTTTAAGGCCTTTTTGTGCAATTAAGCTATTGTTTAAATCTTTTCGAATATCATTTTGATAATTTTCTTTAACTGTTGTAGATAAATCTTGCGAACCAATATAAGCATATCCATTTGCAGTTTGTACAAACATAGATTTTAAAGCTCCATTGGCAGCAATTAATTTTTCATATTCATCATCTGAAATAATGGAACCAATTTTAATTTTTGATGCTAATTCTGATAATTCTAAAAATGTCTTTCGAATTTTTGTTACATCTGTTGGCTATAATTTAATGGGAATACGTTCTAAAGAAGAAACAAAAGCTTGCCATTCTGCGCTATTTTTATCAATTTCAATACCAGCAGCATCTAACTGTTTATTAAATTCATCTAAACCACTCGCAGAAGTCCAATCAATATTCTATGCTATTTCCATAATTTTATCTGCTGAATTAGTATTTGCAGTTAAAAGCTTTTCTAAATCATGGTTAAACGCCATAACTACATTTTCGCCACCAGCTTGCAAAATTTTAGATAGCATATCCCCATAATTTTTAAGTGCGTCTGTAGAAATTGTATTAAAAATAGAGTCACTATTCTGGGCAATATCATTGTAAATCTATTGCATTACATTGCTAGGCTGCGAAGTAAAAACGGCTTCAATCTCTTTTCGAGCGTTTGCGGCACTCTCCTAAATAGAGTTAGCTAACTTCTCCGAACTTTCGAAACCAATATTTTTTACAAGCGTGTCAAATTGGTCTCTAGACATGCCAAGCATTTGAGCCATCTAATTTATGCCATCTTCTGTTGCCACATTTATATCAGTTAAATCCTGTATTTTTTGTGCATTTAAACCGCCAACAGCTAAATCTGTATTATACTCATCATTTTCATCTTTTGAATTAATTATATTAGCAGCAAACAATTTAGCTTCACTATTCATATTGCTAAATATCTCAGCAAATCCTTTAGCGCTATCTTCCATGACTTGAATTGATTCATAAGCAGCAATTACAGCAGCCATTGTTTTAATAGAAACTTCTTTTAATTCGCCATCCTCACGATAAGCATAAGTTCGATAATCGTCAGTATGTCTTATCTAATTTGCATCAGCTTGCCATTCTTGTTCAGTCTTTCCCGATGCTTTTAAATAGCGTGCCCAAATATCCTCAGAAGTGGGAGTAGTATCATTCCCTTTCGTATTGTTTTCCTTATCTTCAGCAATAATGTCATCTTCAATTTCTTTAGCTTTTTTTTGCTATGCTTCTGCGGTCAGGATCTCAATAGCTTCAGACACTTTACCAGCTATTTCTGGATTTTCGTCTAAATTGGCAAACTTATCACCTAAAACTTGATTTGCAATTATCTTGGCAGCATTATCTATTTCACGCGCGGCTTGATTAGTTGATTCACCTAACTTTTTTAAATTCTTCTTGAAACTCTCAAAATATTCATCAGTCATTCCCAATTCTTGCTAGAAATGCTTTAATTCATCATCAGTTTTATCAGCATATTGGCCAGCATTTTCTAAAATATTTCCATATTTTTGAGCAGCAGCCGCCAAAGCTTTTGAGTAATTATCTATTGGCTCATGGGCAGTTGGATTACTTACTTTATGTGATACCTAAGAAGCGTAATAATATGCCCCTTGACGCTGTAGCGCAGTTTTATCAGCTATTGATTGTTTGTCGCTAGCACGAGCATTCATGGCTATTGAAACCATTTCTAAATTGGATGCACGCTATTCAGCCTCTTGCATTACCTCTTCGGCATTCTCAATAACTATTTGACCAGATTGATCTCTTGAAATTTCTAAGGAACCTGCTAAATTTGGAAACTCACGTATCAAGTTAGCAACTATAGTATTAACTTCTTTTAATGCATCTCGCCATTCTTGTGTACCTTTTTTACATTGCCTCAATTTCTCGACAGCAGTGTCATATTTTTCAAACGCTTCACGTAATTTGTCTACTTCTTCACGAGCTGCAGTAGCCTATTCTGCCATTTGAGAAGCAGCTTCTTTTGCCTCTTTAGCCGCATTTGCATCAGCATTATAATCATCGCTTAACGATTTAATGGCCTATGAAATAAGAGCTACTACACCGACCAATAGCCCAAAAGCTGCTACTAACGCCAATGTAATAACTAATACAGGAAGAAAAGTACCATGCAAGAAAATATTGGCTTTACCATGTGCAATTGTGCTAGCAGTAGTATCTTTTTCTGCAACTCCTTCAACAACTGTTGCACCAGCTTTTTTTAAAGAAGCTTTAGCAGAATTTTTAATTAATTTTGCTCGTATACCTTCAATTATATTACGAACTTTTTTTACGATTAAAGAAGTTTTTTCAGATTTAGTATCTGCTTCCATAACAGCTGTCGCCATTTTCTAAATAGCTATGTAGCTTGTAACAATACTTGTTAGAACACCAATCACCGCTCCAATTTTTTCAATTGCGCTAGCATCCTCGTCGGCAAATACATCTTTTAAGCGCTATACACCATTTACAATTGCTGTAAATGACATGAAAGCGCCTGTAATCTACATTAAAGCTGTAGAAGTTTGTATAATTGGAGCAGGTAATGCCTCCGCAGTGCCACGTACACCTTCTAAACCCTATCGAGCTAACAATCCAGTAGAACCAACATCCTAACAAGCCTATGACAAGTTTTCCATACTTTCAGCATTTTCACCACTAGCACGAATGGTACTGCGTAAATCATTTTCTAATTGAGTAGTATTCTTAGCTGCATTAGACATCTGATTATTTAAATTTATTAAACCTTCTTTATATTCTTCGGCAGTTATTTTACCTGTTTTATAATTATTATTTAATTTCTCTAAGTCTTCAGGAAAATTACTATTTTTAAATTTGTCAGCACTTTTTGATATTGCTAATAAACGTGAACCATATAAAGTCAACTATTTTTGTCCAACTTTCATACTACTATTAGTTTTCTCTAAACTATCAAATATCTATTTTAAAGGAGCTCGTGAAGCTTTTAATGCACCAAATTCTTTACCCCATTTAGTTACATTCTCAATATCTGTTTTATTTGGTCGAGAAGCGCCTTCTTTTGCTAACATTTCGGCAGCTTCATATTGTTTTTGCGCCTACGCTTTAGCTTCATCATATTTACGTCCTAATTCTTCTATTTCTTTACCTTTATCTTTTAATTTCTCAATTTCTTCTTCTGCATAATTAATTTCATCTTGACTATAAATTGCTTGATTCTCATTCAATTCCTACTGCCTCTATGAAATCTACTCTAAAATTTCTAAACGAGCAGTCTCTTGCGCTGAACCGCTAGCATTTGAATCATCATAATCCTATTCAATACTTTCTTTATCAATATGAATAGTCTCACGCGCCTATGCCTGCATTTCTGCGCCGACTTTATTTGCATATCCAGTTATAATAAACAAATTCTCTTTTATACGTTCTAAAAATCTAGGCATTTCTTTTGCATAGTGTATTGCAAAAATATTGGCAACAGTTAATAAAATCCCCCTAACTCCACCTAAACCTTTAATTAATCCATTAACACCATCAACAACTTTACTAATATTGTCTGTCATAGAGATAAAAGTTTTATCATCAATAATATCATGATAAATGCCTTGTAAAGATGCCTATAATCGTTTTTTCGCTCCTTCCCAAGATTGTGCATATATATCGGCCTATTCTTGTAACGTACCTTCTGAATTGGCTGCAATTGTGATATTTTTTTGAACTTCGCTCCAATTATCCATTAAAGCCATAAAATTTGCATACTGACGCATACCACCAACAGTTTCAGCTGTAGCAACACGCTATGCTTCTGTTAGCGATTCCCAGCGCGCACCTAAATCATCTAAAATATCATCCATCTAGCGTAAATTACCATTAGCGTCTAATACGTTAACGCCAATTGTTTGTAAAGCAATGGAATATTTATTTAAATCAACCCCATCATCTAATGTTTCTCCTAAAGACAAGCCTTGCATTCGAGCAAAAATAGTTTTAAAAGATGTACCAATAACATCGGCACTTTGACGAGTTTCTGCTACTACAGTAGCCACTGCGGAGGTTGCATATTCATATGATAAACCAACAGTGTTAGCAATAGCTGCAAACTTTTGTAATCCATCTGCAATTTCTTCTGAACTTGATGCAGTAGCTGCGCCCAATGCTGTAATAGCATCAGCATAATACTCTAATGAATTGGTTCCATTGTCAAAATTATTCCAAATAGCTGTCATATAAGAAGAAACTTCTTCAGCGCTTTGTCCTGTAACATTCATCATTTTTATAGTAGTATTAGTGCGTTCTTCAACAGCAGAATCATCTAAGCCCTATTGATAATAAATTAAGGCTGCATCGGTGTAAGCTAATGTGCTTGCGCTTAATGCTTTAGCCGCTTTATTGGCACGTATAGCAAACTATTCCATCTATTCTGCGCTCTAGCCAGTTACAATCTAAATATTTGTTAAAGATTTATTTAAATTTTGAGCATACCCATATGCTGACTATAATGCTCCAATAAAGCCATGAACTATAGTAGAAGATAATTGCCATTTAGCCGTATTTTTTAAAGTCGTCAAAAACCCTTGCATAGTTTTATTTAAACGTCTTACAGGATTTTCAGCAGTTGCAATACTGATAGCCACTTTCTAAAAAGCTTCTTGTCCTGCTGGGCCACAAGCTTCTAATTCATTTTTATAATCTTTTAAAGTTTTTCCACTAGTCTTTAAAGAAGAAGAAAAAGTAGCTAAATTTAACTTACCTGTATCAATATTAACCGCTTTCTGTAAATGTCTTAATAATTCAGACGCAGCCTATCGGCCTTGTTGTAATGCATTTAAGTCAATAGTATTATTATTAACAGCTTGTATGCTTGCAACTGTGCGCAAAGTATTTGCTAAATCAACAATTTCTTTTTTAGCCTAATTAGTATCAGCCTAAAATTTTAATATCATATTTAGTTGTTTATCAGCCATATTTTAATTACTCCTTTCTCTCTCAATATATAAAAATAGGTAGAGAAAGATTCCTCTACCTATAAAATTATAAAAATTAAACATATAAATTAACTATATTAGACCAATTTAGTTAATAAATTTCTCACTAAATCTAAATTAGTCCGATCACTTAATTTTTCCGTTATTTCTTGGACATCGAAATTTAAATTCTCATAATCATCTGACATTAACTTTAATATGCCAAGAGCAGAATGATTATATTCAGTAATTTCACGAGCCAAAGCGCAAGTATTATCCCAAATATAATCTCTTTCTTTTTCAGGAATGCTATCTTTAACAGTTTCCCAAATATTATTTAAAACTATAATATCATAAAGCTTTTGAGGCTCTTCTAATTGTTTCTCAGTAAATGAAATATTGGTATATACACGAAGCATCTCAATTGTATAAAAAACGCTTAATTTTACAATATTATAGAAACCTTCTTCATTATTACCAGCTTGTTCAATAATATTTTGCATAACTGTTAACTTCTTTTCTAAAGGAAGATATTGAACAACTGAAATAGTCTCTTCACCAATTTTAATGTCTATTGGATCTAAAGACTTTATTTTATTAAGTTTTGTTAAATTAACTTTTGCCATAACCTTTTTCTCCTTTTCTGCGCTTAAAGCGTTTTTCTTATTTTATTTGTTTATTTTTGAATTCGACTACCTTCAAATTTATTATAGCTAAAATTTTTGAAGTTGTCAAGTTTAAAGAATTCTTGCCTATATATAATAAGCAACATTCCTAGATCTTTTCAAATAATTAGTATTTAATCTAAATTGCGTAGTTAAATTTGAAAGATTATTCAATTTAATACGAGCTAAATAAAGAGCATTTGAATAAACATGTGGCTAATAAATTTCAAGATTCTGTGTAGCAATATCTGAAACTGGATTACCATAAATATGCATAATTGCTTGATTCTATTCCAAAATAGTTGAAGTCCAATAAAAGCCATTTGCAAAGAAAAAACCAATATTTAATGGTCCAAATATATTTAATAAAAGATTTGAAATCTATTCTAACATAGCATAATAAGCATAATTTAAATTCCAAGTTTTATCATTTGATTTGTCAAACATATTATTAAGAATATTTTGCAATCCACTAACTTGCATTATAGAATTAGTAGTTGGATAAGCATATGATTTTAAAGAATAGCCGAAACGTAATTCTTGCATTAATTTTTGTAAATCATTATTAGTTTGAAATAGCATATCTTCTAACGTATTAATATTGTCCTATTTAGTTAATGCAAATTCTAGCTTTAATTCACTATTTTTAAAATTTTTTATATTAGCTAAATCAGCTCGTATATAAGGATTACCTTGACGCAAATAAGATGGTGAACGAGTTTGACCTGTCGTTTCAATATTTGAAATTAATGGCTATAAAAGCTCTTGTAGAGTATTACCGACAGCATTATGTGCACTAATAGAACTATTTTTTTCGACAAATTGTTTTAAAGATAACTTCTAACGTATATATTCTTCAAAAACAAATCCCTTGCCTGTTGACCAATCTTGATTAGATTTTAATGTGTTAATTAACTCAGGAGTTAGTTTTAAATTAAGAATTGTAGCTGTATCCTATTCTAAATTACCATTATAAATCTTTTCTAAAGTTATAGAATCATAAGCCCAATTTATAACTACTTTACTTAGTTCTGCAGCTAATTTTTTTAATAAATTATCATCAATTTGTATACTTTTTGACCGATTTGATTGTATTATCTTCTATACATACATATCATAATGGGCAATTGCTAAATTATAATTATGCTAAATAGTTGTTTGAAACTAAGATATATCACCACGTCCACTTGAATTAATTACCTATTTTGCTTGTAACATAATAGAATTTTCCATGTCTTTTCTCCTTTCTCTTCAAACTAAAAAAAGGGGACAGAGCATAAAACTCTGTCCCCAATTTTGCGTTTAAAGCGGATTATTCATTTATATTGTCCTCTACGGGGACATCAATGGGAGCCTCCTGAGGTAACTCAATAGGAGGTACTGGATCAGTAATGATAATATCATTATGACGTTTTCTAATCTTCTTTGATGCTTTTTCCTTTGGAGGTACTTCCTGTGAAAGAGTAGATGCGACAGGCGCAGGCTCAATGAACTTTTTGTCTGCTTTAGTCGCAACCTTCACAGTATTATTTCTATGAGTATGAATAATCATATTAATTATTCAATTGGCTGCCAACCAGTATTAGTCTTCTCACGATAAGGCTCAGCATTAGTTGCAAGCTCATCGGGAGTAGGACGTACACGATTCTCTAAGCCAGCACCAGATGCTACGTCAATAATCTGAATAGCAGCAAGAACTTTCTTAGTCTTGTTGAAACGAGTGTAGTCAGGGAAAGCATCAATTGTAAATGTAAAGGTACTTGGATCGCCAGAAGAAGCCATAGTGAAAGTAAAGTTAGATTGGATCTTGCAGTTAGGAATAATAAATTCCGCGGGAAGATCAACACCATCAGTATTACGGAACAATGTGGAAGCTTCAAGATAATAGTTACCACCGAACTTGTCAGGAGTAATATCAATCTGCATTGCGCCCTTACCCTTAGCGGTGTAATAGTCAACAACAACAGCATCGATGCCATCAAAGTAACCAAGCTGATTCTTTGGCTTATCGCTGTTCAGTGTATCAAGGCCCTGAGGAGGTGTAGTTACACCATTATCAGTAGCTTCAGTAACGCCACTAACAGGAATAGTAATCTTCCATAAGCCTTTATATGTACCAGTTGTTTCTGCGGTTGCCGCAGGTATCCAACTACGAGCTGGCACAAATGGCTCACTAACAATTTCACCATTAACCATGGTCATAACATAGACGAAATCTTCCTTACCAATAGCAGTAGTTATAGCACCATCGTTTTCACCAGTAGTCACTGTAGCAACATATGGCTTTTCCTTAACATAAATTTCAACCGCAGTATTGTCATCTGTGTACTTGAACTGATCAGTTGTTTCAATTGTATGAACAGGAATAGGATCAGCTTCTGTTCCTTCAATCAGACCAGCGCCAGAAAGAATCATGAAACCAGCAGGAGAAATAAGAGCATCTTCCATTGTGAAGGTAACAGTACGCTCACCTTCCCAAGCTACAAGACGGCTATTACCACGACCACCCTGTGCATAAACAGTGGTTGCCGCACCTTCCAGGCTGGAGGTCTTTAAAGTGTCAAAATAAATAACAGGTTCATTCTTGTAGAAAACCTTGTTACCGACTTTCTGAGTTGCCTTAGCCTTTAAGACAACATCGCAAATTTCGCGTCATAATTTTTTAAATTATGGACTATATCTTATCAATGTTCTAGACATTGATATACCCTTTTCAGTTAATGTATCAATAATTAACTTACAAATTCGATTAAGAATTTTAGTCTCTACAGCGCTTCCTTGCGGAAATGCCACGGGATTCTTTTTTAGTTCCCCGTTAGCCCGTTTTTTATCGGACCCCAATGATAAATTGGATAGGGTATATTAGCGCAAGCAATTCACGCCAAATTTCATAATATAATTTCCTCCTTAAAAGAATTTTTGTCGTTTTCTTAATAAAAATATTTTTGGATTATTTTTATACATATAATTTCCTAAGCGAATAGTATCTTTTTTTCCAAATTTTAATGAACAGCAAGAGTCGTCAAAACTACCACCTTCAATTCCAGCCTCAGTTTTTAGTATTTTCAAAAGATCAACAAGAAACTGCTTGCTTCCGCAAGCAAAAGCGGCATTAAGGCGATTATTTTTTAAATTCATTATACAACCGTCCCCATCAAAATATCCTCTAATAAAATCAGGTAGATACTCTTTTGGAATTAAAGGAAATTTTATATCTAAACTTTTCTATTCTTTTCCGCCTAGAGCAACTATATCATTATAAATTACTTTACAACTAAAATTAATTCTTACTGCCTATCTATCTACATAATCATATATAGATCCTTCGTATTCTAATTCTTCAGCAATTTTTTTAAGAATATATTTATCTTTTTTGTGTAAAGTAATATCAAACATTTTTCCGCCATAAATGCAGCCATCTGCAAACCATAATCCCAAAATATAAGCCATATTATTAGACCATTTTTTAAAATAATCTTGATTAATATTATATTTTCTAGCATTCTATGATTGAATTAAAGACTTTTTTTCCTTGGACATTCTTTTTACAGATAAACCATTTCTATGACAAAATGAATATATTTGACTCTTTGTATATTGAGAATCAAAAAATTCATACCATTCAGGCAAGGTTTTACTATTGCTCTCAGACAATAGAATCTCCTTGTGTTCCGGTAGTATTGGCATATACTACTCTTCCTCCTTATAAAATATCATTTTTATTTAATGTAAATTCTTCATCCAATCTTCGGGTTGAGATTTCGGATCACCGCCTGCAAGACGAGTGCGAATATCCATATCCCAATTAAGATGTAAGAAATAACGCTCAATTAAATCATATAACTAAAACATAGTTAAGTTACTGACATCTTGAATATTCATAGTATTTGTTCCAATAGTTAAAATGGAAATATATCGCGCAAATGCACTACCACCTTCATTTGCGCTTTGCTATGCTGCAACCCTCTAACGACCACGCATTAACTTATCAGCTATTTCTTTAGCTTTTGCATCTTTTGGATTAAAAGCTTGCTAATCCATTGGTCCATTCTTTGCACAAAAAATTTCACGTAACGTATTCTAAAAAGGCTCAAAATTGGTCTCGTCAACTGTACAAGGATTCTGCCCATTGGCAGTAAATATTAAAGAATGTGGGGTGAAAGCCACTTTCTAATTACCAAATATTAAGTCTAAGGTATCAATTACCGCTTTCTTTTTGTCTTTCATTTCAGGTTGCGCTAACATAGTCATAAAAACAGTAAAATTATTAATTTGTCCCTAATCTTCGCTAAAATCACCGAGCATGCTTTTATCTATACACAAACATTGCATGCCGATAAAATAATCGGTTTCCCCAATGAAGGCTATTTCTGATAACTTAGGTTGATGTGCAGTCAAGGCGCATTCTGGTATAGGGATATCAGTACCGCACATAAGGGCTAAACGCAAATCATGCATTATTCAATGATCGACTCATCTTTCGGCTCGTTAAAGATTTTATTGAAATTTTTGACAATATCAGCTTGGTCTACTGGAGCATGTTTTTTATCATCTTCACCATTAACTGTCCTATACATTAGACAAAGTCCACCAAATTCATCAGTTAACATTATTGGAGTCGCCCCCACGAATTCCAATAAACCGATTCCGGCAAACTTACGATTATTAAACATTGTATCAAGTTCAGCGGCAATTTTATAAGGCCTAAGCGCAAAATCACCAAGTGTCCATTGATCAAAATGGCACACAATATCAAACTCAATTGTGTGGTCTCTAAACTAAGGATTGGTAGGATTAGTAATAAAATTACTAAATCCAATTACTAAGTACTGAAGAACTTCATTATCTACAGTTAATTTAGGTACAATTTTAATGTTCTTTCCAAACATAGATTGCTTCTATTCCAAAGTTAAGGGCTCACGTCTTAATGCATCAGGTGAAGAATAATAAAGCATTTTACAAAGTCTATCATTATCCAGTATTCTATTCGTAATCTAATTCATATCTTTATCAATAGATAAAAAACTAGATTTCGGCTATTCATAATTTACAATTTTCATATCCTTTATCTCCTTTAACTCTCAAAACAATGACTCAATAACGATTGTTTTTTTACAATCGCCATAATATAAATCAAATTGGCCGCTATAATTAGATAGCCATTTTAACTTAATTTTTTTACCTTCAATCTTAGTGGCTAAAGGTAATTTAATATCATATGTCCAATCAGCAGTTGCATTACCAGTATACACATATTCCATGACAGTTTTAGGTTTAATAAATATATTACCCTAAATTTCATCATCTTTATGTTGTTCTTCAACTTCGATTGGTTTTATAACCAATGCACCGGCTACTTTATTCTCTAAATCATCTTCGACGGTATTCGAATAATACTCCATCGCTGTTATTTCTATTATACCAGGAGTTGAAATAGTATCTACTGCCTAAACACGCCAACAAATATTTTCCTCACCATCTTCTATTTCCTGCAAATAAAATTTGGCATATCGTCTAAAATATTCTAATGTGGCTTTATTCTTTGGAAGGTAAATGTTTAGAGTGTAATTTGGATTATCAATGCTGATTTGATGCTTTTGGGTATGGTTAATTTTTGTTTCTGCTGGACCGCGTATTGCTGCATACGTTTTATGCTGCTTACCGGATTCATCTTCCCATGCAATTTGATAATCACATCGTCTAATTTCACCACGAAAATAAGCCAATTCATCTAAATCTTGCAATCTTACAATCCAATAAGATGCTGTATTTAACCATTCAAAAATATCGCCTTGTTTGAAATTATATTCAAACCCCACAGATAATATTTTATCATCATAATCCATTTTTAATTTATTAGGATTAATCAGAGCGCGTGCCACTTCTGGCACACTGTCATCGGGCTCTTCCCCTTCTTGTGGAACCTTCTTAATAAAAGCACTCTAATAAGAATACAAAAGCGCCCGATTTAAACTTTTGCGCTTATCTCTAATCATACGACTCTATTGTGCGGGACCGCCCGCAGTAATAAACTAAGTATTCATCTCAGATAAGCGCTCAGTATCATATGAGCCTGGTGGAGGATTTAGCCCTCCTTCATCAAGAGAGCCATATAATCGTCCAGCCATAAGCTACTACATTGTATTATAGACTCTTAATCTTTTTTTCTCAGGCATATTGGTACCTCTTACTATAAAGTTTTTCTCACGTCTGTGAGCAGAGTTAAACATTCAAATACAGTTTTTCTGTACAACTCAAATTCAATATTTGGTTGCGTTTTAATCCCTTCTAATTTGGCGCGCAAGGTTAAAAATTGAGGCTTAGCCGCAAATATTACACCCAAACCCGCAATTTCAAGATTAACTGTATCTAATTGTTTTTCCCAATCTTCATTATTTTCTTTCATTGGAATTAATTTCCAAATCTGATTAGTTAATCGTGTAATGTTACGCTCTACTGATTCACTTGCTATATCAATACCAAAATTGTCAATCATCGAATACGCTCTTTCTCAAAACATCCCAATTTGATGCAAATGGCCCTGTTGTCTTTTCTTTTAAGTCTTTTTCTGTAGAAGGGCGTCTGCGTCTATATAGTCTTTGCATGTGATGTGATTGACGTTGACATTCAGTCAGTAGAGCTGACAATTTTGCTAAATGATTCGCTTGTGACGTCATTTTAAAATCTGCGCCTGTATATTTCATTCGAGTGTTTTCAATAGAAGTAACCTATCTTTGCACCCAACCAATCATCATTAAGATAGCAAGAATATTAATTTCTTCAGAAGTTAAATCATCATCAAAAGTTGAATGCTCAACAACTGCTAAAGGAACCTATTCTTCGCCATCAATAAGGTCATCCCAAAGAATACCAATTACAAAATCATCTTCTGTAATTTCATCCTCGCGAATGGTCTCAATATCAATTGTATAATTATTGAGATTTTTGCGAGGAAATTCAAATCCAGGAATCGCATCAATAAGAAGTCGTTGCAAATCCTTAACTGTATCAAGTGGAGTTAGCTCCATATACATATCATCTGTGATTTTATTCAAAAAGCGATTATAAACTGTTGTAAACGAAGTTGCCATACAATTCATCGCTCCTTTTTTCAATTAATTATTAGTTGTCTTAGCTTTAGGGGTTACAACTTTATACTTATTCTGCGCAACAGGCACACGGCGATTTGAAGCTGCAGTGGGTGTAGAAGAAGTTTCTTTAGTTGCAGCTTTTTCTTCTTCAACATGTTGAATAGCCTTAAGAGCATCAAATCCAGTTTTTTCCTTAAGTGCGCTTACTTTATTCATATCAGCCAATGGTAATTCAACTGCAAACTTAATAATTAAATCAATAACACCACGAGGAGCGTGTTCTAAACAATCAAGAAATTCGTCAAGACTGCCATTCTTCATTAAATCAATGATATTATGCTCATTCATGTAATACTCAGGTTCACGATGAATATTTAATTCATCAAGAACTTCTTCACTTACTAAAATCATATAATCTGCAATTAAATCACGACCACCGGTTTGATAAGCTAATTTTTCAAATTCCTTAGAATCAATCTTCTTTACCTCGCCAGGTGCAAATTCTCTACGAATTCCATCTTCTGGAATACGATATACAAGAGTGCCTGTGCTGCGATTCTTAACTGTAATTAAACTCATAATAAAATCTCCTTTTTCTCAAAAATAAGGGGAATTAGGAGTTAATCCTAACTCCCCAGTAAATTAATTAATCAATCATTAGTGGTTTCTAAACGAAACTGTTACACTAATATTTTCCTTCTCAGGAGCGCCAATAGTAATAGTTCTTGGTAAAGCTTCAGCCTTAGTCCAGAAGATAATATGGCCAGCACCTAAACCAACGGAAGCGGCTTCATTAACATCATCCTAAGTTAATGTATAACCATTCCAAGTTGCGCCAACAATAGTATCTAAGCCAGTGTCGATATCAATACCAACCCACTTACCATTACCCTGCGCAGGATTTGTAGAATCAAAACTCTTTAATTCTTCTAAGCTACCAACAACGACCCATTCGGTATCGCTGCCCTTGATAACGCTAATCATATCCTGGTTCGCCTATGATAATTCTTTATTTATATCATTAGGCGCGGTAACTAGCTTGGACATGTTCAGCTGAATCAGTTTCCCGAGTTCGATCCACCTTCGTGACCATCAAGGCGTCCATCATAAGTAATAACTGAACCCGTTACACCATCAAGGTACCAATTGTTCATTTCGCCCTTAAGTGAAGTGTCAATGTAAGAACAAATATCATTTGTCATCATTGCGACAACGCCAACCTTCTTATAAACCTGAATTTCACGGCTGCGGTCTGCATTTGTATATTCATCAACAATAGTATTACCCTCAAAAGCAATCTTGACAGGCTTATCAGCACCACTTGGAATAATCCAGCAGTAACCAGGATCTACGACCTTGGTAGTATTGGTTTCATCAGTAAAGCCCTGTGGGAAAATGATAACCTTCTTGCCCTTGTAGTTAGCAAGACGGCCAGTCTTCCAGAGTTCGTCCTTCATAGCTTCAGTATATCTCCAAGCCTCTTGTGGGATCATCTTTACTGCAAATTCATATGTGCAATAAATAGTAGGCTCACCATAGGCAGAAGCAATAACAAGAAGACGGTCAAAGGAAGGTTCATCAAAACCATTAGACTCAACGCGGTTAGCAGCAGGAAGCTGATGTAAAGAAGCCTTAAGAGCCTCGCCAATCTCACGATAAACAAGCTCATCCATACCTTCCATAACAATAGCTGTTACTTCAGCGAAGTCAGCACGGCCATCAAGGAACTCCTCGAAGCCAATTTGTGCAGCTCCACCAATAGCGCTGGTCTGTACTTCAAAGCTTTCTTCTCCACCGAGCTTAAAGACTTCATAAATACCAGCAAGACCTACACGGGTGATGAACTGCTTTGCACGAGTGCGTGCAGAGTTAATCTTACGACGGAACATAGGCTTGTCACCCTGCTTGAAGGTCTTAGTCTCTGCAAACATCTGATAAGCTTCTTCGACCTTCTTAGGAAGAACGTCATCAAGAACCTCTTCAATTACAGAGAAAATTAAATTCTTATTTTCACGATAAAGAGCGTAAGTACCTGCATACTCATTGAGCTCCTGACGGAGTGTTTCATTCAGTGCATCATAGCTGAAATTCTCACCATTATAGCTGTAAGAAATGGGAGCCGAAGGATCAGCTTTAGCAACAGTCTTCATTAAAGAAACAAGATCTTTCTTATCTAACATAATCTTTCTCTCCTCTCTTACGCAATACGCATAATCTTAACTGCCTTCTGACGGTCAGCAAGAGTGTAAACCTTTACAACCTGCCAAATCATTGACCCGTCACCGGACTTACATAAAATACCAGTAGCATTGGGAGATAATTCATCACCAAGAGCGAGCTCTTCCTCATCAACGAGGTTAGTAGTGAAAATATCGCCAACATTAGTCTTGAATACACGAGGGACCATCTTTGTTCCTTCAGGCATCATCTTGGGCTTCTTGAACTGCTCAATAACGAAAGGATCAGTTGTGCTAGTAATGTCATGCTCATAAGCATTTACATTGCCCTCGTAGTTACGAGAATTAGCGTATGTCTGACCTTCGCCATCGACAGGAGAGTATACGCGAGCAACGTAATCTTCCTTCTTCATTGCCCAATCATCATACTGCTCGTGGTCACGATACAGCTTAATTTCATTAAAGACCAGCATCCATTCACCCTTACCGGTAAAGTCTACGACACCTTCTTTATAGTCGTACTTTACAAACTGGCCATTCTGTAAAACATCAATATTTGCAGCGGCAGGAAGCTGAGCATAAATCTGAGCAGTTCTCTGCGCAGAAAGATGATTAGGCTCAACCTGACCATAGCCATGCTGAACATACTTAGCGCCGCTTAAATTTGTCTTTGCCATGTAATATTTCCTCCTATTAATTATTGATTTCTTTTGCAACAGAGCGGAGAGCTTTAATCCAGGCAGGAACTGAGTCCTCATCTGAAGTATCATTTAAATTATATGTGATTACATCATCAGCTGCGGGCTCTTCATCCTCACGGGCAAAGCTAACCTTGTTGCGAACACAAATTATAGATAATTTCGCTTCGATATCATCAAGAGAATAAGTATCAATATTAGCAAGGCAATCTGCCTTATCGTTATCAGAAAGCATATAGAAACTATCAATCATTTCACGTTTTGCCTCGCGATCTGCATCTTCCTTAAATTTTTGAAGAATTGCAAATTTAACTTCCATCTCATCATACTTAGTCTTTAATGCATCATACTCGTTTTTTAAATCCACATATTCTTGGATTTCATTTAAATCATATTTAACCTTTTTGTCCTTTTTATTAGGGTTTTCTTTTTCTTCTTCAGACTTTTCTTCTGAATTATTAGATTCAGATTTTTCATCGTCTTTCTTCTCGGCAGAAGCAGTGTCGCCTTCGCCTTCAACAGACTTTTCTTCATTCTTGGACTCTTTATCGTCCCTCTTTTTCTTAAACTCATTTACAAACTCATTAATGCTATCTTCAGAAAACTGAGATTCTTCATTAGCAGCATAATCAGTTACTTCAATAAGGTCAGGGCTTGCAGAGAATTCATTATTCTCATCAAGCGAAAAATTTAAACGATAATACTTTCCATCTTTGTTGTTCTGAAGAATGGTAAACTTCTGTGAATCCTCTTCATAAACGCCTTTAATACTATAGTCAGATACGTTTGTCTCAATATTGGGATAAGTGGTATCAATATAAGAATATAAAGCCGTCCAGACGGAATCTCCAACTGTTACTGAATATTTAGTCACAGGCGTTCCTCCTTCATTTAATAATTTTTGTAAGTCATTCATCATTGAGAATAATGTGTTTTTAAATTCATCATCTAATGAAAATTCTACATTGGTTATTTGCGCGCCTTCAAAGCAAGGTTCAAAGTCTGCACCTAAAATGCATAACTTTGAAATTATTGCCTCATTTATAATGAAAAATTGAGGTTTTCCATTATCATTTTTTGACCAGTAGGCATCAATTGTATCCTTGTCAAGCTCCATAGACTGATTATTTCCCTAATCAATAATGCGTTTTGCTTCTGGATATTGACCAGTCCAAATCCAGCCTTCAGTACATAAATATTCATGCACTTCATCTCCATCTTGATACTATTGAAACCAACATTTTGCATTTAAATCAACAAAGCCATAAGGCCTTGTAGTGTCTTCAAAATGCATCTTACCGCCCTTAATTTCAATAGAACGATTATGTTCCTCAAAATCCTATGTTGATTCATTAAAATAACCAACAATGGGACTGCCGGGAAGACTGTTAGCAATCTCCCTCGCAGTTTCTTTTGTGATTATACTTTTATTGCGGTTAGGCTTTTCTCCCACATAACAAACTTTTATCTAACATTTAGAAATCAAAGGATTATAAGGAGTTACATTAATTAACTCACATGGAGTATTTAATTTTAAACTGATATTCATAATAAACCTCCTTAACTCATTGATTCTTTATTAGCGATAGTTTTTGCGCTTTTCTAATCGTCTGGCTTTTCAGGACGGCCAGCCGATTGCTAAGTAGTAATCTACTATCCTTGCGCTTCTGTAGAAGATTGAGTTTTATTCTAAGTATTTTGTCCACGTGTGCCCAAAATATCTTGACTACTCATGGTCGAAGACATAAGAGGTGGAATCATAAGCTCTTGCAAATGTAAAATTTTATTTTCAAAGAAAATATTATTAAGAATAGAGCTCTATGAATGCCCAAGCGCAATCTAAGGTAAAATTTTATTAAAGCCTAATTGAACATGCTCTTTATACAACTTCGACATTTCTTTATGATTATATTGAGTTGTTTCAAGCATACAAAATTTAAATTTATATTTCTTTGCAGTAGTTTTTACTTTTTGAGTAATAGCATCGAAAAAATATTCAAATTGAACAAGTAAATCACGAATCATTGCTTCATCAGAAAGAATTGACTTTTCTAATGAAAGATTACCATCAGTATTAAACATATTTTTAGAAATACCAAAAGAATTATAAACTGTACGTTCCACTTTTTCTAGGTCATCTTGCGTTGTAGTAGTATTTTTATCATTAAGCGCAATTGATTCAATATCAGCAAAAGTTGTTAATACATCAACGCCAATTGCGCGAGAAAGCATTTCCACTGCATTATTATGAATATCTCTGGCTTCTTCAACATCAAATACTAAATCACTATTCTTATCCAGTGGAAGTTTCTATACAATTATTTTTAAAAGTTGTTGTAATTGTTTGCGACGATCTAAATCCTAAGCAGCATCTAAATCTAAAATCGCAGGTATTGTATTAACAAATAATGGAAAATCGTCATTGTGAAAACAAAATTTAAAAGCACAATCTGGATCCAATAGATACCAAGCACCAGAATTATCGCCGGGATAATCTGGCTTTAATTTATTTTGTTTATATAAACGATAGCCCAGTTGAAAATCTTTAGGGAAAAGTTTTAGTATTTTCATACGATATGTCGTATCAGGAAACATATCATCGAAAAAGCGCATGTTAAATTCTACAGTAGGGCTTTCTCCAATAAAATAGCGAGTGCGGCAATATTTACAAGGCAATTCCTAAATATAAAACCGCTTAGGTGTACAAACGCAATAGCCATAAAAAGAACCATTTTTAATAACCTAAAGTGCAATATCACTACAAACTTTCTTAATATGTGAATTATCTAAAAAATTTAAAAGTTTAACAAATTCTTTAATTGCTTTTGATTCATCTAAATCTTTTTCATCCATTCCTATTGCTTCTAGAAAAACATACCAATCATAACGATACATTGTGGCGACGTAATCACATATACGACGATATATGCCACTTATACGATAAAAATGATTAGAGATTTCACGTAAAGTCTCATAGTCACGATTAGCCATGGCTTGTATAACTAATCCTTTATTCGTATAGTTACGAGGAACAGTAGATTTAGTATATGCGCCCAAATTAATTTTTGCATCTTCTAAAGCTTTTACACCAACTTTAATTTTTGAGTAATCAGTTCCGCCATTCGCGAACATATTAAAACCTTTATCGTGGATTTCCTATTGTCGTTTACTGAATTCCAACTTATTTCACCCCTTTTAATATCCAGCTCTTTTCATAATATAATCATAGTCAATTAGGTCTTCGTCTGTATATGGAATTTCTATTAACTTAAATCCATGTAATGCACAAAAGCGACGTTTTTGAGTATCATTATACTACTATTGATAAAATCCCTTTTTACCACCAAATTTGGCAGAAGGTTCATAATGTTGTTTTCCTTGATATTCAATAATAAAATCAATTATGCCATCATCATCAAATATCACAAAATCAAAACGTAAAGGTACTCCTCGAGGACTCTTCAAGTCTGGGAAGATATATTCCTCTTCAAAATGAAGGCCGGCCGCAAGTAAGATTTCTTCAATTTTAATTTCTCCTCTTGAAGCTCTCATTTGGTCCTCCTTTCTTAACAGTTTAAATAATCTGTTAAATACATCCAAGTATAATTTTTATTAGCTTTATGCGCAGAAATAGTGCCTTTATTTTTACAATTTTTAGAAATAGTTGTTTGACAAAGTGCAGTATTTCTGTGCATTTTCTAAAATTGTATAAGAAAACTTATTCCAACTATATTTTTCAATTGCATTCCAGAATGAACCACAACCTTTATAGTCATTGCTATCATGTTGATTGCGCTATGCTAATATAGTTTTTGTCTAACCAATATATGCTTTCCCATTAATTGTATTACGATGTAAATAAATAATCATTATTTTTCTTATTTCTTTCATATAATTATGAAAAAAGATTTAATGCAATTACTGGGAGTTATCCAAAAAAACTTAGTCATAAAAACGCCATTCTTTGGCATTGAATTTCTTTTTTTTCTTTTTTCTTTCCTCTTCTTGTTGGATATAATATAAACCATATTCCCAAGCTGAAAATTTATCTTTACCAATCGTTTTTGAAGCTTGTTTAAGAATAATATTAATTCCCTCATTTTCTTCACGAAGATTTAATAACTCTTCCTTTAATATAGAAGTTAAGGTAAATGGTCTTAAGTAATCTGCCCTTTGTTCTGGAGTCATTTTCTAACCAACTTTAGTTCCCATTAATTTGGCTTTAGCAATACGTTCATCCTGTAAAAACTTAGCTCGTCCAGAAGATAACTATACTAAAGCATTCGCGTGCATTTCAGTATTAATAGGCGCATTCGCTTTAAGAACATAGATAGCATCCTGTTCGCATTGATCAGTTCTATATTTTTTAAACTCTTGGGCGGCATCAGCTTGAGTACCACCATAAACACCAAAGTCTGGATAAACTTCACCAGTATCCGGATTAATCTAAGATTTTACCATATAATCAATTAAACCAAAACCAACACCGTTGCCATCAATAACTAATCGACGAGCTTTATATTTATAATATAAAGATTTTAACCAAATCGCCTAATTCTCAAAATGCTCATCTTCTTTAGTTTCAATATTAACCAAAGACTTAAACGCGCTTCCAACAGACTATGGAATAACTTTAAACACACAAGCTACAGACGCACATCCTTTACGACCAATATCGGCAGAAACTATGTAATAACTTTTTACAGAAGAGCGTCCAGAATGTTCGTACTCAGCCTGCTTTAAAATTCTATTTCTATCAAACTATTCACCATTAAAATATGCGTTTTCTGTTGTTCCAGACCATCTAGATTCCAAAAATCTTGTTAAAAATTAATCATTTTTACTCTAGCTTTCACTAGAAGGTGAGATTATATCTTCTACATATCTCCACACAAAACCTTTATAACTTTTTATTTTTCCCCGGCAACATTCTCCAATATGAGAACTAACTTTAGCCCCAATAGAACGAGCCGCCTCTCCAGTAGAGGAATAAGAATTTATGAACTTTCCATTTAAATCATATTGATTTACAAGTTTACTTTTTCCTGTATTAGTGTAATTTTTTACTTCTCTTAAAACTTTATCATAAGACCAATAAAAGCCACCGCTCAAAGTTTTAATTTCTTTATTTAGCTCTTGTCCAAGAATACTCTAAGATATTCCTACAGCTTTCGCGGCTTCTGGGATATTTTTATATTCAGCAACAAGAACTTTATTTTTATTAAAACAGTAAACGTGCTTAAATTTCCTTAATTCTAAATTTAAAGCATGCTACTAATTTTCCGAAGGAGTTACCCACTCTAAATTTTCAACTATATTGTTAATTTTGTTTCCATCAATATGATTTACTTCAGTTTTATTCTCCGGATTAGGAATAAAAGCTTGTGCTACTAAACGATGAGCCAGTAAGCGTTTTTTCGTTCCGTCGGGAAATGTTATATAAAAATAAAGATAACCATTCGTTAAATTTATCTATCCTTTTAAATACTTTCCCGTTTTAGAATTAAAACAATGCCCATCTTCAGTAATATAATACCAGGTACTGATATTATTTACAACAATCTGTTTCATAATAACAACCTTTCTTTTTTATGTAGTATTGCGCTATCAAGTTTATTACTCGATATTAATCGTTGAACCTTCTTCTATTCGAAGCTTGGCTGCTGATTGCCTAATCTATATAATTTTTGAACCATCGCGCTTGCTCTTATTTAATAACTACGCTGTGGTTTATATAGCTCTAAAGGTTTCCCAGCAATTCACAATATTTAAAGAGTACAAATCACGTTCTTATACTCTCGAGAAAATGAAGCTTCATTATAAGTACCATCTCGCTATAAGTCCTATAAGAAGTTTTTATCAAGTAACTTCACTAATACAGGTATACGCCAAGTACCACCCATAATAATTGCTTTCTCCGGTTCGGTTAACATCCATACCAAGAACTGAATTAATTTGTCATACAATATTACTTGGACTATTTCTTAATCTAAAAATTTCCATTTATACCCACCTGCAGTTTTGCGAGTTCCATGACAAACACTATCAATTCCACTTCTACTATGTAAACCAACTGCCGCAGTTGCCTCTATGATAGAATGAAAAATATGAAGTTCATTACCATTTAAATCCATCTAAATTACTTTTCGGTTACTTGTTTTAAAGTTTTGTTTTTCATATTTGTGTTTTTGATTTTCAGACGAAGTAACCCATTCTAAATTTTCAACTCGATTATCAGTGCGATCTAAATTTTTATGATTTACTTCTCTTTTGTTGTCAGGATTAGGAAGCCAGTACAAAGCGACTAACCTATGTACATATTGTTTCCTAAAAGTATTTGTATCTTTCATTTTTAAAGACACTTGTCGATATCCATTGCCACTAATACCTGGATTTAATGTTTGTCCAGTTTTAGTATTTTTAATTCGACCTAAATTAGACACAGCATAATTAGTAGCAATATCTATATTTATCCACATTTCATTCACAATATATTATCTCCTTTCGTGTAGGATTTTTCCTTGTCATAATATATTACAAATTCGCTTAAGTCATTAAATGAAAATTGTCCAAAAATTTTTAGATTCTCCGCGCTTCGAAAACAAGAATTTCACTTGTAATCTACTCTACTTTCTTTTATGATTTCGATAGTCTCTGAACCTTCCAATTTAGTCAAAATTGGCTTGGCACAGCGTTACATTATTTTTAATGCTTCCACTGTTAGCACGCAAAAGCGCACACCCTCATTTGAGGTTCACGGAGTTTGAGTTCGCCTATGACTTGTTTTAGCTTAGCGAACGTGCCTTTCCAACCAGCTGTTGTACCTTTTTGTTCCGCATAAGTCGCTAATTTATGCGCGTCTTTCGACAGCTGTATATTCCTATACAGAGCAGACTATATCTTCACCTTCAGCATTATCTGTTAAGGGCCCACCACTTCCACTCGCTTGAGTGTACTCCCTTTCGGGATAGTCGTTGAACCTTCCTCGTAAAGAGGCTTGGCTGCGGATTGTCCGTTCTGGATTTTCCCGCAATTCAATGGGATTACCAATATTAATTTCTTAATAAAGTCGCTAATTTATTTTTTTTATTAATCTTTTGTCCAAAAAAAATTAACGAATATCTAACTTTTATTTAATGTTTCTTCTGGATGCATTGTACCATCCATACACAGTCGGGATACATTCATTGTCATAAGGATTAAATATCCTCTTGGACTATATCTTCAACTATTTTCCAAACAAAACCTTTATGAGTATGTAAGCCAGGAGTATTACTACAAATTCTGCTAATAGCAGAAGAGGTACCGTTAACAGCTTTGGCGGCAGTAGAATAACTTTCATAAATTGCGACTAACTAGCCATCAACAGTATATTGCGCTACTGCTTTTTTAGTACAAGAAGGTAAATTTACAGCTGGTAAGTTTTTAATATCTGAATCGACATATCGCCATTGATAATTACCGGCAGTTTTACGATTGCCTTGACATACTTCTGTAATTTTACTCTATTGACAATCACACTAACGCGCTGCCTCAGCGGCACTTTCAAAATCCATCATCCATTCACCACGAAGATTAAATTGTCTTACTGGACGCTATTTCTAATAACCTACCAATCCAGTCTAACGTGCATGCTAGGCATTTTCTGACTATGTGCACCATTCTAAATTAGTTACATTATTATTGTAACGTACACCGTCAATGTGATTTACAATATTTTTATGCTCTGGGTTAGGTAAAAAAGCTTCTGCAACTAAACGATGCACCGCACAATTTTTCATCTATCCATGTCCCATTGTTAATGATACTCGTTTATATTCATTACTGGAACGTTGTTTAAGAATACGTCCTGTTTTATCATTACGCACTTCACCAGTATCACTAACACTATAAATACTCTTTTGCTCGTTTAAATAAATTTTTTTCCATGTAATCATTTTTATACCTCCTATGTATTCATCTTCGGTATAATATGAAATTATTTTTAATTACTTTGTTTGGTTTTGTCCAATAGTTGTTGCGCGCTTCGAGTGGTGACAAACTCCACCCTACTCCCTTACATTCATCAGGGATAGTCTCTACACCTTCCTATACTAGGCTTGGCACGGGGTTCTTGACTCTTCCCCGTTAGCATTAATATATATTATTAATACACCCTTTTGTCGCAGGTTCACGCAAAGTACACTTACAGCTTACGCTGCAAGGCCCCACTATTTAGGGATTATAACTTCACTTAATATCTGACCATCAACACCAACGCACTCTTCAATGAGTCCGCCATGACGGCGCTTACCACGACTGGTTTCCCTGGCCGCAATATTATCAAAATATGAACCATTTTTAAATACAAATATACAATAATCTTTACTCTATCTAGTTTTACCTGGTCGCAAATCAAGTTCATTTTCAAAAGCTGGCACTAAAGCACATATTTCATTAACCTTTTCTTTTATAATACCAGCTGCCTACTCTTTACCTCCAGAAGTAACGAATAGCTTACATCTTGGGTATAAAACGCAGCGGCACATTAAAACTAATACTGAAAGAAATGATTTTGAATATGCGCGAGGGAAAGTCATATAGACATATTTATAACGCATAGCCGCACGTAAAAATACTCTTTGATAAAAATAAAAACGCAACCCGTTTTCCGGTATCTCTCCATCGCGACCAGTTTGTAGAAAATCTACAAACATATCGGGATATTCTCTCCAATAGGCCAAATACTATCGGGCTACTGGTTTAATTGCTGCTATGCGTTCTTCAGAAATACCTATTTTTTTTCTTGATTGGGATAATATCATTAAATCAGCGAGTGCCATTATAATTCACCTGCCTCAAGTTTTTTTTGAAGCTCATGAGCTTCTTCATCTTGCTTATCTTGCCAATCATTAAATTCATTCATATCTTCTTCCGTCATACCATTTTTGTCTGATTCCGCAAATATCTCATTCTCAAGCAAATCTTCATCATTGGCTGCATCAGCATCAGTTTCAGCTTCTTTAGCTTTATCAATTTCGATTTGCTTAACCGCATTTTCAATAAGATTACCAAGATTAAGCTCTTCTGTAACAAGGGTTTTAACGTATTGCTACATATCTTGTAACGTGCGGTCGACCTTATCTTGCGGTCCATCGGTATAGAAACGAGGCACAAAGCCGTCCATTTCACACATTGCGAATAATTCTGCAAGTGAATCAACTGCATCACCGGACGCACCTTTATTCTGCGCCGCAGTAAATTTGCCTGCTTTCATCAGCATATCATACATACGAACCATTTTCTATGCGCCCTCAACATCACCAATATCGAGCAACTAATCGGCTTTTAAAGAAGTTTTACAACATTTCTTCAGAATATCAATATGACCAGCGGATTGAATATCATATGATTCCATCATATCATTATACAATTGCTCAAGCGCAACCCATTCACTGGGTTTATAGGCACGACCCCATTTCATGCAAAGATATTTCTTATCTTCTTCTGTAAGATCCGCTGCAAATTCATCTTCATCAATACCAGCTTGTTGCGCGAAGTAGTCGTTCTCTGGTTGCGATGCGCGCAGATCAAGTGGAATTTGCGTCTCGGGTGGCGGTGCCAATAGATCAGGGTCAAGCGCAAGTGTACTTTTATTTATAGTTTCATCAATTTGTGATTGTGTGTATCCTTGTCGCTCCATTGTTTCCTAAATACGATGATTTTGAACATCGCGTAAGGATTCAGTATCATGCCAACGATATTTTCTATATTGAGTTAATTTCATTTTTGAAAGATAACGACCCAATATAGTAGATCCTTTTGCTTTAGTTGAATCTTTCGCATATGTTAACAATAGTTTATTCCACTCTTCGGGCACATATGGCACATCGCATTCTTGTAGTATCCAAAGATATGTTTTAGGATCCCAATTGTCAACATGCATTGTAATACATTTTTTACATTGTGACAGCTTCCCGTCATCAGGATATTTTTCAAGATTATTAGAAGTATAAAAATTCTCGCCCGTCATGGTCTTACCGCATTTTTCACAGTAATATACTTTTCTCTTTTCAGGTTGCTGCATGGAATATCACCTCCTTGTGGAGTTTTTAAATTTAAGCGTATTTCTTTAATTAAATTTGTCCAGATTTGCGCGTTTTTTTATTACGACATTTTTTGCAAATTGAGTAGAAGCCATCTCGAGAAGTTTTATTTTTAGAAAAATATTTATTATGAGCTAATTTAATTTGACCACATCGACTGCAACGCTTATATTGACCTTTTTCAACTTCTCGATAATACCAATCAAGATAATCATCTTCAGCCTAAGATGCAATTAATCCAGGAATTTTATTACGCCAAAGAGTGGAAATATATTCAGTTGTATGATGTATGTTAAATTCAGCTTCAAGTATTTCTTGAATTTCCTAATTCTATTTGCCATCGACTTTAAGTGTAACTAAACGGTCATAAATTGGATACTCTTTAAGTGCGCGATTGGCGCATTCGTCAAAGTCTTTTAAAAAATACCATAAATCATTATTAAAACAACCCCAGCACTATTCTTTTAAAGCAGAATAATTACAGAGAACTGCTGAAATGACTTTTGGATCCATCAAAGTGACACCGGCTGGAATTACATAGCCTGAGTCTTTATCAATTTCAATTTTTTCATTTAATGGAATGGTAGATACTGACGGCACAAAATTATTTGATGTTACTGGTTTGCGGAAAGCTGCTTTTATTAAATATTGGTCTTTACGCAATTCAATTATTGTAGATTTAATTATATAAGCATCACGTCCGGTTGCTGTTTTTAATTTTTCTTCCCAATATTTTATAGCATCGAGTATTGCGCGCAATTCGGGAATTTCTTCCAAATCTTTTTTAGTTATTTTAGTTTTAGGACGGAATATTACATTTTTATCATTTGTTATAAGATTATAAACGCTATCTTCTCCATCTTCAAAAGAAGCGCATAGGCCTTCAAAAGAAGTTTCACGTTTATTGATTGTGGCCATTCGATTTTCGGTAAGTAATCGACGTTCTTTTTTTTCTTGTTTCTCCATACAAAGAACCAAATAGTCGGCCAATATTTCAAGATAAGCGGGCGACAGGTTTGGTTCTCCGTTTCTGTCTGCGTCTTCGCTGTCGCTGCCCTACAAAATTTGTTCAACTAATGCTTTACGTTCTTCTGGAGTTTCTAAAGAATAATCTAATTTTAATGTAGCCATTTCTTTAAATCACCTCCGTACTACCATTATACGAAAAATTTTTGCGGAAGGCAAGTTGAGTTTAACGAATTCAAAAATTGATTTAGAGATGGCTCGTTTTTCTAATTCAAAAATTGATTTATGGATAGTTGATTCGTTTTTAGAATTTAAAATTCATTTGGGGATGATTGTTGCCAGACGAAAACTTTTGATTAAAATAAATAAAAATTTTTCCCAAAATACCACCCCCCTATTTTTACTCTCACTTTTTTATATGAAAAAAATGCTTTATGTAGTTTATAGTTTTTTTCTGAGATATATAGACAGGTCTATTGCACCCTCCCCAAAAACATAAAGCAAACAATCAATATATGGGCGTGAGTAAATAAGTCAATACAACAATCAGACAAACACACACAACCAATAGACAAGGCATTAGTGTTAAGAATATAATCATACCAAAGATATTTATTAATATGATTACAAAAGTAATAAGTCGCAGGCGCGCTATCGGCTGCAGCGCGCCTTGTTTAGGTTAATACAGGCGATTGTAAAAAAAACGTTTTGTATGACGTAAAAGCAAAAAATAATATATTTTTCCCAAAACAAGTAAAACACTAAAGATATAATATATTATTGAAGCAACAGCAATATATAATATAATATATTATTTCTAACTTAGCGTGGAGCAAAAAAATAATATATTATATATTATTAGCAATCAAATTGAGTTATACATTACGACATAGATTAATAAAAAAAATATATTATATATTGTTAGCAATCAAATTGAGTTACACATTACGACGTAGATTAATAAAAAAAAAATATATTTTTTCTTTCGCCTAAAAACGCTTGCAATGCCGGTTCAAATGTGTTATACTATAGTCACGGTGAGGGAAACCGAACCGAATCGGGCGGCGGCCGTAAAACGTACGAAAGGTAAAAGCATGAACACTATGAACACTATGAGAAAAAATCTGATTGATCGCATGATTAAGATTTATGGATTTGAACATCCTTCCGTTATTTGGTTTACGGATCTTTGTGAACGTTGGAAAGATACTAAAGAGAATGATAAGGTTCTCCGAATCATTGTAGAATCTCATGAAGAGTTTCCTGTTCTTGAATAAAAAAAGAAAGAAATAAGGTAAGACTTACAAAGACTAATAAAAGGGCGGAAGCCCTTTTTATTACATTATCGTGATATACGATATAATATGTAATATATCCGAAATTTTATATATTATATATTATCTAAAAAAA